AAGAATGCACAACGATCAATATTATCTTCTAAATCAAAACGAAAATAGACTGCATTATAAATGCACCAAAAACCTTCAAGAAATCTTTGTAGTTTAGTCATTTTGTGTGTTTCTCAAGTTCGTGATGGATTTTTTCTAACATTCGGTCAATATTGTTTGTCGATATTTCGTGCTCATCACTCTCCACTAATCCTTTATAATAACCAAGAATACTTACAAGTTCTGTAAGGTCTCTGTGTTGTATCTTGACTTCTAGTTTCTCTTTGAGAAACTTCTCATCTTTCTTGCGTGGTTTTGGTTTCTTTGCCTTTTCGTCACAATCTAGACAGAGGAAAGAGTAACCTTGCTTGAATGATTTTACCACTTGAAAGTGTTTCTTATTGAGTGGTTGTTCTTTCTTACAACAACTACAGGTTCTTTTCATTTTGCTTCCCAGTGACTACCGTCAACACCGCAGGTATCTATTTGATTTTTCATAAACTCCCAGTTTGGGTCTCTTTCCATCGCACAAAAACGATAGGAAACATCAGTAGGAGGATATTTATAGTGTATTGGTATCATACACCTATCAAAGTTATCTCCCGTAATACGACGAAAGATAAAAGATAACCAATCTCTACGATAGTGTTTACAAGTATTACAAGATTTAGTTGGTTTCATGATAAATGTCGTTTATTGAGATTACAAGTATTTTATGCAAAGTTATAATGTAGTTCAGAGTGATACTCAAGAAAACATTGTTGGTCTTTGAGTTTTACTAATGATGCTGGTAGTTGATTAACATATTTTGTGAAGAATGCCTCACGAGTATGAAATCTCAATGAGTGCAAATGCCAAGTTCCAAAGTTTTCGTGAAAATCTCTTACAGCACGATATGCTTGAGTTGTGAGTGTTTTATAGTTGTCTGGGTATGGTAGTGTTTCATCAAAATCATCCTTATGACCCGGTTCTGCCTGTGTCATTTGTAGACAAACAGTTTGACCTTCACCAGTCGCATAGTATTCTGCTTCCATAAACATCCAACTCTCATCTTCTGGCATCTCACCATATACTCTGCTATATTCTGCCATACAAGCAATAGCAACTGCTTGGAAGTTTTTCTTTTTCTTGGTCTCTAGTTCTGCTCGTAACTGCACTTTTTCAGTTTCATTAAGTTCTTTGAGTTGGTCAGAATACTTACCAATTAAACCAACTGCTGTCTTCATTACTTTTCCATCCTCAAGTTCCTGTCTTTCAATCCCAGCAAGTTGTTTTAATGCCTTATCGTGTGTTTCCATAAACTTTTCTCCAATTTTTAATACTTCTTCATCAACATCCATTATTCAAGACCTCAATAATATCCAATATATCACGAACATTTACCAAATACAATTCATCCTTCTTATAAGCACATTCTTCTACAAGTGCCAGAAGAATTGCACCATATTCATAACGAACACGAACACTCATAGGGTCTTTATGTCCCAAACGAATAAGTTTCCCAAGAGGCACTTCACCATCAGCAACACGATGTGCCGCATCAAGAAGTTTTTGTGCTTGTCGTTGTGATTTCAATACTTTTTTGATCTGTTCTTCATCAAAACCATCCATACAATCCAACCAAGGGGCATCATCTTTGGGGTCAATCATACATCAAACTCATCTTTTCGGCGTTGATTGAGATACACTAATGCTTCTTCTCTCCATTCCATCAACTCATTATAGCATTTTTGATTATGAGCACACTGTCGTAGTTTATGGTCTGGTTGTAATACCGACTCAATAATAATACCCAGAGCATCATTCCTCTTTTGCTTCTTTTCGGCATCCATTTGTTCTTGTAGAAGACTCCATCCGTTCATTTGAGTTCCTCTGCAAGTTGTAGGAGATCATTTTTATCCAAAACAATCATATCATTCTGGGCATTATATGATTGAATATGTTCTACCGCAAGTTTAAGAACCGATGAGACCAGTTCTTCTTCTGTGGATGCATTTACATCCCAGACTTGTTTCATTAAGATTTCGGATCGTTCAGACATCAGGGATGTTTGTGGTTATGAGTGTAGTATAGCACAAAAAAAGACCCCCGTAAAGGGGTCCTTGTGCCAGTTTAGGAACTGGTCTTTTCTTTCTTTATAAAGTATTTGAGTTGATTGATTTCTGCCTCATATTCAAGAACCTTATTTTCCAAGTATTTGATTCTGTTTTGATGCTGTTCTGTAAGTTCAGTCATCATTCGGTTTACTTGATTATTCATCATCATAACCATAAGGTTCCCAGTATGCTTTTTCAAGATAATCTTCCAAAGCATTTGTATCATTTACATCAAAATCAATATCTTCCATAAAGAAAGAAGTGATACGATAACCAGATTTATATTCTGCTGGTTGTTCCCAAGTTGCAGGAGAAACCTGGACTGCATCATCAAATAATGCAGTCACTACAACTTCGCCACTTCTTTCATCCACTTCAACATCACGAATTTCCATTTTAATTACCTATTTAATGAGACCAATCATCAAAATCAATATCTCTATCCCGAGTAAAGCATTTATAGTCTTCACAATCAATACCTAAGTATTTTGCGAAGTATTCCATATCTTCATTCTCATCTAAGTTGATGAGTTCTTGTTCTTGGTGTTCAGTCATTTTTTTAACCTCCTAATATCCGTAACGGGAAATCATCTGGTCCATTCTATCTTCTCTATATTCTTCTTCCAAATCTTCGGTATCAGCATCCTGCAGTTCCTCATAAATAGCATCTGCATCTTTCTCTAGAAGTAGTAAAGTCATAAAAGAAAAAAATAAGTGGGGGTGAAGGGGTTGTATGTATATAGACAAAAAAGAGGATTATTCTTCAGTTTTGTCTTGATTGTTACTATTTGCAAATTCGGCATCAATCTTATCGTAAAGTTCTACAAAGGTAGTTTTGGTTTCATCATCAAAACGATTTAGACATACCTTAAGTGCTTTTTCTTTCTTGCCAAAGATAGAATATGCACGAAGAATATGAACCAAACGACGAGTTGAGATTAATTCATCAATACCACCATCAGCAAAAGTTTTGCGAATGATTTCACTCCAGGTACAAAGATGTAGAATAAAGTCTTCGTGTTCTTTGACCATAGGTATTTTAAGTGCTTGTGCAACATTTGTCAAGATTTTCCTTTCTATTGTAAGTGTAGGATACTCTTGCTCAAAGGTGACTGGAAAACGCTCTAGGAATGCTTCATTCAAAACATTAGTTCCAATAAACCTACCATCATCACTACCTTTACCTTTGGTATTAGCAGTTGCAAAGATATTAAATCCTGCTTTTGGTCTTACAAACTTACCAATCTTTTTGAGGAATACTCCTTTACCTTCTAGAACAGATTGAAGACATAGGATTTTATTAGATGCAAGGTCAATCTCATCCAGTAATAGAATAGCACCACGTTGAAGTGCTTCTACAACTGGACCATTATGCCATACAGTATCTCCATCAACTAACCTAAATCCACCAATCAAATCATCTTCATCGGTCTCTACAGTAATATTAACTCTTATGAGTTCTCTACCTAATTGAGCGCAAGCTTGCTCCACTCCAAAAGTTTTTCCATTACCAGAAAGACCAGTAACGAAAGAAGGATAGAATAAATTAGATTGAATAATCTTCTTAAGATCAGTAAAATTGCCGAAGCTGACGAAAGTATCATCTTTATCAGGAATAAGATTTTGTTGAACTGCTTCTATTGTTGCAACACCTTCTACTGAAGAAGTAGAGGCATAATTATCTTCCAAATCATCAAGCATTTCTTTTGTAATTTCAAGATTCCATTTACCACGAGATACTTTATATTGAGATAGTTTTTTAGATAATGTAGCATAAGAAGAACCAATCTGTGCTGCTACTGCACGAACAGCATCTGCACCAAATTCAACTCCAAATTGTTCCTGTAAAAGTTCAACTGCATTAATCATAATAAAATTTAGAAAGGGAGTAAAGGTCTTTTGATTACTTTGTAAGTATAGCACAAATAAAGGGCCAAAAGGTGTCCTGGTGGACACCTTCCCAACTGGACCATCAGCAGATTAGAGATACAAATTCACCAAGAACTTTCTTGTTTGTTCTTTTGTTTTTCAGCATTTTTGTAAATGCAGATTTGATTGCAGTTTTACTAGATCCACTATCTACATTTAGATCAGTATCACCATTCATACTATTAGCAGAAAGAACAAAGAACTTATCAAAACCAGATTTATCAAATGACACAAATTTGTTTTTGCGAAATTGTTCTTTGATTTTATCATAAGGAATTGTAGGTGTTCCATATGAATGATAGCAACTACTAAGGTCTTTTGTAGGAGCAATACGAAAATTGATGAGATTTACATTTGGGAATAAATCTTTGGTATAAGACATCAGCACTTTTACGTATTCTGGGAATGAACTAGCATCATATGAAGGATACATACGACCTGTTTTACGATTACGAATTACAGTATTCTTGCTATACCTATGACTCAAATACTCATAATCTGTTTCATAATGTTTCCTGAATACTGAATGAGGATTTACCCTACCTTCACCATCAGTAAGAAATACCACATTTGCTTTTTGTATTTTGTAAGAAGCAAAGAATTGTGAAAGTAATGAATTGAGAGCCATCATAGTTTCACCTAATGGAGTTCCAGAAAGAATGAGATGACCTGGAACATAACCATACCTGGATTGATATGCAGAACAAATTGCCCAGAAATGTAGCAATTGCTCATCCAATTCCCTATTACTTACTTTACCGGTAAAGATATTCATCAACCGAAACTTTTCATCAGGGCATAATACATTTTCCTTCTTCTCATAAGTTGGAGTATGATTAGGATCAAATTCCAAATATGCATTTGCATCTTCGGTAAAGGCATAAACCTCAAAAGGAATATTTACTTTACGACAGAACCAAATCAAATTGAGAAGTTGCTTATAAGTATCTAACAAATAATCAGCCATAGACCCAGACCAATCTAAAATAAATATCAAACCGTGATTTTTACCATCAGGTAATACTGATACTTTTTTGAATAAATCTTCATTATACTTATAAGTATGCAATACTGATGTATTCAATACACCAGTTCTTGCAGTACTTGAACGAGCATAGGCATCTGCTGATTTCTTACATTCAAATTCTTTTACAAGATAAGAAACTTCTCTTTCTGCTGATTTCTTATACTCATTATAAGAAACTTTTTGATTACTCAAATAATCTTTATGTATAGGTTGCGTATAATAACGACGAGAAAGACGATGAATATACTCATTAGGAAGAATGAGTATATTCATATCAAATTTTGGCAATTCTACATATGAAGTTTCGTTGTAATCACTTTTTGGTTGATTGAGTTCTTTTGATTTTTCATCAAAAGATTTTGTAGTTTTTGATTCCAACTCATCCAATTCAGCATTCTTATCACCACCAAAGTTATCAGGTTTGACTCCACCACCAGAAGATGATTGAGTTTTACTTTTCACAGTTGAGTCATCACTTCTACCATTATGGTCTTCCTGATTTGAATTTTCAGTTTCTCCTTGAGTACCATCATCAGTTGGTGATGGTGCAGATTGTGAAGAAGAACTTGAATTCTCTTTATTATCACAACCAGAAGAAGATTGCTGTTCTTCTTTCTTTTTCTTTGCATAAGCAACTAAATCTTGTGAGATTTCAAGTACATCAGTAAATGTTTCTGCACTACAGATACGAGAAATGAATTCGTCTTCAGTATCGTTGAATGCGATTTGATGAAATGCACCAATCTTGAAGTAAAGATTAATACGATCTATCAAAGATAATTCATTCAAATTTTCATCTTTTGTAGAGAAGAAATCATCTGCATTCAGTTCATTATATGCAGTATAAAAAGTTCTGGATGCACCAGGATACTTTTTCTTCATTAACTTCTCAACACGAGCATCTTCAACTACATTTACAACGTCGTGATAACCAATTAAATTTTCGTATTCTTCGGTATAATCAAGATTATGAGAAAAGATTGCGTGTGATGTTTCGTGTAAAATCAACATTTGATATACTACATCACTTGCTTTTTTCCAATTAGGTAAAGTTAGAATGCGTTTATCTACATCAAACATCGCAGTATCTACATCTTTATGTTCTACTATAATATTTTCAGTAGCTAAACATCTTGCTAAAGAACCACGAACTTCGTGTGTAAGAGACATACAAGTGCTTTTGAACTTCCAGTATCATAGCAGGTCCTGTGGGGTTCTGGGGAGGTCTTGGACCAGTTCCCAAAGTGGCTCTAAGATTTTATGGTATTATGTATTCTCAAAACCCACAGAGTTATTTTAGTGACTTTTGATGAGTTTGTCAAGTATCATAAGACACAAAAAAAAGTTGTAGGATACCACTCCTACAACTTTATGTTTATATAACTGTTCTTTCCACCACCAGAACAGGTCTTGAGGTCTCAAAGTCACAAAGACCTTCAAGACTTTTATACAATATCATAGAATCTTGAAGGTGTCAAGTGTTTTAGTTGCAGGTTCTTCAGTTACTACAACTTCTTCAGTTACTACAACTTCTTCTGCAATAGGTTCTTCAGTTACTACAACTTCTTCTGCAATAGGTTCTTCAGTTACTACAACTTCTTCAGTAATAGGTTCTTCAGTTACTACAACTTCTTCTGCAATAGGTTCTTCAGTTACTACAACTTCTTCAGTTGCTTCTACTATAACAGGTTCTTCTATCTTTACCCAAGGAAAAGGTAATGAAGTGATTGGAGGATTATATTGAGATGCAATTTCATTAGAAAGTTTTGTTTTTATATACCCAACATCAAGATTGCTTTCCAACCAGACAATCACATCTTCCTCTGTAAGAGTCAAATAATCAGCAAATCCTTCTGGACTTGGTGATGAAAGAGGATAAGAATTACTCATAGATGCTGATACACCGTTCTCATCTGTTCCTGTAAGTCCCCAATAAATGGTTTTAACTACGTTTGTTAACCCATTTTCTAATGGAGCACAGTCCAATTTAGAAATACTCCAAGTATAAGTAATCATTTTTCTTTAGCATACTCCATATTTAGATTTGAGATTATTTGATTGTGTTTCCATACTCTCAAATCCTTTTACAGTCATCCAAGTCACCATAGAATATCGGTTTCCTTTTGTGACTTGTTCTACTCCGTGTCTATAATACCTATTAGAAGGAAAACAAACAAGAAGTCCAGGCTCAGGACGAATGCGAATATGAAGGTCTGGAAATACAAAATCTCCACCTTCAAATTCATCATTCAAATATAAGACCATTGACAAATCTCGGTCTACCGTCTTTCTCCAAAGTTGTGTTTGGTCTGGTGCAGTCCATACACCTTCACCATCAATATGAGGCTGGTAGTGTCCTCCTACATCATAACAAAGAAGTTGTGGAACCTCACTACTATCAACTTCAAACTGATAAAAAGGATTGATGACTTGCTTTACAATGTGATGCATCAATTCGTTGACCTGTGGAAATACAGGTTCAATTGGTGCGATTTGAGTATCTCTTGTTCTCTTATCAGTAATCCATTCAGTTCCTCGTGTCTGATTGGATTTGTCTGGGTCAAATACTGAAAGGTCTTCGGTCTTGGAAGTTTTCATATGATTTACCAGAGCATCAATACCTTCTTGACTGATGACTTTTGGTGCAATCAAAACTTTGGATAATAAATTCATTAGTAATAATGTAGTTTCAAGTATTTATGTTGGGGTGTTTGATGTTGCTCCCATATATCCTCTTGCAGCACTTAATGGACCTCTTGGTGATGCCGATACAGAATCATTAGAGAAATTTATACGGTCTACTGTTGCTACTGCCGGATAACCACCACCGAACCAACCATAATTAGAGTTTCCTGTTGCTGCTAAATTCAGTCTTGCTAAACTTAATGGTCCTCTTGGTGATGCCGTGGAAGAATCATTTGAAAAATCAATACGGTCTACTCTTGATACAATTGTTGGTCCAGGAGATATCCCGCCACCAAACCAACCATAGTTAGAGTTTCCTGTTGCTGCTAAAAGATATCTTGCTAAACTTAATGGACCTCTTGGTGATGCCGTGGAAGAATCATTAGAGAAATCTATACGGTCTACTGTTGATACAATTGTTGGTCCAGGAGATAACCCGCCACCAAACCAACCATAATTAGAGTTTCCTGTTGCTGCTAAAGAACCTCTTGCTGAACTTAATAGACCTCTGACTGATGCTGTAGAAGAATCATTAGAAAAATCTATACGGTCTACTATTGCTAATGCTACTGGCCCTGGAGTAATACCACCACCAAACCAACCATAATTAGAGTTTCCTGTTGCTGCTAATTGTCTCCTTGCTAAACTTAATGGACCTCTCAGTGATGCTGTTGCAGAATCATTAGAGAAATCTATACGGTCTACTGTTGATAATACTGCTGGTGTTGGAGTATAACCACCACCAAACCAACCATAGTTAGAGTTTCCTGTTGCTGCTAAAGAAGATCTTACTGCACTTAATGGACCTCTTGCTGTTGCTGTTGCTAAATCATTAGAGAAATCTATACGGTCCACTGTTGCTGTTGATAATGGAAAAGCAAATCCACCACCAAACCAACCATAATTCCCTGCTTTTTGTAGACGAGTGCTTGAAGACCTTGCTTGTCCTGATGTTGCTGCTAATCTATTTCTTGCTGCACTTAATGGACCTCTAATATTTACTGTTCCAGTATCATTTGAGAAATCTATACGGTTTACTGTTGATACTGGTCCACTGCCACCACCAAACCAACCATAATTAGAGTTTCCTGTTGCTGCTGAACTATATCTTGCTAAACTTAATGGACCTCTGACTGATGCTGTAGAAGAATCATTAGAGAAATCTATACGGTCTACTGTTGAAAATGTAGGAGGAAAACTTTGACCACCACCAAACCAACCATAATTAGAGTTTCCTGTTGCTGCTAATTGTCTCCTTGCTAAACTTAATGGACCTCTTGGAGATGCTGTTGCAGAATCATTAGAGAAATCTATACGGTCTACTGTTGAAAATGTAGAAGGATAACTTAGACCACCACCAAACCAACCATAATTAGAGTTTCCTGTTGCTGCTAATTGTTCTCTACGAGTACTTAATGGACCTCTTGGTGATGCTGTTGAAGAATCATTTGAGAAGTCTATACGGTCTACTGTTGATACTGCTGCTGGTCCTGGAGTATAACCACCACCAAACCAACCATAATTAGAGTTTCCTGTTGCTCCTAATGAATATCTTGCTGCACTTAACGGACCTCTTATGGATGTTGTGGAAGAATCATTAGAAAAATCTATACGGTTTACTGTTGAATATATTAAAATGGGAATGTCATTGGCGTCTACACCGCCACCAAACCAACCATAGTTAGAGTTTCCTGTTGCTCCTAATGAATATCTTGCTGCACTTAATGAACCTCTAATATTTGCAGTTCCAGTATCATTAGAGAAATCTATACGGCCTACTGTTGATGATACTGGTCCAGGACTACCGCCGCCAAACCAACCGTGAGTTTGAGCACTACTCCAAGTAGTATTCGTAACAGCAGTATCAGTCACTAACATTACCAAACCAGTTTGACCTGTAATACTTGCAGTTACACCACCAACATAACCAGTAGTCGCATAAGAAACTGTTGTAGTTCCTGCAAATCCTGTGACTACAAAATTTCCATTATATCCAGTATATGCTACGCCAGCAGCACCAAGACCTGAAACTGCAATCTTTGCACCAATATAAAAAGGTGTTGTAGAAAGACCAGCAGCAGTTGAAAAGGTGAGAGTTGCAATACCAGCAGTAGTATTTAAAACTCCACTCACAACAGTAATACCAGCACCAGCAGCAGTGGAATTAATTCCTATCGTAGAAACAACAACTGGATTTGATTTGGTAAGAAAAATACCATCTAGCCCAAATACATCTCCTGCTGGGGGCATCTACTTTCTCCTTATGAGTTTCTGGATTCTAAAAGTTGTTGATGCTGTTCTGCTCCAGGTGCAAGCAAACCTAAATCAGTATTCGTCACTTCTTCAATACCACGAAGAACTTTCTCTTGTAGTGTATTCAAGAACTTATCAGGGTCATTAATTGCATCGGCAAGAGCTCCATAACCATTCTTGATTCTGTTTGCATCATCACTCACTAATGTAGGAGCAGTTCCTCTTCTCATAGAGTGAAGATTACCAATACTAATACCAGTCTTGGAACTTACCATTTCATCCAGAGATTGCTCGGCAAATCTGCGTTCCCAATAGATATGGTCCTCATTCTCAAACTGTTCTTTGGTGACTGTCTTACCACCATTCAGTTCAATCAGTTTGTTAATAATCTTATCAAAGAAATTCATTTGCTGAATGCGGTCACGAATCTCCAACTCACAAGACTTCAAGTAGTTTTGAGTTGAGATTGAATCCAAATCGTGCCAGTAGAGTTTTGTTGAACCACCATTAGGTCCAGAAGTATTCCACTCTACGGGTTCATCAGTATTCTTACCTTTCCAACGATACTCAAACTCACGAACCTTTTCTTTCATCTCAATCAGTTTCTGCATATAACCTTCGGCAAGAATACGACGATTCTTGATTGCTGCTTGGAATGCTGCTGGAACTGTGTATTGCTCTAACAGAAAGAACTTCTCAATCTGGAAATTGGTTCTTCCTTGTGCGAGTTCTTTATCTGCATCTTCCCAACGAAGCACTTCTTCAAATGCTTGTTGTAGGTATTTTTCGTTATTTACTGCTTCCTCTGGGGAAATAATTTGCAGTTGGTTACAATTTTCAGTCATAGTTTGTGTATTAAATGGTTCTAATGTTTGTTTCCAAACGTTTGCAATTTTTTTCCAATCATAAGTTTCAGTAGCATAACGTGAAACAGATTTTGAAATTTGGTCGTAGTACTGCCTATCAGTATCAAAGAAATATAATGCAGATTTACAGGCATCTATAAAGTTATTTAGGAAGTTATTTGTTATTTTATACCCACTTGAAGTTCTTGTTCCTTCCATAGGAACAATATTTGCAATCTCATTAGAAACTTCTGGAAGTGCTCCAATATCTGTAAGAATTGGAAAGCATCCACAAGACATAGCCTCTGCAAGAGAAACACAGAATGTTTCTTCCCAGATGTTTGGATGAATAAAGAATGCTGCATCCTGCAAGTGCTCTATCAGTTCTGCTTGGTCTACTGCTGGTGAGTATATTACATTTGGAAGTGATTTGAGATACTCATAAAGTTCTGTGTATGGGTCTTCTGTAATATCATAAAGATTCATCGCAGAAAAAATCTTGAATGTTGCCTCTGGAATATGTGGAATGATTTGTGCTAATACTTCAAGACCTTTATATGGTATGGAAGTATAAATGAATGTCTTTGATTTTTTTGATGAGTATGTGAATTGCTTTGATACTCCTGTTGGAATTGTGACGATTTTATCTTCTGGAATGTGATGATACTTAATAAACTGCTCTCGACACCAGTTGGATGGAGAGACAATTAAATCACAAATTGAAAAATCAAAGTTAAGATATACTGGTTGGTCGTAAGAATGTTGCGACCATAAAATTTTAATTGGTTTATTTGATTGTTGAAGTTCTTGTGGTAAATGAGAAACTATAATATTTTCTGGAAACTTATAATATTCTTCAAGAAAAAAATAAGAACTTTCACTTGCTCCTGATTTCATAATATTTATTTGTTAGTGTTTGAGGTTGCTGCTAAACCCAATTTTTCTGTATTTAATAATCCTCTTGGCAATGCTGATATAGAATCATTAGAGAAATTGATACGTTCTACTGTTGAATACTTTGCAGGAAAAGCATCTCCACCACCAAACCAACCATAATTGGAATTTCCTGTTGCTGCTAAATTTCTTCTTGCTACATTTAATAGACCCCTTGACAGTATTCCTGCAGTATCATTTGAAAAATCTATACGATCTATTTTTGAAATTGAACCTGGTCCAGGAATACCGCCACCGAACCAACCATAATTAGAGTTTCCTGTTGCTGCTAGATTATATTTTGAACCACTTAATACACTTCTTAGTGATGCTGTTCCATTATCATTCGAGAAATCTATACGATCTATTCTTGAATAATCAACAAATGAATTATCAGAACCACCAGCAAACCAACCATAGTTAGAGTTTCCTGTTGCTGCTAAACCATATCTTGATACACTTAATGGACCTCTTGGTGATGCCGTTACAGAATCATTTGAGAAATCTATGCGGTCTACTATTGCTGTTGTTGTTTGTGGACTAATAGTAATCTTTCCACCAAAAAACCAACTATAATTAGAGTTTCCTGTTGCAGTTGAATTCATCTTTATTGTACTTAATGGACCTCTTACTGATGCCGTTGCAGAATCATTTGAGAAATCTATACGGTCTACTAGTGAATGTCTTGTTGCTGGTGGAAAGGAATAACCACCACCAAACCAACCATAGTTAGAGTTTCCTGTTGCTGCTAGATTATATCTTGCTGCACTTAATATATTTCCTCTTGGTGATGCTGTGGAAGAATCATTAGAAAAATCTATACGGTCTACTGAAGATCTATTGGTTGGTTGTAGACCAGGAGCTGAACCACCACCAAACCAACCAAAATTCCCTGCTTTTTGTCTGCGAATATTGAGAACTCCTGAGGTTGCTGAAGTTGAAGCCCTTGCTAAACTTAATGGACTTCTTGGTGATGCCGTGGAAGAATCATTAGAAAAATCTATACGGTTTACTGTTGATACTGTTGTTGGAGTATAACCACCACCAAACCAACCATAGTTAGAGTTTCCTGTTGCTGCTAAAGAAGATCTTACTGCACTTAATGGACCTCTTGCTGTTGCTGTTGCTAAATCATTTGAGAAATCTATACGGTCTACTCTTGATACTGGTCCAGGACCACCACCACCAAACCAACCATAATTAGAGTTTCCTGTTGCTGCTAAAGAAGATCTTGCTAAACTTAATGGACTTCTTGGTGATGCCGTGGAAGTATCATTAGAGAAATCTATACGATCTACTGTTGATGTTGATCCAGGAAGAAAACCACCACCGAACCAACCATAATTAGAGTTTCCTGTTGCTGCTAACCCATATCTTGCTGCGCTTAATGAACCTCTTGGTGATGCCGTGGAAGCATCATTTGAAAAATCTATACGGTCTACTGATGATGTTTTTGGAATAGGACCACCAGAAGGGTAATAATTACCTCCACCAAACCAACCATAATTAGAGTTTCCTGTTGCTGCGGAACTAACTCTTGCTAAACTTAATGGACCTTTTATTGGTGCAGTTGAAGAATCATTAGAGAAATCTATACGATCCACTGTTGATAGATAAGGAGGATCTGCTAGTAGAGGAGCAGGATAATAACCCCCACCAAACCAACCATAATTAGAGTTTCCTGTTGCTGCTGAACCATATCTTGCTAAACTTAATGGACTTCTTGGTGATGCCGATACAGAATCATTAGAGAAATCTATACGGTCTACTCTTGATGATACTGTTACTGGTGAAGTGCCCAGAGAACCACCACCAAACCAACCATAATTCGCAACAAACTCTTTATTCAACCAATCACCAGTCAGTCTTGACCCTCTTGCTTCATTAAGAGTAAATACACCAAATATATTGTTATTATTGATAGTCATTTAATTATATGAAAAGGCTGATGGGTTGTTTTGCCTTTCTCCAAAATTCCATACCAGAATACTTATTCAATACATAATCACTCAAAACTTCTTCAGGTCTTTTAGAAGTTCTTTTCACTTGCTTACGAACTTCGTGCATATCACTCAATCCGTAAACCTCATCATCTCTCTCCCTGTATTTATGACTTACATTTCCAAAGTCGTGTTTGTATTCAGGAATCTCTAAAAACTTATAAACCTTGTGCATCGTCTCTTCTGGACGATTCACCAAGTCATTATACTCAATCATATGCATATACTTCTCACAACCTTTATTAAACCCCTCTCCAAAGGCATATAAGGACTGGTCTACAATACCTTCGGGGCACATTAGGTAATCACACCTATTATCATCTGTTGGTTCATATCCCTTCTCTATGAGTGCCTTATCTACGAATGATACTTGATTGGAATTGCGATGAATCATTTGAATAAAAGATGCAAGAATCTCTACTACATCTCTTACAGGGCACAGAATTTTTGGAGTCTTTGTGATGTATTCTTGTAGTCGGTCAACATTATTGGGCCAAGCACGGCACTTATCCACTACGATTGGTTTATCAATATCATCATAATAATTATCAATCACACTTGAAATAATCTTATAATGCTGTGCTGGTTTTGGATATGCAAGTGCCTGCTCTGAACCTTCAAAGTATTGCTCTGTATAATACATAATCTCCAATACAGGAGAAATCGCACCGCAGTGGATGTCTGGATTTTGATTTAGAATTGCAGAAAGTAATGTAGAACCAGAACGAGGTAATCCACTCTCAAAAAAATAAGTCTTATGCATTATTAAAGAAGAACAATTGAACTAATCTACCATTTTCTAAACTATCTCCAAAGTTTGCTCCGTGCGAGTGCCAGAGTTTTGGGTCAAATATAACTGCTCTATTATACTTCATATTTGCCAAACAGTATCTCTCCCACTTGGAACGGTCAAGTCCATCACCGTAGATAATGCCATCACGGATTTCATCATAAGAACTATAACCAAACCAAGATGCTTCTTCTCTTTCAGGGCATCTTTCCCATCCCAGTTTTTTATGTTTCCAGAAAGATGTTCCTGCCTCATCAATAACCTGATGAGGTAGATTCATATAAAGAACACAACCCCATTCCCAGATTGGGTCAATATGAATATCTTGTTGAAATGTATCTGCTTCTAATGATAATCTAAAGTCTCCGTGATTACCACAATCAGCAGGAACTAAATGTCTTCCAATCAGATTCTCAAACTTATCGTGAATCTCTTGATTGTAGAAAGTTCCTTTTGAGTTTCTACCTGGATATGTATGATTTTCTGGTTGTGGATACTCAAGATTTAGTGCATATTGACGAACTTCATATGGATTCTCATAGAAATTATCAACAATAATAATGTTCTGCTTCATCAGTAATAATGTAGTTTCAAGTATTTATGTTGGGGTGTTTGATGTTGCTGCTAATTGATTTCTTTGCAAAAATAATGGACTTTTTTGTGATGCTGTTGCCAAATCATTAGAGAAATCTATACGTTCTACTGTTGATGTTTGAGAACCACCACCAAATTCACCTCCACCCCACCAACCATAGTTAGAGTTTCCTGTTGCTGATGAGTAATATCTCGCAACAACTAATTGACCTCTTGCTACTGCTGCTACAGAATCATTGGAGAAATTGATACGGTCTACTATTGAATATGCAGATAATGCTCCATTGTCTCCACCACCAAACCAACCATAGTTGGAGTTTCCTGTTGCAGATGTGCTTGATCTTGCTAAACTTAATGGACCTCTTGGTGATGCTGTTGCTAAATCATTGGAGAAATCTATACGGTCTACTGTTGCCAATGATCCTGGACCACCACCACCAAACCAACCATAGTTAGAGTTTCCTGTTGCAGATACTTTACTTCTTGCAAATAATAGACCTCTTGATAATGCTGTTGGAGAATCATTTGAGAAATCTATACGATCTACTGTTGATATTCCAGATCCTGTGCCAACTGAACCGCCACCAAACCAACCATAATTAGAGTTTCCTGTTGCTCCCAAATAATTTCTTGCTAAACTTAATGCACCTCTTCCTAATGCTGTAGAAAAATCATTAGAAAAATCTATGCGGCTTACTATTGATATAGATGATGATGGAGAAGCAAATCCACCACCAAACCAACCATAGTTGGAGTTTCCTGTTGCTGCTAAAGAACTTTGTGAGGAGGACAATGAACCTCTTGGTGATGCTGATACAGAATCATTAGAGAAATCTATACGATCTACTGTTGATACTCCACTAGAAGGAGATCCGCCACCAAACCAACCATAATTCCCTGCTTTTTGCAGTTTGATTGCTGGTCCTTTTGCTTGTCCTGATGTTGCTGCTGAACGATACGCAGAAGAACTTAATGGACCTCTAACTGATGCTGTTGAAGAATCATTTGAGAAATCTATACGGTCTACTGTTGATACTATTGCTGGAAAATTACCGCCACCAAACCAACCATAGTTAGAGTTTCCTGTTGCTGCCAATTCTCTTCTTGCTAAACTTAATGGACCTCTTGGTAATATTGTTGCCAAATCATTAGAAAAATCTATACGCTCTACTGTTGCTAATGGACCACCACCACCACCAAACCAACCATAGTTAGAGTTTCCTGTTGCTGCTAAATTTTGTCTTGTTGCACTTAACGGACTTCTTATTGATGCTGTGGAAGAATCATTAGAGAAATCTATACGATCTACTGTTGATATAGTTCTTCCACCAGCAAACCAACCATAGTTAGAGTTTCCTGTTGCTACTAAAGTATTTCTTGCTAAACTTAATGGACCTCTTGGGGATGCTGTTCCAGAATCATTAGAGAAATCTATACGGTCTACTATGGATAATGATCCACCACCACCAAACCAACCATAATTAGAATTTCCTGTTGCTGCTAATTGTCTCCTTACTAAACTTAATGGACCTCTTGGAGATGCTGTTGCAGAATCATTAGAGAAATCTATACGATCTACTGTTGCTACTACTGTACCTGTTGGAGTTCCTGGAACATAACCACCACCAAACCAACCATAGTTAGAGTTTCCTGTTGCTCCTAATGAATATCTTACTGAACTTAAAGGACCTCTAATATTTGCAGTTCCAGTATCATTAGAGAAATCTATACGGCCTACTGTTGAATATGTTGTTGGAAAATTCTGTCCGCCACCAAACCAACCGTAAGTATCATCAAGACTCATCACCTCAAGTCTCTTCAATCTATAAGCAACTTGTAGACCAAATACTCCAATTGCCATTTTTACTTACCGAATACGTGAGAACCGATGTGCTGTAATTCTATACTTGTATCCATCCAAACATCATAACCAATATCACTTACACGATGAAAGAAACTCATATCTTCTCCCAAGTATTTTCCTTCCTTATTCATTTCGGCAAAGTAGTGATATGAATTATGATATTCTTTTTCAGTAATTGGATAGTTTGAATTATTCAATCCTGGAAAATACTTTAATTCACTATAATGTTTATTTAGTTTCTCAAAGACACTTCTATGAATTAATACAAAACCCATACCAATTCCACCAATCTTCACAAGATTTCCACATAACTTTACAGGATTATAAAGTTCATAACAGTGTCGTATTGGGAGTGTCTTCATAGGATAAGATGCAGACACAATTGGTTTTTGATATGAATATAACTTCAACATATCTTCTGGTGAAAATGCAACATCAGCATCCAGACAGAACAGATACTCAAACTCTGTATTATTCACAAAGAAGTTTGCAATTCTTGACCGTCCGTGAGTAATCAAAGACTCATTTGCAACAGTCATTATTCCGTGGTCTATATTATTACGAACTAAAAGTTTACCAAGATTGAAAAGTGATGTGGTGGTTTTTTCATTCACCAATCCACCATAACAAGGTAATGATATAAGAATACTCATAAATTAAGAAGTTTTTTGTTTTCCTGCGATTTGTATTTCTATTGCGTTTGGTGTGCTTGATGATGCAAAGATAGATTGTCCGATTCCCAATCTTTTTGGTGCTTCGCAAAGTTCAATTGAAGAGTTCTTTGGAATTACCATATTATATGCCAACCAAGAGAATATTGTATCACTATTACCAATACCTACGGAGACTGGATAATCACCACCAGGATAGATAGAACCATCAGAGATATTTGAAACTCTTATGGACTGAACGACTGATGGGAAGGAAGTTCCTGTTGAATAATAAGCAACAGGAATTGTTGAGAGGCCTGCAGTTACTGATGTAGTATTTGAAGAAATAGCAACAACAGTTCCAGTACCATTGAGATAGGAAGTATCGGTTGATGATTGATAAACAACAGTGACTTGTAATGCACCGTCTTGGGGTGTAACAACTTCTGTGAATGAAAGTGATGTGGATGCAAGTGCTACTGTTGTTGGTCTTGTCATAGGAATTGATAATGCACCAGGAGTATAACCAACACCCACAAAAGTATTAGTTTGAATGCCAGTATTATTACCAGTTGGTTGAATTAACATTCCAGAAGAAAGGAAGTTTGTAATCGCAGCACCTGCGGCAACTGTAAGAATGTTAGAGTTTCCTGCTTGGGTAATTGCTGCCGTTGATGTTGAACCAATACCAGAACCTGCACCAGTAGATTGTAGCACAATACTGTCTAATGCATTCAAAATCATCGGTTGTTTCAGTAATTCAACAGCAGAACCAACAGGAACTGGAAGTCTTGATGAAACTTTAGATATTGGTGAGAAGAATAAAGTACCAGTTGCATAACCACTCATCGGTTTGCTTAATGTAATAGTAGTTCCGTCTACACTGGTTACATAAGTATTAAACTGGAATCCAGCAGTAGAACCAATACCTGTCGTTTCACCAATATTACCAGTACCAGTGACTGCCATACCAACAGTAATGCTACTTGCAGAACCTACGGTGAATGTATGAATACCTGGACCACCACTAGAACCAACACTGACTGAGATTGTTGCTGGAACTTTTCTTGCATTCAATACAAAACCAGCAGTTATTTCTGCATCACCATTAGATACATTTGTAACGTGTAGTGAATGAATCAAATACTTATTTGAACCTGATGGTAATGTTGTGATTTGAGTGGTTGTTGTACCTACACCAACAATATCTAATGTTCCTGTTGGTTGAACATAAATTACATTATCAATCGATGTATCAAACTTACCAGAACCACCACCACCAGCAGCAGCAGTTGCCCATAAAGTTCCAGTTATAGTTGACTGAAGAACCTGACCTGTTGTTCCGGGAGCATTTGTAGAATCATAGATAGCACCAGTAACTCTTGCATTACCCTGAACTTGTAAAGGATATGCTGGATTTGTGGTTCCAACTCCAAGATTACCAGATACATAAGCACCACCAGTCACCTGAAGTGGTTGTGATGCTGTTCCTGTTGAGGTTCCCGTTCCTACTAATATGGGCCCATTAACGAATGTAGAAACACCAGAAACATTTAACTGTTGTGATGTTAAGTTGGTTGCACTAGTAACACCTAAAGTACTAATACCAGAAACATTTAACTGTTGTGATGTTAAGTTGGTTGCACTAGTAACACCTAAAGTACTAATACCAGTAACTTGAATACCAGAAGAACTTAATGTTACGGCAGAACCTACAACAACACTTGTATCAATCGTTGCTGTTCCGTAAATTCTAGTACCAGACTTAAGTTTTGCCATCTATTATGCTTGTGCCTCCGTCCAGGATAAACGACCAAATACATTACAACTTTGTGCTGTAAGATTAGTAACCACAATCGTTAATGTATCAGGTCCATCAGGATAGATTTGAGTATTGGCAGTAGTTCCTCCACCACCAAGAATTGAATTACCAAGGTCTCTAACTTGAGAAAGGTCGATTGAGTTTGCACCAGAACCAACAAAGAAACCAGCAGTAACCTCACCACCAGTTACAGTAGTTGAACCCGCAGCATAATCTGCAATTTGTGCAAGAGATGAATTAATACGACCAGCAACATTACCAACAGCATTTGTCCAGGTTGTTGCACTACTTGGAGTTGCATTCAAGAATGCCTCTACAAGTAAGTTTGCATTACCTGAAGCAGGAATTGCAGAAACATCAAGTGCTCGGAGTGTTAATTGCATTCTATTAATCAATTCTCTTGCACCAAATGTTGCAGAAGTACCATTATCAACAGAAGGTGATACACGAATTGAGAAGAGTGCTCTAGTTGCACCACCAGCAATAGTTGTTCCTGACCTTTGACCATAAATAAAGACCAAAGATTTATCATCATCAAATCGTCCATCCATAATCACACTAGTACCCCAGTGAGAAATAGAAGGCCCATAAGTTGGGAATGCAAGTTCAACAGCAACTGGGTCAGTTGCAGAATATGTAAATGCTACTCCAACTGGTGAACCCATTGGAATTGCTGCTACTGTTGGGTTTACTCCTGTTGCTGCATTACTTAATGTGATAGTTCCAGAACCAATAGCACTAATATAAGTACCCTCGGGGAAACCTGTGTTTCCAGCACCTATAATTCTTTGCCCTACTTGTAGGTTTGTTGTAGTTGCAGTTGCTACATTTGAACTTGCAGCAACCGTAAGAGCAAGAGAAGTATTACCAGATTTTCCTCTAGTTAGTCCAGTAAATGCAGTTGTACCAATACCAGCATAATTCACATACTCAAAAATTTCTGCATTTCTGATGAGTAATGTTCCAGCAGGTGGGAAACCTGCAGTACTTGCTACACCAACAGTAGTATCAGATGCACCTAAAGAAGTATTAATTTGAGTTGTTGGTGGTCTTGCTTCACTTTCATATCGTGCTGGTAAGTTTCCAGAACGCATATATGCTTCGGTATTTACATTATTGTTTATGACTTTATGACAATAAAATACATTACCATCTGGACCTCTAAATCCCCAACGAATAAATCCAGCACCATACCAAGAGTAGTCCATATAGAACATCTGCATCTTGGCGAGGTCAATATTATAACCAGAAGGTCCAGTACCATCACACTTATCAATATTCCAAGATGATTGTGGATATTTTGTATCTACTGTTTTTGAAACAATTGCAAAATCTGTCGTTGCTCCCCGATAAGAAGGGGAAATTGTTAAACTCGTATCACTTGCAATATCAATTACACGATAAGATTGCCCACGAATAACAATAAAGTCTCCAATACTTAATTGCTTTGCAAATGCTGTTGGGAATGTTGCATCTGTTTGAGTAATGGTATTTGAACCATTTGTTGCAGTAACCTTTCCTGAAAGTTGAAAGGTAGAACTTCTGCGAACAGCAAAGAGTGTTTGACCATCAAACTCAAAGAAAATGCCGTTTTGAGAATCAAATATTCCAAGACGATTTGCACATCCATACCAACTTGAAACATTACAACTATAAGGACCAGATGCTGTTGTAGATGTAAGTCCTGCTAATGCAGTCAATTGGAAGGTATTGTATCCAGTTACGGAAGTTACACTATAAGTTTGATTGTACCCAGTTTGGTCTGCACCAACAATTGTGATTTGAGTTCCTGGTGTTGCTGCCTGAATATTATGTTGTTCTTTTGTTTGAACGGTAATCGTACTACCAATACTAATTCCAGAAGCAGTTAGTGAATCAATTTGTAGATTTGGTTTTAGAATTGTACCAGAACTAACCTGAACTCCCTTACCAGATTGATAACGGAAATATCTTCTTGTTTGACGAGTTGCCGTCTCAAAGTTACCATTTGCATTACTTGTGAAGAATACTCCACCATCAAAAGGACGATGTAAAATTTGTCCTTGCGGCCTTACAAAAATTGAACCACCAGTTGGAGTTCCTCCTGGTGCAGTATTTGTATAATATGTGAAGGTTCTTGAACTTGTAATACCAGAAACAATATGAGAACCATTTGCATTTGCCTGTGAAGAACCAACAACAGCAACTTCATTTCCAATTGCAAGTCCGTGTGGAACTGATGTAGTTACAGTAACTGCAGTTCCAACAAAGGCAAATGTGGGAGTTGCACCAATTGCAGCATTAGTATAAACTGTTCCACTAAAAATACCAGTTTTATTTGGATCAAAAATACTAGTGACTGACCCAGTATTAGTTGCTCTTGCAGTATAAGTAAAGCTTGTATTACTAGCACCCACACTTTCTATAATAAAATTTCCATTCGCAATATTCAAATAAGTATCCTGAACCGTAATTGCTGTTCCAATTCCAGGAACTGATGAAGTTCCACTTGCACCAACTACAACTGTGACGGTTCTAGAATTGGTTGGTAAAATTATCGTACCAATTCCAGTTATACCAACAGCAGAAGGAAAGGAAAAAGGACGATTGTTAATTGTTACTAAATTTTCCCACTTGGAGATTTGAGTACCATACTCAAAGTCAGTATCAATCAGTGCTTGTGGTGATGATGTACGAAATTTATTTACTGGGTCAACATATACTTCAGAAGGAGTGAATTTCTCATCATACTCATCTATGATGATTTGAAGTTTATCAGTACTGGTCATTCCAGACGTACTATAATTCAATACGACTGTGGTTGTATTTGTACCACCAGTTGTTGATACAGTATAAGTATTTGCTTTTAAGTTTAAATCAGAGAAATTATAGATTACTTGATTTGTAGTAACATTCGTAATCAGTATTAATCTTTCTCTTGGAATAACACGAGGAATGATAATAGTATTTGTGGAAGGAGTGAATGTATATCCAGTTTCCAGTATTGCCTTTCTTGCCATAATTAGTAAGTGCCTTTGCTATATTTATTAGAGTAAAAAAATAGGTTTATAATCCAAACCTATGCTTGAGAGCATTATAGTTTTGTTGGATTTCGTTATCAGTTAATGCCTTATTATACATTTTAAGTGATGCAATATTTACATTAGAATGCCAACTAAAACCACCATTATAATTTGCAGTAGCAAGACGTAATGTATTACTTGTGGGAGTACCAGTACCAAGAACATTGATTGTTCCAGTATTTTTCAACACTCCATTTAAATAAAGTTTAAGTTCAGTACCACTCCTTCTTGCAACAATTTGATTCCAAGTTCCAACAGAAGAATCTGCAAATGCTAATGTGTATGCTGCATCTGCATTACTTCCATCTTTACCCCATATTGAATATGTAAATGATGTAGCATCATAATAAAACATAGAGTGATATCCAGTATATACAACTAATGCACTTACAAATTCGGTTCCATCATAATTTGTTGGATTTCTGTTATTAGATTTAAACCATACTTCGGTGGTATGGTTATTATGCAAATATGTTAGTGCTGTTAAACTTCCGGTAGTTGTAGTTGTAGCATATCCACCATCTTCTGGAGTTGGAGATGTGGTTCTTGTAAATAAGATTGAACCATTATTGGAAGAACTATAAGAATAGTATGTTGGATTTATTAGTGTAAAATTAGTTGCTCCACCACTCAAATCAGTCCAAGTGGTTCCAGTATTATTGAAAGAAGAATTCATTCCAGCATCTAAATCTAAAAGCAATCCACTTCTTACAATATCTCTAAAATCAGTAATTTCATCAATCTCATTATAAACAATCACATTTTGCCCATAATCGTGCCTCATATAAGTACCATTCCCTGCTCCATATTGAGGCATCGCAAATTCAGAATTTAAAATATCATAAGGTGCATATACATTTGCAGTAAGTAATACACCAGGAAAACTTGTACCAACACCAGAGGTAACTTCAGCAATTAATCCATCTTGTATATTATACGCAGGAAAAATATTATTTACAGTTGGAATACCAACATTTTCAATAAACTCAGATGTAGTATGATAAGTTCCACCAATTGATATTCTTATTTTTGTAATACTAATTTCATCAAACTCACCTGCAAGCATTGATGCATATTGGTCTAATCTTCCTACAACACCCATAATATTATCCTGCTACAAAGTCCAAACTATTAGTTGTTGAGTTGTACTGTATATAGAAGTTTGTGGTTCCTGCAGTTCCACCAAATCTCATTTTGTTTTCTGAAGTTACTCGGACATCTCCTGCAATATCTGCTTTGAATGCTGGTGCAGTTACTCCAACTCCAAGATTACCAGAAACATAAGCACCACCAGTAACTTGAAGTCTTTGGTCTGTGGTCCCTGTTCCTATTGTTGATGAAGAACCTATTAAAACATTTCCACTTGGTAATATTGTAAATCTTCTTGCAGATGCAACTCCATCATAAATCCCAAAAGAACCATCATCATCATCTGCAAAGAATTCCCAATTTCTATTATTATCTCTTGTCTTTAGGAAGAATCTTGCATTACCCTTTCCGGGATTTTCTAAAATAAAATCTGTATGAGTTTCAATACCACTTACAGTATCTTGTCTAAAAATATGAATAGAACCTTGTGGATTTGTGGTTCCAATACCAATCTTACCAGAAACATAAGCACCACCAGTAACTTGTAGTGGTTGTGATGTAGTTCCTGTAGAAGTTCCACTACCAATCAATATTGGTCCATTAGCAAAAGTACTGATACCAGAAATACTTAAAGAAGTTCCAACAATATTACTGGATAAAGTAATCGTAGCAATACCTGCTGCTCCTGTTGTTCCAGTTACAGAAAGTCCAGTACTAAAAGTTAATTGGCTTACGCTACCTGATGTGCCGACAATATTATTATTGAAATCTCTGACGACTAAACCAGTAACAGCACCAGTAGGAGCAGCAGCAACCCAAGTAGGAGCAGCACCAACTCCATTTGATTGTAGTACTGTTCCGCTACCACCATTTGTTAAGAATACTGTAGTATCAGCAGCAGATTGATATGGTATATTACCAATAACGCCACCTTTGAGGTTTGTTGCTATTCCACTTGATGTTGCATAAGTTGCTATACCAGAACTTGTTGCATAAGTTGCTATACCAGAACTTGTAGCATAAGTTGCTATACCACTAGAAGTAGAATATCCAGCAATAGTTGCATAAGTTGCAATACCACTTGAGGTTGCATAAGTTGCTATTCCACTTGATGTAGCATAAGTTGCTATACCAGAACTTGTTGCATAAGAAGCACTAGAAGCATTACCACTAAATGAAGTTGCTGTAATAACTCCTGTAGAATAAATATTACCTGCTGTTATTATGCCTAATGTTGTTATACCAGAAACACTTAATTGAGTAACTGATGCGATACCACCTATAACTGATGTAGAAGTTCCTGCATTAGTAGCATAAGTTGCTATACCACTTGATGTTGCATAAGTTGCAATACCACTTGAGGTAGCATAAGTTGCAATACCAGAAGATGTAGCATAAGTTGCTATTCCACTTGATGTTGCATAAGTAGCAATTCCAGAAGATGTAGCATAAGTTGCTATACCACTAGAAGTAGAATAAGTTGCAATACCTGCTGATGATGCATAACCACTTAGAGTTCCACTAAATGAAGTTGCTGTAACAACACCAGTAAATCTACCATCACCAATGACATGAAGTTTTGAAGTTGGATTTGTGGTTCCTATACCAACATCGGCATTAGAGGTTACTACAAATACTGTTCCATTTGTGTTTATTCCTAAAGTATTTGCTGTTCCTACTTGAAGTCTCTGGAGTGGATTTGTAGTTCCTATGCCGACTGATGAAGAAGGTATATGAACATTATTGTTGAATGTGGAAATACCAGAAACACTTAGTTGTGTGACTGATGCAATACCACCTATAACTGATGTAGAAGTTCCTGCATTTGTTGCATAAGTTGCTATACCACTTGATGTTGCATAAGTTGCTATACCACTTGATGTTGCATAAGTAGATATACCACTAGAAGTAGAATAAGTAGATATACCACTTGAGGTAGCATAAGTGCTTACTCCGGCATTCGTTGCATAAGTTGCTATTCCACTTGATGTTGCATAAGTTGCTATTCCACTTGATGTAGAATATCCAGCAATAGTTGCATAAGTTGCTATACCAGCATTACCAACATAATCCAAGAATGTAATTGTTGCTATACCAGCAGTAGAAGTAGCAGATACAATAGTGCCAACAAAATTAAGTTGAGATATACTATTGGAACTACCAACAATTGTTCCTTCATCCCTGATGGTTAATCCAGTAATCGCACCAGCGGGAGCAGCAGGAACCCAAGAGGGGGCAGAAGTTCCACCGTTTGCCTGAAGAATATATCCACCAGTTCCATTTGCTAAAAATGCTGTTGTGTCGGTAGAAGATTGATAAACTATAGTTCCACCAGAACCACCTTTGAGGTTTGTTGCTATTCCACTTGATGTAGCATAAGTAGATATACCACTTGAGGTAGCATAAGTGCTTACTCCGGCATTAGTAGCATAAGTTGCTATACCAGCATTAGTAGCATAAGTGCTTACTCCGGCATTAGTAGCATAAGTTGCTATTCCACTTGATGTTGCATAAGTAGATATACCAGATGAAGTAGCATAAGTTGCTATACCACTAGAAGTAGAATAAGTTGCAATACCACTTGAGGTTGCATAGGTGGCAATACCAGCATTAGTAGCATAAGTTGCACTTGAAGCATTACCACTAAATCCAGAAGTAGCAGTTATGACTCCAGAAGCATTAATATTTCTTACAACTGCTAAATCATTTTGAGTAAATTGAACATTACCTGCAGCCAGTCTTGTACCTGTTGGAAATTGAGTACTACCAATACCAACAGCATAGTTAATCAACCAGGCATCAGTTCCAAGTCCAGAGAAAGTACCAGACTTAAACCACATTATCTTTTTATATGTTGCTGGAGTAGTCTCAATCCCAGCAATAAAGAGTTGGACTAATGGTGTTCCTTCTGTTGATGCAAGAGCAACACCACCGTGATTTGCGGTATTATCATTTGAAACATCATTACCACTTCCGTCAGTTCTAAATCCAAGAACAATATCAGGGTCTGATATTTTAAGTTCGGTTGTGAATAAGGTTGCTGACGTTCCACCAATCGTAATGTTTCCAGTTACATTTAAGTTACGATTGACCTGAAGGTCTCTTGTAACTGTTACGTCTTGTGGTGCAGTGAATTGACTAGGAATACTAAGTGTTGGTGTAGAACCTTCTCCAGAAGTTGCACTTACGCTAATTTGATTTACGGTTCCGGTAATGTCTCTTACATAATCACCGGTTGTATCAGTTCCAAGTCCAACACTATTCGGTTGTATAGTAGCTGCAAATGATACATTACCAGTTCCATCAAAACTAATAGGAGAAGCAACAACATCACCTGTAATCTCAAAAGTTCTTGGTGTAACTAATTGTGTTGCAGATGCTGCAATACCAGTAAGTGCTCCAACGAATGTAGTAGCAGTCATTACACCAGTAACTCTTACATCACCAACAACGTGAAGTTTTGATGTTGGATTTGTGGTTCCAATACCTAAAGAACCACTTGAAGGAATAAAGGTAAGATTAGAAGCAGTAATTCCAATAGAAGTTGTAGATGCACTTGAAACAAAAGTTATGAATTGTGGGGTACTTGAAGTTGATGTAAAAATACTTAATGCAGATCCACCAGATCCACCAGAAGCAGCAGGAATCCAAGAAAGACCAGAACCAGTAGAAGAAAGAATAGAACCAGCAGCTCCTACAGTTCCACCTGCAGAAATTTGAGTTAATGTAGCAATACCAGAAACATTCAATTGCTGTGCTGTTAAGTTAGTAGCACTTGTAATACCTAATGTACTAATGCCAGAAACATAAATGTTAGAAAAAATACCACTTGCAATATTAGCATTTGCAAATGTAGAAATGCCGGTCAGATTTGCACCAGAACCATAATAATTTTGAGCCGTAACATTACCACTAACATTTGCATCACCAACCACATCAAGTTTTACAGTCGGTGATGTAGAACCAATACCCACAAAAGGAGTAATTCCGCTAGTTATTCCAATATTCTTTGTTGCATCGTCAACTGTAATGAATGATGATAACTGCGAAATTTCCCTACTATTAGACATTTCTTACTTATTTCCTTATATTATTATTTATTATAAACACCACGAGGATATAATTGCCCCAATTGAGGTCTTCTACCAGTCAAAAATCCAGGAACTGCAGTTCCAATACCACTACTAATATCTCCAACATTTACTGTACCATTTGAAGTTTCAATTGTTGGAGTAACAATTTGATTAACATAAGTAAGTGCAACAGTAGTTCCAAACCCAACAATTGCAGTAGTTAATGATAAGAAACTATAATCTGCCATTATACTGTTCTCGCACAGAAGAGAATACCACGAGTAGTTGTGGTTTGATTATAAGAACCAGTAATCACAGTATAAACTTCACTACCACTAATCGTAATTGTATCTCCCTGTTGAATATTTGCAGATGCTGTATTATAATGAAACTGAATTAGAACAAAATCATCTGGCATATAATAAGGAACTGGAAGCAATTGACCGTTGAGTGGTAATCCTTTTATAGCAGCATTAAAGTTTGCCTCTGATGATATTCTACCTTGTGGAGTTATATCAATATCTTGATATCCAGTAAATCCAAGAGGATTGTCATTAGATCGATAGTACATTCTTGCGTTATAAGGTGACCCGTTTTGAGGATATGTATTACTTTCGACAGTCCAATCAACATAATTTTCTTCACCTGGGGTAGTATATCCACGGTATTCTGAATATGGGAATTCGGCACTTCGTTTAATACTGGAATACCCGCTATTATCTTTAGTTGTCAAATATGTTCTAAATGTAATCCTTGGATATTCTGTATTACCAGTTTCTGGTATAATTTGAGTCAATCCACCAAGGAATACATGGTTAAGATCCCAAATATTTGTAGTAAAATTATGGAAAAACCAAGTATCAAAGGTATTAGTCGTGAGATGAGTGGATGATAGGTTTGGAGATTTATAAGAAAAAACAACAAATCTGGGATCAAGTCCAGATTTAAATAAATTCAAATCTAAAATATATCCAGTATTTGTTCCGTGATTTATTCGGGCAAGACGAGCATAATTATCTGTAATGCCTGCAGTTTCAAAAGAAATTGCAGTATTAAGAATACTAGCCGATTGACCTGGAAAATCTAAGTTAGGTGCTCCTGCCATTCTTCTTTTATCTGCTGTTCCACCGTGTCGATCATAATTAGCTTGATTTAGAGTATCAGTATTACCATAGTATTCTCCACCAGAATAAGAACTATATCCATTAAAAGTTACAATATCAAGATACCCAGCAGCATATTCTACAAAACCACGATATGTAGATCCATATCTTTTACCTGCCTGAATTTGGTGTTTTTGTACTCCCCAAGGATATGTTCCACTTAAGTTTTTATCCAAAAATGTACTTGTACTTCCAATACCAACAGGAGTTCGAGTACCACTACCATCCCAAGGTTGAATAATCAATTGACCTAAAGTATGACCAACCCCACCAAGATTGTTACTGGCACTTTTAAAAACATATGTTCCTGCCTGTCCAATTTTAGGTCTAAAAATACTAGTTGTGCCTAGTGAAATAGTCGGAGCAATACCAGCAATCTGCCCAGTTGCGGCGGCAGCATAACCAGTATTACCGACAGGAAATGCGAGTGCAAGAGCAGGGGGATAAGAATTACCACTACCAGTGTTACTATTAGCAATACTTACAACATCACCCTCATTTACGACCATAATTGTCTGACCGGCACCAATAGCACCATTCCTATCATTTCCACTAAAGACGTATTTGTATATACTATTAACATACGCTATATCTGTTATCTTTATGGTGCTTGCCGTACCAGTAGTACCACCGGTTAGAGTTTCATTTACACAAACTTTGAATGATAAATCAGCAGCTCCACTTGAAATTCCACCAATACTATCTCCATCAAGAACAACAAGTTCTCCTCCAGTATATCCATATCCAGGACGATTTATAAGAACATATCTAACATTAAGTGTATCTCTATAAACATAAAAACTCGCATCTGTTCCGACACCACTCGTTGATTTTTGTCTTATGTCATAATAAGTTTCGGCATCCGATTTGTTTCCACCTCCAAAAAAAGTTCCTAATCCAATTATTTGACCAGTTTGAGTTCCATCATTCCATCCTAAAGATGTCATGGCAGATTCCATCTGTGTAATGATACTGGATTTTGCCCATCCGGCATTAACTGTAAAAGTGCTAGTAGTAATTGCCATTTGTTTTTATGCCTCTAATTGGAGAATGGTTAGGTTAGCAGTAATTGCTTGAGTAGAACCAGAAAGATTTTTAATTGCCGCGTATATTGTAGTTGTTGGAGAATTATCCAAATTTCCACCCATTACAAAAGGAGATATGATTTGAGTAGTTGTAATACCAGTAGTTACAACTTCAGCAATCACTCCACTTCCTGGTGCAGGATCTTCTCCAACACTTCTTGAGATATCATTTGTTCTTGATGTGCTATCAGTATATAGTCTTAACCAACCTGCAGTAGAAAGACCAACTTTCATAAGACCATAAGATTTAAATCCAGTAATATTTGTATTGCCAATTCCATTATTTGCAATAGATGTAGTAACACCAGATACTGTGGTTCTTGATTGTAGAGAACCACCAGATGCCGTGATTGTTGCAATACCAGCACTAAATGTAACATCAAGTCCAGTTCCAAAATTAACAGTAGTTGCAGATCCAATATTTGAGTTATCATCACGAATAGCAATACCAGTTCCTGCTGCTGTTACGTTAAGAAGTGCAGAACCATCAATCGCAGGTAATGTTCCTGTGAGTTGTGCTGCTGGAAGATTTGTAAGACCAGATCCAGATCCAGAGAATGATGTTGCTGTGATAATGCCTGTGGTATTAATATTAATAGATGCCGAAACTGCACTTGATATTCCTGCGGTTGTCGCATAACCAGCAGTTACAGATGTTGTAGACACACCAGAACTTGTTGCATAATTAGCAGTTCCTGATGTTGTAGATACTCCAGAACTTGTTGCATAAGTTGATATTCCAGCAACATTTGCATAAGTTGCTAATCCAGTTCCAGAAACAGTCGCAATACCAGAAGCAAAGGTGACATTAAGATTAGATGCAAAGTTGATGGTTCCTGCGGTCCCTACGGGTGTTCCATTCCCTTGGATGATTATACCACTACCACTGCCAACAACTCCTATCAGGGCACTACCATTAATCGCAGGAAGTGATCCAGTCAGTTGCCCAGCATTGAGTGTTCCATAGAAACTTGTTGCTGACACAATACCAGCAACTGTAAGTGCTTCTGTAATAACAGTAGTTTTGATGCCAACATTACCAGAAGAATTAATATATTGTCTTATATTTCCTTGACCGTCGGCAATCACCACATTATTTGATGAGGTGCGAATATCTAATCCAGTCTGACCATCATATCCACCAAGAATAACATTATAATTACCAGTAGTAATCTTTTGACCTGCCTGAATACCAAGTCCAATATTGTATTGCCCACTTGTAGTATCATAGTATGATAATTCACCAATACCAATATTTCTACCTTGACCACTACTTAATGAATAAAGAACCTGATCTCCAATCGCAATATTTCTACCACTTCCCGAACCTGCTGCAATATTACCAAATCTTAAGTTAGACGATGCATCTACCTGTATTCTACCTTGAGAAATTGTTGCAACTCCAGATACATTTAATTGTGATGCATTTGCATAACCACCTGTGAGATTTGTTGCATTTGTGATTGAACCAACAAGATTTCCATAAAATGTTGTAGCACTTATGATGCCTGTAGTATTAATGCTTACATCTGTTCCAATTCCAGCATCAATAATATAAATCTTACCACCCATACCTGAATGAGCAGTACACTGGTAATATAAAAGACTTGGTGTATCAAACTGAACATTCCAAGTTAGAGTTCCGTTGGAGACATCATTATTAGCAATCCCATCATTATATTGAGTTCCAGTAGATCCATTTACGGTGCTTTGTATTCTAAATGGGTGCATTCCCATCGTATTCGTAAATTTATATTGTTGACCTCTTGCCAGATACAATACTGGATCATTTTCGGCACCAGTAAATCCTGGTCCGGTGAAGGTGTAATCTGAACTTCCAACAGCACCTAAAATCCATTCTGATGTATAAGTAGCAATACCAGCAGTAGTAGCATAAGTAGCAATACCTGCATTAGTCGCATAAGTTGCAATTCCTGCTGATGTCGCATAAGTTGCAATACCAGCATTAGTAGCAAAGGTTGCTATTCCACTTGAAGTTGCAAAGGTAGCAGTTGCAGCATTGCCACTAAAGGTCCCATAGAATGTTGTGGCAGTTACAACACCAGTTACATATTCATCACCAACGACATATAAACTTGAAGTTGCATTAGTAGTTCCTATACCAATTCTATCAACATTTATGTATTGACTGTACGAAATGGAGTTTAATGATGTGCCACCAAATGTAGAGTTAGGTTTATCATAAACAGAGTGTAAAATAGAATAAAATCCACCAAAACTATTTCTTGCTACATTTGTTAAAGTTGGTATTAATGTTTGACTGTTGTTTAATGTTAATACCGACCCTGCACTTTGCGTTATGGCATTAGATGTATTAGTGGCGGAATACACAAGTGTATCAGAAAGTTGCAGTGTTCCTGCTGTTAGGGTTACTGGACCCATACTAACAACTGCTTTAGACAAAACTGCGGCAGCAGCATTATTTACAGTAACAGTAAAATAATTACCACCAACCAGTATAACTGTGCCAGTACCGGTAATGCTTAATGAAGATGAAGATAAATCACATCCTCTAAAAACTGTGTATGCTGATGATGTTTTTGTTGTTGCTGTTGTTACCGTACAACCAATAATATCAACTGAACCAGTTGCTGAAGTTGCTGAGATGACAAGATTGTTCATCTTCAGACCATTAATGGTACACCCTTTGGTAATAGTCAAAGTACCAGATAGTGTGGTATTTTTACCCACCAACTCGTGAGTGGTTAAAACAGTGAACTGAGTGTCAATAGTTACATTTTCTGCATAATCTCCAGGATGCAAAATAATTGTTTTTCTTTCACCGACACCAGTTGTTTCAAATGCCAAGGTTGCTAATACTTGCGCTCGGGCGATAGTCTTAACAGGGTCACCAATAGTTCCGTTACCAGTATCATCAAAAGCAACAGGACTAACGTGGATTTCTGGACCATATCCGGTAATGTATGCTCTTACGGCATCTAGAGTATTGCTATATGTGACAGCTTTGGTTGTTTCGTTATATTGTAAAACTCGTTTAGTTGCATAAGCACTGGTAGCACCGCTTTGAGCATAATCTCCAGAGGTGGTAATTCCTGCTGACGTTGCATAAGTTGCTATACCTGCTGATGTCGCATAAGTTGCTATTCCGGCACTAGAAGCATAAGTTGCAATACCTGCATTAGTAGCATAAGTAGCAATACCAGAACTTCCACCAGATGCAGTTACAGTAACAACACCAGCAGATATTGGAGATACTGATAGATTAGCACCAAAATCTATCGTAGATGCAGTACCAACCAGAACTCCATCATCTTTAATAACAATTCCAGTTCCTGCTGCAATAATTCCAGTAAGTCCAGAACCATTTCCTACAAAATTAGTTGCAGTTATGACACCAACCGACATTCCAAGAGCAGAAGAATTTCCAAGTGCTAATGTTTGGTCTAGTGTTTGAGAACTTGACCCACTCCCGCCACTACCAGCATTTACAGTATTAAATCCTATTATTGTGATTTCATCTTGATTAAAAGCACCAACGCCTAAACTAACTCCAGTTCCAATAATAGAATAATTTATATCATCTAAACGAATACCATTTAGGAATACATCTACATAACCAGTATTAATTCCAGAAGCAACAAATTGTTTTTGTCCTTCAGTTGAAATATAACTATAAACACTTCTTAATGAAGTAAAATTAGACCAAACAAGTCCCGTTCCAGTTGATTTTAAATATTGACCGCTAGTACCAGTAGTTCCACCAACAGAAAGAGTGGTGAGTGTGGAAACTCCCAATACGTTGAGATTAGTACTAGTTAGGGATGTTATAGTTGCTACACCAGCAAATATATTACCATAAAATGCAGAAGCACTTACAATACCACTAACATTTGCATCACCAACCACATAAAGTGAATAGTTTCCAGCATTTGTAGTCCCAATACCAACCTTACCGATTGTTTGTAAAACTGTTTTACTCTCGGTATAAGATTTTATACCGATATTGAAATTAGATTGTCTTCCGCTGAGAAACTTAGCCATTTATGTGTATTAGTTAAGAGTTTCTAAAATACTACCAATGAATTTCAAATTGGATGCATTACTACCAGATAAGACTAACTTATCTCCACTTTCCAAGACTAACTTTCCGGTAAGAAGATTTGCAGTATCATTTGCCGAGATTGGATATTGTTTTAACATTTCTGTAGTAACTGCTACTCCAACTACACTTCTTTGATGTGATAATGAAACATCATACGAAGATGCCCCAATATTTGCGACTTGAGCTAAAAGAACAACACCAGTATAACCAATAGGTGCGGTATATACTGTTGTTGGACTTGTTGATACAATCCCAACAACTGTTTTAAATACATTAAGTACTAGAGCCATTTGGTTATTCTCCTCCGAGTGCTAAAATAAATGGAGTCATTGCAGAAAATAAACTCTTTGAATAAAAACTACCAGAAATAGTTCCGGTTTGTTGATTAATCACAACACCATCACCAATACGAAAATTACCTGATTGGTCTGTTGATGTGAATACAACCAGACCACCATTTTTCATATCAATTTCATTTTCTTGAATTGTAACTCCACCTTGATTAGGAAGAGCACCATTAATATTAGTTCCAGAACCAATGTATTCCAAAGAATGACCCGATGCTAATACTCGACTTTGCTTAAAGAAAGGAACAGTTGAACCAAGACCAACTGCATAAGGAACATTATCATTCACCGTAATCGTGCAAATACCACCAGATATTGGTGTTGACCTTAATATAGAATAATAAGTTGGAATTAGATTTGCAGTTCCTGTTGCAGTATTAATTCCAGAGTTTGGTGATGCAAAAGTTACTGTTGGTATTCCTGTATATCCTCTTCCATTAGAAACCATTTCCACAGAAGTCACAGAACCATTTGTAACTTCACCTACGGCAGTTGCAGAAACTCCCCAAGGTTCACTTGGGTCACTAAAAGTAATGTCTACATTTTGAGTATAACCAGTTCCACCAGAACCAATAGTCACACTTCCAACAGTATAATAAAGTTTATCAAAATACACTACCTGACCATCATAAGGTCTTGTGGTATTTATTTTAACAGTTCCACCAGAATTATAGGTATGCGAAAGTGTAGAAACTCCAACATAAGCGGAGAAACTATTTGCGGCACCAATAGCAGCAACCTCAAAGATATATCCAAAGTTTCCAGAAGGAAAAGTAGAAATTCCAGGTCCAGAAGGACAGGTAAATCCAAGTCCGGCAATTGAAACACCCATTCCAACATTAAAGTTGTGATTTGTGGTCGTGGTAATTGTGATAATTCCAACAGTATTATTATAGACAGCAGTCTGTATTCCAAGTGTTGGAACATTTAAATTCAAAACAAAAGTATCACTATCGGCTGCTGCGGCAGTTGTAATGATACCGGTATATTTCTTTGGACCAACACCATCGGCAACTAATCCATAATTACCAAATGATGAGTTAGAGTTCGTTAAATCACAAGCAGAACCAGAACCACAGAAAATAGCAATATCATCACAAATAGTAAAAATAGAAACTAACTGGGCATATCCTTCATTTGTAATTGAAACTCCAATACCACCTTGATTATATTGAGTATAAGAGTCCACAACCATCGACTTTAATGGTCCTATTGCCTTGGAACCATCAATCTTCATTCCAATACTATTTGGAATAAAGTTAGTGCAGTTCTGAACATAAGGAGACTGATTAAAATATCCAACTTGACTTGGATTAAATGCAAAGATTGCCTTACCAGAATTTAATGACCCAGTAAAGGACATTTCTGCAATATAATCACCATTTGCAACATAAAACAAATCTTGATTTGCATTCTGTGGTGATACTGATACTTCTCTTAAACTATCACCAATAATTGAGACTTGTTCTGGAATAATAACTGGGTTATTTTCTACATAAGATCCAGCACTAACTTTAATAACAGTTCCTGTTCCTGCTGCTGCGATTGCTCCTGCGATTGTTGCTTTTGCGTCTCCAAGTTTTCTTCCTGTGTTTGTATCACTTCCATCTTTCGTAACATAAAGAATATTTGTAACTGTTGTACCGGCACCAAGTCTTACAACATCAGTACCTATACCACTTCTTTCTCTTGTAGTATAAAGTTCTGCATCATAAGTATTAAGTGCTAATTCGCCTAACTGTAAATCTGCAACTACCGGTTTCTTGCCCGGTATCGCAGACCTTTTAATTCTAAAAGGAGTTGCCATTGATATTCATTCTCGGTATATACCATTAAAAACAGAACTTATATAAGTCCTTTTGTTTATTTATAAATCTTCTTCTTGAATAACAATTTGAAGTGCTTCAATAGCTCCTTGATGACGAATAAACTGTTCTTTTTTAATATTAAAATCTCTTTCAAGATCCAAAAGTTCTTGTTGCAGTTTTGATGACTTTTCAATCAAAGTATCAAGCATTTCTTGTGGTTTCATATGTATATAAAATAACTATGATTTTATTTAGGATTGTTGGTCTTGGGTCTTTTTCATAATCTCATCAAACTTTTCATTCATCCACGTTTCTTCATTTTCTTTCCATTTTCCTACAGGACAACTATCTAATGCAAAGGAAACTTTAGCAGGAAGAAAACATCCGCAATGTTTACATTTAGTTTGAGTATCATCATACCATTCACAAGTTTTACAAGTTTCTAATCTTTGTGCTTGTACTTCGGCAGAAACTATAAGTCCTCCACCTTGAAGTGCATTTTTAATCAAATCAAAACTAAACTTAGCTAAGTTTTTTCCTTGTTCTGGTAAAGAAGGATATTGATTTTCAGTCATTATAACATTTTAAAGTTCGTTTTATTTATTATCAGTTAGTTGTTGCTGGATCTCCTATATTTTTTGTTCTTCCGCCTACTGTTCCACCAACACCTCCATTTAAATTATCAATTCCGTTAATATAATATCCAACAAGTCCTCTTATTCCAACTGGAAGTTCTCCGGCAAGTCCGCCAGAACCACTACCTACATTTCCGGATGCTCCAGTATCACCAGTATTTCCTTGTGACCCATTAGAACCATCGGCACCAAGACCTCCGCCAGTTCCACCAGTCCCACCGGTTCCCCCATTTCCACCACTACCAGCATTTGTACCTCCAGCAGCACCAGCAGCACCAGCAGCACCAGCAGCACCACCCGCAGCATTTTGGGCGTATCCTTGTCCTACACCACCATTTCCACCATTTCCGCCTTCTCCTCCGTTTCCTCCTGTTGTATCTACTGTAGCATATTCATTATTTGGGCAACCTTGCTGACTACCACAACATTGTGCGTTGTAAATTTGACAAGCTGCCGTTCTTCCAGGACTTGGAGCGCCAAAAAAGCACAAATTAAAATTACTAGTGCATGTTCCTGCATTTGGAAAAGATTGACTAACCAAATAAGTATTACTACCAGAACCACCTTGACCGCCAGTACCACCTTTGGTTCCAGCACCGCCGCCACCGCCGCCAGCATAAATGCTTCCATTATTTGTAATACTTACCGTACCACCAGTTCCTTTATTATTAATAATAATAGCATTTCCGCCCTTTCCGCCATTTCCGCCATTTGCTATTCCACCAAGACCACCAGCACCTTGAATGGAACCATTATTTTCTAATACAAAAGCACCAACAACTCCAGCCGTAATGCTAAGTGCTGCAGCACTAGGATTGGTTGAACCAACCACAACACCACCATTAATTACTAATCTCTTTCTTACACTTCTTGTCCAATCAGTTGACCCAAAATAACTTTGAGCATCTGCATTTGTTGTATTTGAAGTAATATATTTTACGATTTCTGGTTCTTCTGGTACTGTTATAGTTACACTAGAAGTTGCAGTTTGACCTTCAAGACCATTAAGTACAATCGTATAAGTTTTTGACTGTGTAAGATTACCAGTACTAACACTTCCGCTTGTGCTAGAACCAGCAAAATTATCAGTAGAACTATTCACACTTGTAGCATTACTAGAACTCCACCTCAAAGTCGTTGAACCATTATATGAAATATTTGTACTATCAGCAGTTAATGATACTGTTGGTACTGGTGGTGCAGCTACATTTATCGTCACACTTGATGGTGATGATACTTGTCCTTCTACGCCATTTACTCTAATCGTATAAGTTTTTGACTGTGTAAGATTACCAGTACTAACATTACTTCCGCTTAGATTACTTCCAGCAAAATTATCAGTAGAACTATTCACACTTGTAGCATTACTAGAACTCCAAGATAATGTTGTTGAACTATTATAAGCAATACTATTACTACCAGAACTTAATGATACACTTGGTGCTGGTGGTGGATTTATATTTACTGTTACCGTATTTGATGTGACTGTTGCTGGTGGTGAATATAATGTATTTGCAGTTGCTGTAAATGATCTAGAACCACCACTAGCACCTCCATTTAAATTTCCAGTAGATCTACTACCACTTGCATCATTAACATTTCCAATATTAGTAATATTAATTGGACCACTAATATTTTGTGAAGTCCAACTAATCGTTGATGCTGTATTATAATCCACCGTACCTGGACTTGCACTTAAAGTAATAGTTGCAGTATAAGTTCTAGATGTAATACTCCAAGTATCACTTACAGTTGATGTAACAGGACTTGCTAAATTTGTAGTATCAGTTCCAGTTACACTAAATGTAGTAGAAACTGTTTGTGCATTTCCTCCTGCATTCATACGCAACTGTATCTGGTCTCCATTTATAACTGAAAAATTTCCAGTTCCATAATCTCTTACTACCGTTCCGCCTCTTGTAACTTTAAATTGAGCGCTATTTCCACTAATACTTGCAGTTCCAATATCATTTGTTCTTGGTGTTTGCCCAGAAGGAACATTAGACATTCCACTTAAAGTTATTACATTACTTTCTACATTAGTTCTAAATGGTGGATCTACATCTGTTTGATCGGTAAAACTAAATGCATTAGGTATTCCATCTTCTGGGCGATTTCTTGTAAGAATAGTATAAGCATCACTTCGTTTTCCAACAGTTAATGATACAGTATAAGTTGTTTCATAGTCAGTTGGTGTAAATTTAATTGATATTGATTGATTGTTTTTTACATATTGTGGTGTAGAAGTATATGCACTTCCATTTACAGATATTGTAGCACCAGAACTTGGTGTTACTTTTGCTTTATAGTTAATACCAGTAATTGTAGTTGTTCTTGTGATTTCTGCATCTATTTCTACATCTGTAACATCTGCACCAATTGAAAACACATCAGGAAGTGTATCAATATTTCCTCTATAAGAATAATAAGAAACTAAACCAGTAGAACCTAAAAGTGGAGACATTTAGTATCAAGCCTTATATTGTGATTGTGATGCAATTACAGTAAATGTAGCACTAGCAGTTTTTATAATCACATAGGTATAAACATCAATACCATTTACATTTCCAGATGTTGGTGTGACTTCACCATACCATTTTGGCGTGACTGCATTTCCATCTATTGTAATTGCTGTATTATAATATGCAGTTGACCCTTGTGTAGTTAAGATTGCAACAGTAATTGACTCTCCTACTGAAAGGAATGTATTTAACGAAGTAGAAGAATTTGCACGGAAATTAAATGTAAAGTTTCCTGATGTATTTGCAGTATAAAGATAAACATTATTTGCAATTAAATCAATATTATTAGAACCAGTAAGAGCAGAAGCACTTATAGTTACACCTTCAGTCAATCCATTCGCTTTAATGGATGAAGTAATTCTATTTGCTGTAAAGTCACCAGAAGCATCACGAGCAACTAATGTACTTCCAGTATTAGAACTTGTAGCATTTGTTGCAATCGTAACCGCAGTAGAACCATTATAAGAAGTTCCAGACAAATATGTCCCAAATGTTAATGTTGCAAGATTACTTCCAAGTGAAATACCAGAAATCGTAGGAGTTGCTAGATTTGCATTTGTAATACCAGCAGACCCAGAAAGATTAGTATTCGTGAGACCTGTGATAGTATTTGAACCAGCAGCAATTGATTTATTTGTTAAAATATCTGTTGTATTTTTTGCAACTAATGTATCAGTTGTAGCAGGTAATGTAAGAATACCAGAAGCAACAGCAGATGCTCTTAATGTTGTAATTCCAGATGTAGAACCAGTAAATCCAGCACCGATAGTTCCTCCAAATGTTGCTGATGTAATACCAGTTACATTTAAATTGCTGGTAGTAGTCATACCAACAACATTTAGATTTCCAATTGACGAAATACCAATATTTAATTGACCGGCAAAAGTAGAAAGTCCAGTAAATGTAGAATTAAATGAACTTTGAACTGTCAGTTTTGCATTTGTAAATGTTGCCGCAGTACCAGTAACTTCTAAATTATAAAGTTGTGAAATGCCCTGTACGTGTCTTTGCGTATAAGCAGTTGTAATTCCACCACTTGCATTTGTTCCAGGAAAAGTAGCTCCATTATAAATTGTAATACCTTCAAATGCAAGACTTGAAAAAGTTTGTTGTGCTGCAAATGTTACATTTCCAGTCACATAAAGATCTTTAACTAATGCTTGCCCATTCACTTCAAAAAGTTGAGTACCATTAAAAACTGATGTTGTTTCACCAATTCCCAATTTATCCATTCTATAGTAACCCAAATCCTTTTGAGAACTGATTACTCCAAATCTTCTCCAATCTCCATTAATATAAATGTGACCAAGATAACCACCTAGTTGTGGTGTTCCAGATAATGAAATATCACCAGTACGAGCACCAGGAATATCAGCAGTAGTTGGTGTAGAAATACCAACAGTAATTAATTTTGATTGTGCCGTATTTCCCTTAATGTATAAGTTTTTAACTTCAACACCAGCAGCAGCAGTACTTGTAACTTTTTGTGTAAAATTAACTGGACCATAAAATTGTGAAGTTTGATTATTATTTTCTCCACCCTCTACCGTAATACGATCTCTTACCACCAAATCATCATATATACCACTTAATCTTTTTGTGCTATCTGTATTTGCATCATCGCCAGTATATGTAAATACAGGTGCATCAAATATTTCTTCTTCGCCAGTTACAGAAATAAGTTTTTTTGCACCAGAATAAAATTCACCATTATCATTCATTCCAGTATAAACAATTGTTCCGCCATCTTGTTCTCTAGCTTGCGAAGCAATAACTTCATCTCCACTTAATATTCTATCTTGCTTTTGAGGCATACCAGTTGAATAGTTACCTGGACCAAATCCAAGATACTCAAATGTATGACCTGATGCACGAAGATAAGACGGACGATGAAATTGAATTGGAATTACTCTTATTTTCTTTGCAAGTGTTCCGTTATCATATGCAGCAGCAATTGTACCAAACTGACCACGAAGTACATTAGTACAAGCATCATTTTGTATACGCAAAACTTCTGCATTAATTTGCAAATAATCTCCTTTCGAAAATCCACCAATAGATGCAAGAGTAATGGATGTATCAGAAGCACTTAATGCGACAGAAATTGTAGTGCTGATACCTGCATAAATGTAAGATATACGTCCTGCAAGATTAATTTCTCCTTCACCAACAGAAAGAGCATTTGCTGCAATTCCTTGTCTTAGTACATATCCATTACCATTATATACTTCTGTTGATGTTAAATTACCAACATTAAATGTAAATGTATTAATTCCTACAACTTCTTTAACTGTAAATGAACTATCAAAAATAGTTTTTCCAGTACCAACAATTGAAAACTTATTTCCAACAATAAGACCGTGAGAACTTGTTGTAGTAACAGTTGTAATACCAGTTCTAATATCAGAAAAAATTAAATTCGATATTGAAGAACCTTTACCTACAACAGATACAAAAGGTGATTTTCCGTCTGTTCTAGATACAAATGCTGTTACATTATTTGGATTATAAACAGTAATTGATTTTGCATTAGGAACCGCAGTAATTCTAAACACACCATTATATCCTTCACTTGCAAATCCTACAACTTGTAATGCATCATTTACATTATTGTTTATGGAAGTTACATCTACAACAGCAAGAGATGTTCCTCCTGATACCGTCATCGTATTTCCAACACCATAAGCAGCACCACCATCTACAATTTCAACTGCTGAAATTCCACCACCACCACCTAAAGTTGCTTTTACCGAACCATTTTTTCCTACAATTGAAACATTTACAAGTTCGGCAGAATAAAGAGTAGTAGATCCATAACCAGAACCACCACTAGTTAATGATATAGTTTTAATTGAATTTAGATTGTGTTCTCTATCTGTAAAGAACGTAACCGCAGTTCCACTTGCAATTGCTCCTGTAATTGCATATCCAACAGTATTTTCTTTTAAAAATGTATTAATTGCTTCTTTTGTAACTGAATTTCTTTTATCATCAACATTTACAGTACCAAGAGGTTTAACATTTCCATAAGAAGATGTTTCATTTGGATCAGAGTTATAATTATCACGATCCATTTGAGGATAAAGATTTCTTACATCCTGATTGAAATTTTTAAGACTAATACCATATCCAACATTTGCAAGTGATGGCGAAACATCCGAGCTCATCACAGTTAAATGATAAATTCCATCCTGACCGGAAATAGAAGAACCAGGAATATGCTTTTTGATTTCGTCTATTCGGTAAACGAAGAATGTATTTTCGTATCTTTCACGATAAACTCTTGGAAGTGCAGCAACTTGTTGATTTGTTGTTCTTTGATTTGTAATATTTGTAAATGATCCAGGATTTGTAGAAATTCCAGCAATTGCAAAAGTTTTTGAACCTGGAATTGACGAAATCTTAAATGAACCATTATAAACAGAAGAAGCAGTTCCAACTGGATTATTGCTACTTTTGATGTTTTGTATTTTTACAATATCACCAGTTTTAAAATTATGTGGAAGTTCGGTTGTAATGGTGATTGTATTTGAAGAATATGAAGCATTCGTAATAATCTTTGGATTTCTTAAATCCAAAGGACTAGAAAGACCACCAGTTAAAATACTTGCACTTCCAATTCCAGTTGTACTGGTTTCTTGAATAATATATCCAGCAACAGGAGGACGAGCATTTGTTGCTTCTTTTGGTATCACATACCGCATCTTATAAACACGATCCGAAAGAGAACGATTATCTAATTTTCTTTTGATAAATGTAGAACCACTTTCTAATCCAAGACCAGTTGTACCAAGACCTACAATTATAGAATAAATTGTATTATCTTGTGTAGAAGAACTATTAATATACCAAGATGATACTGCCGTATCATATTGAATTGGATATCCAACTTCTCCTGGTTGTTTATCTGTTGCCGAACTAACTATTCTTAAATTTCCGCCAAGATTATTAATTCCACTAATTGTTCTTGGTGTTGCAGCAATTGCATCATTATATGTTGGAGAAATTTTAATTCCATTTGCTGATCCAGTTGTACTTACATAATAAACTTTATTTAATTCAATATTATTTGGTGCTTCTGCATTATCACTAAAAACTCTAATCTTTTCTCCATTATAAAATTTATGATTACTAGTTAATGTAAAAATATTATTTGAAATGCTATTAATTCCTGCATTTCTTCCAACAACAAAAACTTTTTTAGAACTAAATGTAGTTCCATCAGGTGATTGCATTAAAATTGGAGCAGAATATGCCGAAAGTGAAGTACCCACAGTTACAGGTAAATTCAGCATATCTCCTTGCTTTGCGCCAACACGATAACTATCAATTTGATGAGGTGGAGCAATTTCTCGGTTTTTATATCCAAACAAATATAAACGAGAAGGATTTGCAACTGATATTGTTTGTTCTACATCTAATGATAACCAAGTGCTTTCGGTTTCTGCTGTAGTGACTTCCCTTGGTGGAATAATGTGTGTAATATAACCTTTATTGTCCCTATCAAAAGAATCAACACGAAATCCAACCGACTCTAATGATATTGCGCCAAAGTTGGAATTTGAGTTTGTGATAGACATATCGCCACCACTTTCGGCAACAAAATGTCTTGCAAATCCAATTGCAAATACAGAAACTACCTGTATAATTGCACCATTTGATGCCCTGATATGATAGTTTTCGAATGATGGTTTATATATTGAATAAGAATGAGTATGTAATGGTGAATACTCCGATTCATCATTATTTTTAAATGACTTGCTACTATAATCATATTCAATATATGCATTATCATCTTTCTGTAATGATATACCAGTATATTGAGCAACAACCATAGATTTAAATCCAGTAGCTTTGCTACCATCCGCCCACATTCCACACATTCCATAAACTGATCTTAAAGAGCAGTTAAAAATATAAGGAGATGCAGAAGATACACTATCAACTTCTACAATAATTTGAGAATTTTGTAATTGTGTATTTGGATCTGGTAAAGGAACTACCGGAGAACTTGTTGCATTATATGTAAATGTTGTAAGTCCAACAACATCTTTTACCGTAAAAGATCCATTATAAACACCAGTATCTATTCCAACACCACTTACCAAAAATGGAGTATCAGCATATAAACCGTGTTCTGTAGATGTATCTACCGTAATTATTTGCGATGAGGTATTTCCATCACCAGCACGAATACTTGTAATACCAATCGCATTTGCATTTAAGTTACCAACAATACGATATTCGTCTACTGATGGTTCAAAATCATTACCAGTTGGATAATCCGCAAGTGGTCTTCCTGATGCAGTTCCATACATCAAAGCCAATTTATAATAATACATTTGAAGGTCAGTTAGACCCGTTCCAGTAGATCCTATTTTGACTTCGTTTACACCATCAGCATATGCAAATGCTGTTAACTTATGATGTGAAAAAGTAGGAACAAATGATGTATTATTATAATTTTTATAAACACTTCGGTTTACATCACCATCAAAAAATGTAAATGTACTAAAATAACAAGTACCAGTTACATTAAAAATAGAAGAATTATCAATATAATCATCTAATGGATCTGGAATAAAAAGTGGACGGATTTTTGTTTTTCTTAAATCTAATCCAATAATTGAGGTGCCACGAGATATAATGATACCACCAGAAGAAGAATTTGCCTTATAAAGGTCATTTGAAGCACTAAAAATATCTGTATTGAATGAAGATCCCAGTTCAGTAATTGATGCACCACTCGTAGTCCAAGTTGCACCAGAACCCGAACCAGTTCTTTGATAAAGAACCGCACTTGAATTTAAAACATATCCAGGACGATTATCAATATAATGTGTGCCTGGATATACAAGAATTGTAGTCTTATCAATCTTATCATTATTTCTTCCTGATTGATAAGAAAATCTTGCAGACTCAATTAATGCTCTTTGAATAGATTTGAAAGGTCTCGTTAACGAATTGCCTTTATTCTCATAACTATCAGTTGCATCAAAATCTGATGGATTTACATAAAGAATATTTCCTTCAGCATTCTTTAGGAAGTTTTCTAATCTTGATAACGGCATCGTTTATAAACACAGATATTTCTTCTGTCTTATTTAGACACTATATATTTTTTTATATTATCTTACAAGTTCACCACGAAGTTCAGCAAGTTTTGCAGTTGCAAGTGACTCCACACAAGTCCAATAAAGTTCACCACTTACAATATTCTCATCTGCAAAATGTTCTGCTACATCTTCTTGCAGTTCTTGAAGTTCGGCCAAAACGTCTCGGGTAATCATCATAATGGTTTGGAAGGGTCGTCTTACCCATCCATCATAGCACGGACTGGGTGTGGTGTCAAGGAGAAGGGGACAGTGGCCAGACTGGACTCTTTGGGTCTATCGTATTTGAAGGTGCATCTCGTAATGCCTGACGATATATTTTCCATTCTTCTTTTTGTTGTAAATTTAGTGGACTATCATTTCCTTGCGTCCAATCCGATTGCGAAAGTAGAAAATCTCTTTTATTTCTCAATTCTTTCCAATAATCTCTGGATGCCTCCCTCAATTCTTCTTCTGCTAATTGCTCTCTCAGTCTTCTTTGCTTTTCTGCATCAAAAATTTCAAGTGCTTGTTCGTAAATTCCAAGTTCTTCAATTGTTTCTTTGGGTGCATTCTTATATTCAATATAACCCGCATCATCATTCCAAATGACTGCATGAACATTAGAAGGAACCCAAGATAGGTCTTCCTTGATATTCAAAAAACTTTCATCATCCAATCTAATAAATTTTTCCGATACGATAAAGATTAATTTCATTCTACATCTCCAGATTTTAGTACATTTTGAATATTTTCAGAAAGTATATTATTCGCAATCATTCCTGGTTGAATTGATTGAATATAAAGTTGTTGATTTTCTTGATTTCCTTTTACTACCTCATTACGAAAACTTTCAACAGCAGCACCTGTTGACCTTTGTTGTTGTGAATTTTCAATTAATAAAGTAGGCATCCAAGTAATCGCACATCCCCACTCATCTACTGGTTCGCCTGTATTTGGGTTCATACCACGAATTTGAGTAAACCAAGAGCACTGAATACCTATACAATCTTTTTTAATTAGTGGGCAATATTTTCCTTGTTCGAGTTTCATAAATTAATTAATTCTTGCTGCATATTATAACATCAATATACTGAACTGCAAAGTCCATAGATGCACCAGCAGTACCATTATTGTTGACCGTAATGGTGTGACTGTGGGAACCTCCAGACTGAGTTGTAAAATCGTGATAGTGATCATTAGACATTCCAGCAGTAGTTCCACCGTGTTGGTGGTTTGCACTCTGTCCACCAGTTCCTCCATCATGTGAGTGGCCATTATGAGTATCTACAATTTGAGAACCACCTTGAATAATCGTATGAGTTCTACCACCTCCAGCTTGCTCTATGTTAGCTTGAACTACCATTCCTGGTGCGGAAGATTGCGGTACTTCGATGTTGGGAACTTCATTCAGTAGATGGGTATGAGAACCACCACTATTAGTGATGAATGAGTGACTATGATCTGCGTTTTGATTGCCAGTCGTAAAAGTATGAGTATGATTTGCGTTTTGATTATTTGTAGGTCCTGAGTGTTGGTGACCACCGTGAGTATCAGAACTTGCAGAGTGATTGTGTTCTGGTAGTGGAACACCTCTACTTGCAAATACAGAAGTAAATGAGGAAGAACCACCAGAACCTCCACCAGTTCCAGAAACAACTCGTAATGCTTTATTATCGTGAGATGTAGATTTCGTCCAACCAGTTGGTGCTGATGCCTGATAGAATACTATAGTAGTACCAGAAGAAAATTCAGATGCACTTATAGTAATATTAGCACTACCATTAAATGATACTCCATTAATGGTTCTTGCGGTTTGTAGTACTGTTGCAGTTGCAGCATTACCTGTGCAAGAAGCAGAGGAACCAGTAGTATTTTGATTTAAAGTTGGGAAGGTACAGTTCGCAAGGTTTCCTGATGAAGGTGTTCCTAATGCTGGAGTTACAAGTGTTGGACTTGTTGCAAATACAGCAGCACCAGTACCAGTCTCATCGGTTAATGCTGTTGCTAATTGTGCTGATGTAAAAGAACCCAATACTGCTGCATTACCAACAGATGTTACGTGTCCTGTTAAGTTTGCATTAGTGGTTACATTAGATGCTGTACCAGTTAATGCTCCAACAAATGTAGTAGCAGTCACTACACCAGTAACTATTACATCACCAACAACGTGAAGTTTTGATGTTGGATTTGTTGTTCCAATTCCAAGGTTACCAGAAACATAAGAACCACCAGTAACCTGAAATGTTTGCGATGCTGTTCCTGTTTTTGTTGTGGTTCCTACTACAAGTTCTCCAGTTCCAAAGAGTGATGCGATATTTGTGGTTCCTGCATACCATTTGAATTGTTGAGAAGTAGTAGGAACACTAGACCATAAAGTGCTACTTTCAATACCAAAACCATAATCTGCAGAACTTGCACCAATACCATCATATAAAACAATTTTAGTTCCAACACTTCTTGTTGTAAATGCAGGAGCAGCAACACCAGTTGTACCAAAAGTAATCCAATTATTTGTTCCACCATTAAATGTTAATTGAGCAGAAGTCGTTGAACCATTACCATTTAATGCTAAAAATCTTGTAGTAACAGTATTTGTTGTTTTAGCAAAAGTAAAATCAGCATCTCCTGCAAATGCCCCACCATCGTTAAACTGAACTTGAGTATCTGCACCAGCAGCAGCAACAGAAGAAGCATTAATACCTGTAATGCTTGTATTAGATGCTGCTGTTAATCTTCCTTTAGAATCTACAGTAAAAGTAGCAACTTGAGAACCAGAACCATAAGAACCTGCAGTAACTGCAGTAGTTGCTAAAGTACCTGTTCCTGTTACATTTCCTGTACCATCAAATGCTGGACTTGTATAACTTAAATCACCTGTAATTGCTATAGTTCTTGCTGTAGTTAGCTTATCTGCTTGAGCAACAGTAGCAGCACTAAAGTTAACTCCAGTAGTTGTAATACCAGTCACCAAACCTTTAGCATTTACAGTAATCTGTGGAACAAAAGTACTAGAACCAAAAGTACCAACATTTGAATTTACAGTTGCTAAAGTACCTGTTCCTGTTACATTTCCTGTACCATCAAATGCTGGACTTGTATAACTTAAATCACCTGTAATTGCTATAGTTCTTGCTGTAGTTAGTTTAGTTGCAGTATCTGCATTACCAGCAATAGTACCAGTAATAGTAGTAGCATAAACATTAGACCAGGGATTTGCAACACTACCCAAATTCCTACTTCCACTTGGAATAATATTACTATCAACAGTTGCACCAAAAGAAACTTTATCAGTATTAGCATCACCTAAAGTTACATTACCTTGAAATGTCGAAATCCCAGTAATATTTAAGTTAGTACCAGTTAAGTTTGTTATGGTTCCATTCGTATAAGTAACACCAGTACCAGTTAGGTTTGTTATAGTTCCAGCAGTACCAGTTAGGTTTGTTATAGTTCCATTCGTATAATTAAGATTAGTACCACTTATAGTTGTTACAATTCCAACATTAATATATCCATTAGTTACATAAAGATTAGTTGAATTTGAATTTGTATAAGTGATAGAACCAGCACTTAAGTTTGTAAAAGTTCCATTCGTATAAGTAACACCAGTACCAGTTAGGTTTGTTATAGTTCCATTAGTACTATTAAGAGTTGTTATAGTTCCAGCAGTACCAGTTAGGTTTGTTATAGTTCCATTAGTACTATTAAGAGTTGTTATGGTTCCAGCAGTACCAGTTAAGTTGGTTATAGTTCCATTAGTACTATTAAGAGTTGTTATAGTTCCAGCAGTACCAGTAAGATTTGTTATAGTTCCATTAGTACTATTAAGAGTTGTTATAGTTCCAGCAGTACCAGTTAAGTTGGTTATAGTTCCATTCGTATAAGTAACTGCGGTTCCAGTTAGATTTGTTATAGTTCCACTACCACTCACAATAAGGCTTTGTGAAGTAAGATTAGTTGCTGATGTAACACCTAAAGTGCTTATACCACTTACATTTAATGCTGTTAAATTTCCAGTTCCTCCATTTACATTTGTAGCAACAGTAGCAGTATCAGCATTACCAATAATTTGACCCACAAATGTATCTGCATAAACTTCATTAAATTTATACAAAACATTTCCAATATCATAAAAACCACTACTACCAGGAAGTATATCTCCATAAAATGTACTAATACCACTTACAACAAGGCTTTGTGAAGTAAGATTAGTTGTACTAGTAACACCTAAAGTGCTTATACCACTTACATTTAAAGTTTGTGAAGTAAGATTAGTTGCTGATGTAATACCTAAAGTGCTTATACCAGAAACTCTTAGTGTTTGTGAAGTAAGATTAGTTGTACTAGTAACACCTAAAGTGCTTATACCACTTACATTTAAAGTTTGTGAAGTAAGATTAGTTATACTAGTAACACCTAAAGTGCTTATACCACTTACAACAAGAGTTTGTGAAGTAAGATTAGTTGCTGATGTAACACCTAAAGTGCTTATACCAGAAACTCTTAGTGTTTGTGAAGTAAGATTAGTTGCTGATGTAACACCTAAAGTGCTTATACCAGAAACATAAAGATTTGTGATTGTGGCTAATCCGCTTATATTAACAGTTCCAATAACATCTAGAATATCTCTGGGTAATGTACTTCCAATACCAACTCTATTGGTACTTGGGTCATAAACAAAACCAGTTGCACCATCAACTAAACCAGATGTATTATGATATTGCACTTGAGTATAAGTTCCACCAGCACCAGCACGAATAGAGCTTTGATTGTTCCATTCTAATCCACCAAAATTATTTTTAACTAAAACTTGCTGATTTACTCCTGGTTGATTATTATAATCATATATCGTTCCTCTTATTCTTATATCACCATTTACATCCAGTTCTTGTGTTGGAGAAGATGTTCCTATACCAACCAATCCAGTTGGTTTAATGGTAAATATTGTTCCACCACTTCCAACATTTAGTCCATTTCCAATCGTTAGTATTCCAACAGAACTATTAAAAACTAATTTTGTTGATGTTGCAAAATCTCCAAGATCTTTAAATAATACTTCTCCATTATTTCCCGGAGGTGATATTGTTATATTAACATTTGGTGGATATGGTGGTCCGGCATATGGTGCCGTTACATCAATTGCATTTCCAATAAAAACTAATTGTGTTGTGCTACTAAGCCCACCAACCAATCCCGATCCAATATTTTCATTATAAACAGTAATGCTTCCTGGTATAATACCACCTTGATTTGGAATCCAATAACGTTCTCCAGCAATTCCAGTCGTAACAATCATATATTGTTGACCCGGAGGGACAGGTTTTGCTCCAATAGAAGACGGTCCAACCAAAGGATCTCCAAGATTTGGTTCTGCCTGTTCTAAACCAAGAAATTCATATCTATCAGATGTTATATCTGATTGAGGTGTTCTTTCAACTCTTCCGCTTAAATATTTTTTAGACATAATTATGCGGCAATATTATTTTCTAAAATACTACAAATAAATTCCATTTGAAGTGGTCCAACTAATCCACCACTTACATAAGTATGAGCGAATCCAATTGGTCCAGTATTTGTAACAAAAATAGTAGAACTAGTAACACTAGACACAGTAAATGCAGATTGCGGAGATGGAAAAATAGTTGTTGTAATTCCACTACTTCCGGGAGAGCAAGTAAAGGCAAGACCACTCATCGTGATTTCACTACCAACTGAAAAATTATGATTGGTTAGTGTAGTAATAGTAGTAATACCAGTATTAAAATCATATAAACAGTTCGTAATGCTAGTAATACCAGACTGAACTCCTACAATTACAACGGAATCTGAAATTACAGCATTTCTTTCCAAAACTAATCTTCCATCAATAATAATTAAACTATCATTTGGAAGTACTTTTGCTTCTTTGATAATTCGATTATTTCTAATATATCCAGTCTTATTTGTTTTTCTTCGATGTGTAAATGAAACTTTTGGAAAAGTAGATGCTGCCGCAACATTTGATACTTGCGCATAAAGAATGATTGACGACCTTCCGGTTGGAGTTGCATATATTACTTGTTCTCCAGGAGCAACCGGAACTGCAATTGTAATAAATTTATTGACTGGTGCAATCGCCATTTTTTTATCTCAGTGCAAGTATTAAAGGTGTAACTTCTGCTTGAATTGCTTTACTAAAATCTCTTCCAGTAATTGTTGCCGTAGCCTGATTGATTTGAATACCTTCACCAATATTAAAATTACCTTTTTGGTCGGTGCTTGTAAATGGTACTTGTCCACCATCAATTGCAACAACCTCATTTGCTTTAATTGATACGGCACCCTTTAAAGGTGTTGAGATATTTATATCAGTACCAGAACCAATATATTCAAATGAATGTCCACTTGTTAGAATACGACTAATTCTACGCATTTCAACAGCATCATTTGCATATACAATATAAGGAATAAATTCATTCAAAACAATTGTCGTTGTAGTTCCAATACCAACCGTAAATGTTGGAAGGGAGGATTCACTTACTGTAAAATAAATTGGTTCCATCTGAGCTGTCAAATCATTTGTTGAAGTGCCATTAATTCGAACTCCTATATTTTGACTAGGAAGATAATTTCTTCCGCTATCTATAATATCAACAGAAGTAATTGAACCCAAACCACTAATTGTTGGAGACACTTCGGCAATAATACCTTCAGGTCCTAATGGGAGAACATCATTTGTTGCAGTATCAAAAATAGTAATATCAGGAGGAGATGCCTCACTATAACCAGAACCACCATTTACGACAGTAATAGATTTTAATCTTTTTAAAGGTGCAGTAATAATTCCAACTTGGCCAGTATTATAATTTGAAAGATTTATTTTAAACCATAGTGCCTGACCATCATATGGTCGTCTTGATGAAATCCCAACATTATCAGTTACATTCTTAAATACAACTCTATCTGCTTCAGCATCGGTTGTAGTATTCACTTGAGATGTAAATTCAGTTGCACCCAGACCAACTGCATATAGTCCATAATTACCAAATGAGGAGTTAGAGTTAGTAAGGTCACACTGACCACCAGTATCACAATAAATTGCAATATCACAGTTAATTGTAAAAATAGAAACTAACTGGGCATATCCATTATTTGTAATTGAAACTCCAATACCTGCCTCATTATATTGTGTAAATGAGTCACAGACCATAGATTTTAAATCAGCACCTATTGTAGATGCGGTTGCATGATTTCCATCAATCTTCATACCAATACTTAAGGGCATAAAATTGGTACAGTTCCTAATATAAGGACTTCTCCATCTTCCACTTGGACCTTCATTTGCAGGCCCAGGAGCGATATAACCAGATACTGATATTTTAGATGTATCTGTTGGTGGGAATGCAACTGCACCGCCACCTGGATTAGATTTTCCAGTATCACAGGCAAAGTTCATATTCTCAACCAAACATCCTCTTCTGACGTGAAATACATCCTTACCACTATTTTGAGGAACTACTGTTACTAATCTCAAATCCTGACCAGTAACAGAAACATCAGTTCTCAAACCAATTGGATTATTCTCATAATAAACACCGGAACGAACCATAATCGTATCACCGGGTTGAGCAACTGCTGCAGCTGCTGCAATCGTTAATTTTGCATCTCCTTCTGTTTTTCCACCATTATCATCATTACCATACTTATTCACCCAAACTAGATTTCTTACATCAGTTCCGGGTGGAACCCATACTACTTTACCATCTGGTTGAGTAATAGCAGGAGCAGAACCAGATCCACCTCCAATAATTGTAGTTACAATACCGGCACAAGTATAAATTGCAGAGACTACATTTGAACATCCACCATTATTTGCATTAGAATTAACAGAAGCATCATCTTGTATTGTTAAATCTCTAATTTGACGAATACTACTCACACCACTTTGGTATGATTTTGTTAGTAAAACGTTATTAATTACTTTTTGTGAAATTTGTGCGGCAGTTGTAATTGCAACGACAGTTGCTGTTTGTTGAGCACCAGATGTAATATGGATAAGTGACCCACCATTATAATAAGAAAGACCGGCACCTACAGATTGTGAGTTTCCACCCTTTGTAATGTCGAGAGTGATTGATTTTAATATTTTTTTAATATCATCTCTACAAGAACTAACTCCAGGAACCGAAAATGTTCCACTCAAATAATCGGTGCTTGTAATAAATCCAACTGCTTCTGCTGCAATAAAGTCAAGATTGAGTCTTATTAAATTTGCGGCATCAAAAAATCTATCACTAATAACTTCACCGGCAGTATTAACTCCAACTTGGCCCAATACTGTTCTTGGAGTTTTATAAAATTCTGTTTTATATCCTACATTTCGATTTGAGTCATATACTGCTTTCTGTATTAATACTTGCTTTGCAATATCCAAACCTTTAGATGGAAGATTGGTTCCAATACCAACCGAACCAATTCCGGTGGTTGTAATGACTGTTCCGGCAATTCCAACATTAAATGTTGTATTGACTGTACCCACACCAACAACATTTAAATTTCCACCTATAAATGTTGATTGTGCAATAGATGTTGCACCACCAATATTAACATTACCTTCTACACCGAGACCACCTTGAGCAATTACAAGAGCACCAGTATCTTTATTGATAGATGGTGTATTTGCAGTAAAAGATACAATACCAGCAACATATAAATCTTGTGTGATATTTGTGGTTCCAGTTACATCTAAAGCAAATGTAGGATTATTATTGTTAATACCTACATTTGAATTCCTATAGATATTTCCACCAAGAATTGGACTCCAATAATCATAAACATAAACATCTGCAATATTTGGATTTGATGGATTTACAAATGCTTGTATAGTATCTGTAGTAATTCCCAACCCATCTCCAGTCTTTAGATTGACTCCAAAAAATGATTGCCCAGCTCCAATTAGAGTCAAGTCATTATAAACAAGAATTCCTTGCGAATCTAAAGGATTAACTTGTACCCATCGAATTCCATCAACATCTCTTGAGAGATAATATCCTGTGGTTCCTGCAACATTAACCGAATCAAATATATTCTTATTAATCTTAATGCTTCCAGCAATATCTAACTTTTGCTGTGGAATGGTAGACCCAATTCCAATATTCCCATAATAAGTTGATGCTGCTCCAACAATACTTGGATTAGTAGATGCTATTGCAGTAAGTACGGTTCCGCCAATACCAATATCAAGTTTTTTTGTAATTGTTGCAACACCAACTACAAAACGATCAAAAGTTACATTATTAGTAAAGAAAACAGGTCCTTGAAATGTACTAATACCAGTATTGGTAAAACTACCATTAAATTTAATATCACCATTTACATCCAGAGTTGCTTGAGGATTATTAGATCCAATACCCAACCTATTCAATCCTGGATTATAAACAAAATTACCATTTACATAAGGTGATCTAAATTCTTCTGTTGTTTCATTTAATAAAATATAATATGGTTGATTTGTAGTGGTTCCAATACCAACTTTAACTAAATCTGGATATTCTCTTAAAAATAAAGCAAGGTCCTCACCGAACAAATCAGTTGATGTAGTAATACCAGTAATTCTATTTCTAAGAAGTATACTCATGAGAAGTATTGATTATAAGTAGGATTATTTAAAACAAATCTAACTGCATCAATTTCGGTTTTTCTTTTATTTAATTCTGCTTCTGCAAAATTATAAGAATATCGTTGAACATAAGATTTTTTTGTTTCAACTTTAATCGAATTTGATCCCACCATAATTGCATCCCTTTGACTTCTAAGTGTAACTATATCTGCTTTTAGAGCATCAACTTGTGCTCCATAAGCAGCACAAGATGTTGGGCAAGTACTTGTTTGTGTAGTATCAATATCTGGTATAAATTCACTTCCAATTCCAGAACTTGCAACAATATAAGTATCAATACCAATTCCAAGAATAGGTGAACCAACATCATTAACTATAAAAGATGCACCAGGGAAAAAAGGAATATTTAAACTATCATTTACCGCATAACCAGATCCACCATTATTTACAATTACATTTGCAACAGTTCCACCAACAGTAACTATTACATCTGCTTTTGCTCCACTACCACTACCACCTAATAAGGATCTTCCAAAATAAGATGTAATATTAGTTGCACCAATACCAGAACCAACATTACCTATAACTAATTCTAGAATAGAATTTTGATCTGCACCTACTACAAAAGTAGTAGAACCAATTCCAGAAGTAAAAGAAGTAGAACCATCAGTTCCATCAAGTTTTGCAAATGGATCAAATCCAGAATAAGATGTGTTTTCTGCATTTATACGATGTGCCTTTGCTTGTTCGTAATAATAAGTAGTACCAACACTTATCTGTATTTGATTTTCATTTTCATCCATAGCAGTAAAAACTGTACCACAACCACAAGCAGTAGCAATACCAGATACGATTGAAATATCATATATTTTTTTATTAATATCTACGGTAAGTTCTGCAATTCTTTCATCTAATTGTGATAATGGTGTTATAAGTTCACTAAGTGAAGATTGAACTGGTAATTTAATTTCACCAAGTGATACAATTTGATTTTGTATTGAATTCAGTTCTTCGTCATATTTTTGATTTAATGATTGTCTAGTCATACTTCTTCTCCTTCGTACTCAATAATTAGGGGCGAAATATCTTTTCTTGTTGCATATACAATATAACTACAATCTATTTTTCCACCGGAGTTGTTTAATATTTTTATTTTATTATTTTCTATCTTTTGAACATAAAGTTCTTGATGTAAAATATAAGAAGTCAAATGAACTGTGATTGATTTTTCATCAACCAATCCAGTCCAATAATCAGGCAAATTGATTATATTCGAATTTATCAATCTACCGCGAGTATAAACTGCATTTTCTGGTCCTTCTAAACAACCGTGCCTTAATCTATATTTTTCCTTTGTTGGATGTGGAATATCAAATAACTTAAATGGTGCCGCAACTCCACCCGCAGCAGTAAACAATCCAAGTATAGTACAAGTACCAGTTACAAGTAATGTACCATTAATCATTTTTGCAGCATTTGTAATATGAGAACCATTATTAAGTTTTACACCATTTGATATATCTGCTCCATTTTTAGTCGAAACACCATTAAAAATAGAAGCACCATTAAAGGTAGAAAGACCAAAAACATTTAAGTTGCCTAAAAGATTTGTAATACCTGTAACTTCCAAAGATACTGGAAGTGCAATTGAAATCGGTGGTCCAATCATACAAGCCGCTCTTGCTACTCCTATTTGAGCGGGCATTCCAATATAAACAGGACCATTCAAAACAGCAGTTCCTGGAAGTAATCTAGAACTAGCAGCCAAAAATGAAGTATCAACTTGCCCAACAACTAGTTTTTCGCCAACATTCGCAATTGTTAAATCAGCCATTAGTTACATATAGATTTGAAGAAATCTTTGAATTTTTTAATTGCTGCTAATACTTGTCCCAAGAGTGAAGAAGATGCCGCATCTACACCACTTGAAATTGTAGTTTGAGTACTTGCAGAAATATCAGTATAAGCGCCAGCAATATTAACTCCTTGTGCCGCTGCGATTGTTGCAGCGCCACTCGATTGGACTTCTACATTTGGACCACTTATTTTTACAATTTTAGAACCTTGAATTGTTACTTCTCCTTCTGATCCATCAACACCAATAATGCGAATATTCTTTGCTTCAAGAATAATAGTTCCATTAAGTGCTCTCAAATGAATATCACCATTTACCGCATCAATTACTTTTGCTGGTGTTTTATCGTCTGCGATTTTATGCCCTACAACTTCACTTGAAGTTTTATTTACAACAAAATTAGAATTTCCATTCTCGTAAATGATAAGTCCTTGTCCCTTATCAGTAGTACAAGCAATATCTATTTTTCCATTTTTAGCACTATCTGTCCCTGCTTCAATTCTAAATCCTGGAAGTTGTCTAGCAAATGGGTTTCTCATACGCAATCTATTACTGTTTTAATTCCTACTGTTGATATTCTTTTCTGATCTATTAAATCATAAGGTTTATTGATTGAAATATAAGTAGGATAATATTTCATAAGTGGAACAAATGCCGCACCAATACCTGTGTTTGTATTTATAGTAAGATCTGGTGGTTCTTCAAATCCACAAATTGGATTATTTAATGGCGTTACATCTATAATTGCTCCGCTATTTGGTGAAACAATAGGAGTATAAGTATTTTTACCATCAGTAATTTTATCACCAGTTGTATATCCATAACCAGGTGATATGACTATTATTTTTTCAATACAACCAGTTACATCAGTTCTTATACCTGGTGTAATAGGAGGTGTAGATACGGCCTTAATAAGAACCGAGACATATGCCTTTTTATTATCAAGTGTTAAAGTAAATATTGCATTACTAGTAATTATATCTTTATTTGTTTGAATTAATATTTGTGATTTTTGTTGTATAACCTTAAAAGATCCTTTTAATGGAGAATTTGATAAAAGATTTCCATCAATTCCAGTAATTGAATATGAAACCAAAGTATTATCTGGTATTTCTTTTGTATCTAATTTAATTGCAAATGCTTCTCCTGCAGTAACAAAATCACGAGAAGAACTTAAAGAATATTGAGATGATCTGGTAATCGTTTCTTTCTTTTTAATTAAAACATCAACAAACTTACTATAATCATTTAATTTTAATGTAAATAACTCTCGATTATATAAAAGATTATCTTTGGTTTTAATTGGTAATGTAGATGTTTTATTGTTTATAATAAATGATCCAGTCAAATCTTTATCAATTTCTTCTCTACGAACACCACTAATCGTATAATTAATTTTAGTTCCGTCCGTTGCATTATCAGTAATTAAAGAGATCACAAAATCATCTCCTTCCGTAACTACATTTTTAGAAGAAATTAATCTCAAAGATATAAATGATTTGGGGGTATTAGCGCCATCACCAGTAGTACCAATACCAGTACCACCACCAGTAGTACCAATTCCTGGACTAGTACCATCAGGGCCAGTAGTACCAATACCAGTATAATTTCCAGGACAATAACCAAAACCATAATTGGTTACATAAATTGAAGAAACTTTTCCATTTTCGATAATTGCATTTGCTGTTGCGCCATTTCCATATCCACTATTATCTACAATCATTACAGTTGGTTCTACTGTATATCCAAATCCACCATTAGATACTTCAACTGAAAAAATTGAACCATTTGAACCAACAACAGGAACTGCATTTGCACCAATACCATCACCAACAATTCTTACAATTGGCGGAATACAATTTGGATATCTCACTCCAGGAGGTAATGGAATAATATCATTTTGAGATGTTGGATTTGATACTTTTTGATTGCAGTTATTATATAATGAATTAAATCTTCCATTAATACCACCATAAAGTGGCGTTTCTCCAATTGCTGCTTCAATAGAACCTAAACCATCACTAATTCCATTCAATATATTTACATTTGAAACCATTTTTTGCCAATCATCAGCATCCTTTTCGTTTGGTCCAAATTTAGCAGCCCAAACACTTGGCGTTTTACAAGCAAGTCCAGTACACTCAAGAAAACTTAAAATTTGTGATGCTAAAGAACTTGCTTGATTTAGAATATTAGAAATTGAAGAAAGACCACCAGTAAGCCAACTAATTCCAGACATAATACCGGAAAGTGCATTTTCAATATCATTCATCAATCTTGAAAGAATACCAGCAGTCAATTGCTCAATTGCACACGCAGGTGCATTAATTGGATTAACTAAATCATTAAAAATATCTTCAAGAAAATTAAGAAGACTAGCAGGAAGTTTTTCTAGAATACAAAAAATTATATCTAAAATTTTCTTCATCGCCTCCAAAATATATACTTGTTGTGGTATTGGAACTATCAATCCAACCAGTTTAGTAAATAATTTAGTAATACATTTAAAAATAGTTCCTCTTAAATTATTAATAATTAATTTTACAATTCCAAGAACTTGACTTGCAGTTTTTTTAATTAAATTTTTAACATTTACGACTTCATTTAATACTGGATCAATAAAAGCGTGTAGATATCTATCAAGACCGTTTGTAACTGAAACAAAATCTTGTATTATTTGTGTAATTTGACCGATTAAATTATTTTCGCATCCATTTGGTCTAGTTAAAGTAATGTCTGCTTTTTTTTCTACCGCCAAAGTAGATGCAGCAGGTATTCCCGGTTTAATACCTGCGATCTTATCACCATATTGTGGTGTTGCTGAAACATTTGTAGTAAATGAACTTGAAAATCCAAAATCAGAATTAAAAGCAATATTTGTTATATCTTTTTGCGAAAGAGGAGAAGTTTCTACATCTCCTAAATTTTTTGAATTTCTACTATCTCTTTGTGATGGTTTAACTAAATTACCAGGATGACCGGTGAAGGGTTTAAATCTTGAACTTTTTTCTTTTGCTATAGCATCTTCTGTTTGTAAATTTTTAGTTCCTTCACTACGATAAAGCAATCCAAAAATTACTGGTTGTTGTCCGTCATCTCCATCCAAGAAAAATCCAAAACAAGTTTCACCACCTCTTAAATGTATAGTTCCTCCTATTCCTCCCTGCGAACTTCCAAAAGAAGGATCTAATAGTATTTGTGCCCAAGGTAAATCTTCATCAGGAAGAATATTTCCATCAAAAGAATGATATCCAATAATTCTAACTTTACATCTTGCTCCCCAAGTTCCTTCAATAGATATTTCAGATTTTTCCGCCCAAACAGATGTATGTGCTACTTGACCAATCCACCAAGTAAAACCATCTTTTCCAATATAATTAGATTTTAAAAGTGCCTCTTCAATCATTTTTATTTAAAATATATTATTAGATCCATATAGACCATAACTATCACGAATTAATCTTAAACTAGTAATCATTTGTCCTCCTTCAAAATGATGTCTTAATCCTTTAATTAAATAATTTCCACTTTGTTCGTCGTCATTTTCTTTATTATCTGTGCTATCTATTCTTGGTAACATTACATTAATAATAGTTCCAATTTTCAAAGAAACATTACAAGGTACAACCATATTTAGTGCTTGTGTAAACAAAATATTATATCTTGAATATGACTTAGCCATATCGGCACCACTTCTTAATTTATTAGAAATTGAACCATTACTATTTAATGCACCTCGATCTGAAACACGAACCATAATGCGGCTAATACTATCACCAAATTCATCAGAAACTGCAATATTATTATTTCCTAATTTATTTCCAATTTCATCCTTTAGTACATATTTGTATATATCCAAACTGTTTGAATATAAGTCATAAAAATAACTTTTGTTTGCATACATACCAACTCGTAATGCTTTCATCAAATCTTGATTTTTTTCAAATCCATAATTTAAGATTTTAAATTCGTTTGCTTGAGTATTATTTTCTATAACTTGTGTATAAGTATAAGTTATTATTTTTTCTTTATCTGCACTTTGATTTTGTATTTGAGTATTTGAAACTAAACTATCAATACTTCTATAATTAAATCCATCTTTGTTTTCATAAAATAAAAATCCAGCAGTTCCCTTTGCATCTGCATATTCTCCTTCACCAGATGTTCCACCTCCACCTGATGTTGTAGGTACGGATTTTGGTCCCAACCAAGTTAAAATGTGAAATGGTTTTTTGTTATTTGAAATAAAAGAATAACTATTTGATGTTACTTCTATATTTTTATTATCAAATTTTTTTGTATTTAAAACATTTTTTAGTATATCTTTTACGTGTATATCAATTGTTGCATCATTATATTTTTTTTCGCATCTTGATGTTTCATTTGAAAGTGCTTCAAGTGAAACCATATGTAAAGTGAAAGTTTCATTTTGTGTTTGTGCGTCTAAACCAGTTACTTTAGTTACATATAATGCATTATCGCCATCTAATAAAAATTCCCCAAATGCAGTATCGACACTAATTGCAACTTTTTCACCACCACGGATTGGAAGAATATTAAACAACGAAGAAGAATTTGTTATTTGTGCGATTGCAGTTATACAAGGAGATAACAAATCTTCAAAATAATCAAAAAACAATAGTGAGTTAGTTATATCAACTTTATTTTTACCATCTAATGATTGTATACCAAAATAATTTGGTCTAAATGCGCCGACTGCGATAGACATTATGATCCAGAAAGAGTAGTAAGTAATAATGTTTTGACTAAACTATTTACCACCTGACCTTCACTTGGTCCAGGAAGAATTACAGTTCCGCCTCCTCCGCCACCACCAACAGGAATAAATACTGGTTTTTGTTGTTGTCCACCTCCACCACCTTGACCTCCTCCCATCATTATAGGCATTATGGTTACACTTGATTGTTGTTGATTGTATGTTGGATATTGCTGTATTGATTGTTGTGGTGTAGGAACTACTTGCGGTGGTATTATTTTTTGTTGTTTTATATATTTTTGATAATCATTATACATTTTCCCAACCACCATTTTTTTATCACCTTGAATATTATCAATCCCTTCTTTGTATTTTTCTGGACTTTTTACCATTTCTTGTATTTTGGTGTCTTTATAAAGTTCCGATGGTTGAAGTTCTGGTTTAATTCCTGTAATTTGTTTTTGTTCTGCAAAAAATTGTTGTCCTGTTTTTGGTTTTTGTTGATAATCAGTAGAAACTTCCCCTAGTTTTTTATCTGCATCTGTTTTTGTTTTTTTCTCTTGACTTTTCTTTACTTTAACTTGTCCTCCAAATCTAAAATAACTATCAGCAACTCCACGACCATCTACTGCTTTTGTTCCTGGTCCACCTGGTCTATATTCAAAGTGAACGTGAGCTCCCTTAGAACGTCCTGTGTTTCCCTGATTTCCAATGACTGTTCCTGCTTCTATTCTTTGTCCTTTTTTCACCTCCACTTTACTCAAATGACCGTAAAAAGTTTCTGCTCCATTATCGTGTTTAACAGCAACCCAATTTCCATATCCACCTTCATAACCAGTATCAATAATTCCTGGTTGTATGACTGATACAGGAGCAGATGCAGATGGACTTGCAAAATCTACTCCACTATGCATTCTTTTCCATCTCCAACCAAAAGCTGAAGTAAAATTTGATGATGGTTTATCTCCACCTTCCGCAGAATATGTTTCTTCTGCTTCGATTTGTTGTTGGTCTTTCTGTTGCGTATCATAAGAAGTTTCAACAGAACCAATAACATCTTCCATTGGTTGATTTCCACTCTGTTCTACAGTTCCAAATAAACCAGAAGAAATACCTTGTTCAAATTTACTTACAGCAGAACTAAATTTGCTTACCATATCACCAAAATTACCACTATTAGCTGCTGCTCCTTTTTGTTTTGTTTCTTGTTTTTTTAGTCTTTCGTCTAATTTTTTCTTTATAGAACTTCCGCCTTCATATACTCTATCAGCAGCATAACCACCTAAAAATCCACCAGCCATACTTCCAAGTACAAATCCAACTCCAGGTATTGGAATAAGTGTCTGACCTATTACACCACCAAGTAAACTTCCAGCAAGAGAACCGCCAGCACCTGCTGCTGCTTTTCCTACACTTTCCCCTTCTTGCAATCCAGTCGCAAAATCAAGTCCAGCGAATAAAGCATTTACAACTCCTACTGCTCTTATTCCACCAAGTTTTAATTTTGAACCTCTCACTACTGGTTTTGGTACTTTTATTTTTTTTGGTACTTTTCCTGGTTTTCCTGTTTTTCCTTTTGATGGAAACATATTTCCCAAGAAACCAGCAACATCAAGTGCTCCACTTGCAAGTGATCTTAATAATCCACCAGGTGCTCCAAATGATGATGCAATATTTAAATTTGCAAGTTCTTTTATTTTTTTCTTTTCTGGAAGTTTAAGTTTTTCAAGTTCGACAGTTTTGAATTGCAAAAATTGATTAAACTGAACTAATTCTTTTTGTACCTTAGGTAAAGTTTTTGTTCCTTTTGCAAAAAGAACAATATTATTAGAAGCAGAAACAAGTGGCGAAGAAAGTAATTTAGCCATTATCCGTCCACAATATTATAAACCATTCTTGAATAAAGAACTAAAAAATTATCAGTATTTGTAGCAGACAGAAATGGAACACTAGGACCAGATTGTGGTGTTGGAGATGGAGCAGAAATATCCCCACCGCCTGGTGATTGTTGTGCCTGTTGCTCACCACCACCACTCATATCAATAGGAAGATAGTTCACTTGAGGTTTTTGTTGTGCTGGTTGAGAGACAGTTGATACTCTTTGTGCTACTTGTGCTTGTGCTGATGGTGCTGCTTGTGCTTGTGCTGGTGGTGCTGATGATGCCTGTACTGCTGGTTGTGCTACGAATCCTTCCTTTTTAATTTTTTCTAGATTTTTTTGATACACCTGAAGTGTAGATCCAGCTGTATTTTTTGATTGACCATGAAATTGAGTAAAACTCGCCCATTCTTGACCAAGAAGATCAATATCTTTTTTACTTAAAGGTTTTGTTGGGTCAATCCCTCTTCCTCTTGCAAGTGTAAGAATTATTTCATTTTGAACTTCTGGACTAAATTTTTGATCTCTATTGAATTTTCTAGAGTCAAGTAATCCTTTGAGTGTATCTGGCATTAGTTGTGGAGCACCGGTTGCACTAGAATTATATTTGTCCTTTGCATAAGGAATAACTCCACCACCCAATCTATTAGGAATACGATCACTACCTCCCAATTTTGATGCATCATACACTTCCCCCAATGTCATTTCAGTCAATTTTGGAACTTTTTTCCCTCCGTATACAGTAGTGTAATCAGCTCCCTCTTGTTGCATTACAGTTTGCACTAATGCCATTTCTTCTGCTGTTTTTGTTCCACCAGGAGAAGCTTGGATATTACTATCAGGAGCACCAGGAGTAGCACCAGGAGTTGCCTTTGGTTTTTCTATTTTTCCAGTACTTCCGCCACCACCCCCAGAAGACCCAGACGTTTTCTTACCAGAACTACCTTTAACTAAACTATCAATTGCTTTTGAAAATCTATCAATAACAGCAGTCAATCCATCAAGTAAATTTCCAGGTATTTCTGGAGCAGGACTTCCAGGTTGAACTGCATCACTTCCCGAAAGAGCGTTTGTTGCAGCAGCACCAGCAGCACCCAATCCAAGAGCACCAGCGCCAAGAGCAAGCATTTTGCCTCCTCTCATTCTTCTGTTAAGTCCTCTTGGCGCTGTTTTTTTCAATCCACCACCAGGAACATCAACATCAAGATTGATGCCCCCGCCACCAGATGGACTTGCTTTTGGAAGATTTGATAATTGTTTTACAATTTTAATAATTACTTGACGAATAAGTTTTGCAACTTCAAAACTGTCGGTAAATGATTTTTGAAGTGCTTTTAAATTATCTCTTAAACCTTCTACAAATTTTCTTTTTCCAAAAAATTGAATAAATCCTATTACATCTCTATAAAGACCTAAAATCTTTTGAAGTATGCCTGTTGGTTTTGCTTCATCTACTTTTTTAATTCGGTCTTGATAATCTTTTGAAAAATTACTAATAGATTTACTAATAACATTTGTAACTGAATTATTGATTGTCTGTGCTTGATTATTGAAATTACTAACTACTCCAGTAGATATTGACTTTACAATACTACTAACGTCTACTGGTGATGGTTGAACTCCTGCTCTTTGAAAATTAACAATCTTATTTGCTGCTGATCCAAGTACACCTGCACCTACAGAAGAACCACCAGAAATAAAATTCTGCGCTCTTAAAAGATTAGGCTTCTTTTTTCCTGTAATAACTTCGGGATTAATAACAGAACTAAGAGCCATTTGATTGTTGTTGTTTGAGATTTTCTTCTTCTATATGTTGTTGCAATAATGTAACATAAATGTCTCTCTCCCAAGGAATTAGATTTTCTATTTCCGTCAAAGAATATTTATGATACTGCATCAAAGCAAAGTTAAGCCTAAAATATGACTCCAATTCCATATGAGCCATAATCAGCCGAAAAAACTGGTTAATCCCTCCAACGTAACTTCGCTTTCTACTTTTGTATTTGGATTAGTTACTTTGATAGTATGTGCAAGTTTCGGCATTGTTTCAAAGAATGTTTCAATTTCTTTGAATTGCTGTGCCGTTAAAGTTTCAATCCAATCCTTTAATTCTTTTGATGTGCAATCTGCTGCTGCCCAACTATCTTCTTGCGAAAACACTACATCAATACAAGATGAAATAATATCAAAAGATTTATCAATATTTGAAATTGTTTTTTCTTCACTAAAATCAAAGTTAGACTTAATAAATTGTTCTAATGAAGGATATTTCATTCTTAACGTCAATTTATCATCAAGACGAATATCGGTTGTGTGCTTTTCATTTCTTTGAACTTGTATTTCATCAATATAAATTTTTACAGGAACTTCGGTTACTCCATCATCACTACAAGTAATAATCAAATCAACACTTTCTCCAACAGATTTACCACGAATATTCAAGAAAATATATTCAATATCAAAAGTAGGTAGTTCTTCTACTTTAATTAATCTAGTTAAAATACAATCCTTTAATACTTGCTTAATTGCATTTGTAATCTGTTTTGTATCTTGACTTTCAAGTGCTAAAAGTAATATTTTTTCTTCTTTTACGAGAAATGGACGATATTTAACTGATTTTCCTGTTGATGGTAAAATCAATTCATATTGTGGTGTTGAAATCTTAGGCAGGGTCATTTTATATATCTTCAGTAATGTTATTTATTATTTCCTAGAACCATTATTTTTTTCAATTAGGTATCTTGCATAACTAAAAGAAACTGTCGTTTTTGTAATCGTACTTCCTTCATAAGATAATGGAAGTGCTGTAATATTTGTAGGAAATGAGTCGATCATTCTATAAGTTATTGTGGGTTGTGTAATTGTTGGACCACCTGGTTCATTTGGATTTTCCAAAAAGTCCCTTTCAAATTTAGTTACAGAAATAATTCTTTTATAAGTATCTGGATATTTAAATCTAAAAAAATCTTGACTATCTTTTGCATTTCCTTGTCCGGTTGCATCTGCAGAAACAATACCAGATGAATTATAAATTGGATTAATATAATTCATCCATTCTTCAAATAAACGAATTATTTTATAATCATAATCAACATAAAAAGTCATCGTAAAATCTGGATATATTCTTCTTGTTGGAAATCTTTCTATAATTCCTTGACGGCTTCCACTTTCTTCAGCCATATCAAATGTTGCACCAGGAAGTGCAGTTTCGCTACAAAAAAAATCAAATGTATTTGCGGTTCTTACATCATTAGTTAATCCACAAGTCGATAACCAACCCATCAAATCCCTATCATAATTAGTAAGATGAAGAGATACTTTAAATTGACTTGTAACTGAAAGTTTTCCAAATATATCCCTTGCACCTGGAAGTGACCCATCCGGTGATGGGGTAGTCATTCTAATGTATAATGGACCTATATCTGGTTTTCCTTTTTTTGGAGCAGTAGCCATCTAAATATGTTGATGGAATTGTTATATTATATGTATGTCTGCAAATAAAAATTACAAACAGGGAAAGTTCAAACCAAAGCATCCAGAAAAATATAATGGAGACCCAACAAATATTATATACCGTAGTTCTTATGAACTCAAAATGTTTCATTATTGTGATTTGACTGAAAATATAATTTCATATCAAAGTGAAGAATTTTGGGTTCCTTATGTATCACCAGTAGACAAAAAAGTACATAGATATTTTCCAGATATGAAACTGAAATATAAAGATAAAGACGGAAATATAAGAATAGTAGTTGTAGAAATTAAACCAGCTAAAGATTTAAAAGAACCACCCACAAATCCACCAAACCGAACAAAATCTTGGGCATATGCAGTTAAAACTTGGGTAGTAAATCAAGCAAAATGGGAAGCTTGTCGTGAATATTGTAAAGATAGAAACTGGGAATTTCGTATTTTTACCGAACGTGATTTGGGCATTCAAATATGATTGCCGATAAAATACTTAAAGAAGCAGGTAAAAAATTTCGTTCTGCATCTTGGTATACGAATGCCTTGATGAATGAACTATCAAATCAAGAAAAAGATATAAATCAAATTGATACTGATTTTATTATTCCTGGTGATTTGGTGTTTTTTATGTATTCTGCAAAATATCCACAAAAATATCTATTCTGGGATAGACAACCATTAACTTATATTATAAATGTAAATCCAAGACAAGGATTATTTTTTGGTTCCAATCTTCATTATCTAAATCCACAATATCGTGGAGGTGTTGCTGCTTCATACATAAATAAAGCAGGAAACGTGAATGCACCAAGAAAAACATTACATAATTATCTTTTTTCTGGTGTGAGTAGTAATTTTTTCAAGGTCCCTGAAAGTGAGTGGAGAGAAGTATCTTTACTTCCAACCGAAAGATTTGTTGATAAAAGAGGACAACCAGTATTCAAATCCAGAGTTTGGGATTATCCAGATAACCAATCGGCACCATAAATGGCTGAAAAAGCAGTAAGTAATGACTTTCACCCAATACCACCACCAGTCTTCTCACTTCCGGGGCAAGAAGAAAAAATACAGCTTACTTATGACCCAACTAATGGAAATACAAAGCTTTATAAAATAGTTTATTTTAATGGTGCAGTAACAGGAAAAACCGAGATTTATACAAATGGAGTATGGAGTATTACTGGAATTGGTGTAATATCAGACTCAAAACAAAGAATAACAGTACACGATAAAGTAATTAATTCAATTACAAATGCAAAAAATATAAGTGGAACTGGTATTCTTCCTGGGTTTATAGTAAATAAAGCAGGTTCACAAGATACTGGGATAGGAGGAGTAATATCACCAACTGCACCAAGTACACTTCAACAAATTGGTAATATTGGAAAAGCTATTATAGAAATTGTTACAGACCCAATCGGTGCATTAACACCCTTTGATGTTTCTGGAACTGCTTTCGGTGATGCAAATGAAAAAAGATTATTTGGTGATAAAAAACTTCTCATATATCCAATTGATATGATTACATCACAACAAGATAGATTGGAAATTTCACAATTTAGATATAAACCAACAGGAGCAGAAAGTATATTTAATAACCCAGCAAAAGTGATTCAAGAAAATATACAAAGAAATAGTGCATTGTCTGATTTTATTGGGATGAGCGTTTTACCAATTCCAAATGGCGTGTCTGATGGTAATAATGTTTCTTGGGGAGCAGACCAAATGAATTCATTAACCGCAGGTGCAACTGGATTAGCATTAACAAAGATGGGTACTTATGCAGCTACTGGTGGTGGTGTTGGTAGTCTTGCTGCTGCATTAAAAGTATTAACAAAGGGTCAAAGTCCACTTGGCGTTTTAGATGCAGTCAAAGGAGGAATGTCTGCAAATTTATATGGAGATTTATTAAGTGAAGCAGTTAAGAGTGCTGCTGCAAAAGGTACAGCAGCATCTGCATTTGCATCACAAGTTCTTAAAATGGCGCAATTTGAAGTATCACCAGAAAGCATTTTAGCAAGAGGCTTTGGTATTATACCAAACTCAAACTTGGAACTTTTATTTAATAGTCCAGAACTTCGTCAATTTTCATTTTCTTATCGTATGAGCCCAAGAAGTAAAGAAGAAGCAAGAAATGTAAAAAGAATTATTCGTTTTTTCAAGCAAGGTATGGCTCCAAGAAAACAAACCGGTCAAGCAGGTCAAGCATCATTTTTTCTTGGAACACCAAATGTATTTAAACTTAGATACAAAACAGGAAAAGATAAACCCATTTCAGGATTAAATAAATTTAAAGTTTGTGCCTTGACTGGATTTTCTGTAAATTATGCACCAGAAGGAAATTGGGCTGCTTATGATGAAGGACAACCAGTCACTTTAACTATGGCGATGCAATTTTCAGAACTTGAACCAATTTATAATACTGACTATAAAACAGATATATTCAGCACAAGAACTAGTGATTTGGATTCAGTACAAGACGACGATGTAGGTTATTAAAATGGGATACTTCAAAGAACTACCAAATTTACAATATCTTTCTCGTTTGACGAATTCAAATTCAAATGAGAATTATATTACTGTTAAAAATATTTTCAAAAGAGCAGCAATTAGAAGTGATATCATAAATGTTATTACTGCTTTTGTTTATTATCAAATTACAGATAACGAAAGACCAGAACAAGTCGCAAGTAAAGTTTATGAAAATCCAGAACTAGATTGGATAGTTTTACACACAAATAATATCACAAACGTAAGAGAGCAATGGCCATTAAGTAATCAAGATTTATATAATTATATGTTAGACAAATATGGATCTGATGGAAATATAGCAAATATTCATCATTATGAAACTATTCAAATTTTAGATGATTTCAAAAGACTTATAGTTCCCGCAGGATTAAAAGTTGATTCAAATTTTCAAGTTACATACGCAAAAACTGATTATAGTTTAATAACTACAAATCCCACACAACCAATCACAAATTATGAATATGAAGTAAAAATAAATGAAGAAAAAAGACAAATTAGATTAATAAGACCCGAGTATATATCAGTAATGGTAAGCGATTTGAAAAATATTATGAAATATGATCGTTCTTCTAATTACCTTAGTCAATCATCAAAATCAACATATAATCCAAGATTAACTGGAGTATAAAAACCTTACAAACAAAAAAATCCCCCAAAATTTTTCTCGGGGGATAAGGTAATTAAAAGTTAATTTTCGAAATCAACTTTCAGCTAATTTTTGAAAGTATGATAAGGTATCATCTTCATCTTCATCGACAGGACTAGATTTTGAGGACGAAGTAGTTTTTACTGTGGGTTCAAACTCTTCTTCTTCATCAATAGTTTCTGGGTCTTGACGTTTTGTTGCAGTTTTAGTTCCAAGAACAGAATCCAAACGCTTCTTTAAATCCAAATAAGGCTTAAAGTTTTTCTCATCTGTAAATTCATTTAGATCATTAAGTGATTTATAGATGGTTTCTAGTTCATCATCATTATCTAAAAGTGGGCAGGGTTCAGCAAACTCCGACTTATCATAGTTCCAATAACCTTCCACTTTACGAAGTTTCAGTTTGAAGTTTGCACCTTCCCAAAAATCAAATGCATTAATAGGTTTCTCGTCATCAAACTCTGGCTTCATCGCAGCCATAATTTTATCAAATACTTTCTTACCAAACTTATAAAGAAATACCTTACCTTCATTTTCAGGTGCAACAGGGTCTTTTACGACATATATGTTTGCGTAATAAGAAAGTTTACGTTTACGATCACGAACGATATTTTGATTATCTTTACTTCCAGTATTCCATAATTCACGATTTGCTTCACAAACCGGACATTGCCCTTTATTAGTAGTTAAACAATTATCAATCAACCAACCACCAGGTCCTTGAAATGCGTGAGACCAAACCTGTGCCCAAGGTAATTCACAACCAGAAGGAGCAGGAAGAAAACGAATTACAGCAGAACCAGTACCACCTTTATCCATCGCAGGTTTCCAAAAACGATTATCATCTTTAGAACCAGTTTCATTTAGTTTTTCAACTTGTTTGATAAGTTTCTCGGTTAAAGAACCCATCTTTGATTGCTTTTTAAGATCTTGAAAACTCATATATTCTCCGTATTAATTGTATTGGGATATATTGGACCTATTTATTATAGCAGATATACCTTCAATCGTCAAGTGTTTTTTCAAGTCCATTAATAGTTCTTTCCATCATTTTAAAAAAAGAATCAAATCCTTTCTTTTTATCAAATCCAAGAAACTCAACAGAATCGAGCATATTTTCTTTCATTTCTATTGCTTCTGGGTCATCTGAAAGTGAAAGTCTAAAAATAAAAAGTTTTTGTTTTTCTAAAAAGTCTTTCATCAAAATTAAATGTCCTCTTTTTTGTTCATTATCATAAAAAGGAACGTACATCATTTCTTGATAAAGTTTTTTCTGCATATTTTCAAGTTCTTTCATATCGTTTCTAACTAAATCCGAGTCAAAAAACTTACTCATAATATAACCTCTTTAAGTATAGTTTTATACTTTGATGCATCAATATTTAGAAAAGGTTTGTATTTAAAAATTCTCAAACTTACATAATTCCAAATTGGATCAGTAAGTTTTTTATCAAAATCTTTAACAAAATTTAATAATATATCTAATATTGTAATTGTTTCTATGGTAATACTTTTTTGTAAATATTTTTTCAGTATTTCTGGGTGATTTCCAGTTTTACAATCAAATAAAGATTCAAAGTTTTTTTTATTCATAAAACTTTCAGTTTCAGATTTAAACAAATAAGACAAGCTTTGTGTCTTCTTTAACCATTCCTTATACACATCTTCACCTTCACGAATAATATCTCCTATCCAAAGTCGTTCTGGGTCATTACAGTCTACAAAATTTGCTACAAAATATGCTTTGATTTCTTCGTCTTTTTTTTGCCTCGAAATTCTTTCGAAAAAATATCGATCTTTTCTTTTATAAAAACTTTCTTTTGATGCACGACTTCTTCCACAATACTTATGATAATCGTAGGTTTTTTTTGTAAAGTGATTTTTAAATGCTAAGTAAGTTTTATATACTTCAAAATCAGTCACAGAGGCAGTTTTGCTTTTGTAGTTTTCTTTAAAAAATTAAGTTCAATAGCATCGCACTTAATTTTTTCTTTAAGTGGTTTTGAAACAAGTTTTGATATTGTATCAAGTTCAATATTTTGAACTTCGCAATATGTTACAATTGCATCAATATAATTGACCTGTGTGTTTTTTACAATATCTTCAATTTCTTGTGCGAACTTTTGCGGACACAAAAATTTAGCATTTAATTCTTCTTTAATTTCTTCATTCATAGGTTTGAAGTTTATCTCTAACAAATTCTCTAATATATTTGATGAGTAATTTGATATACTTTTCTTTGTCGTATTCTTCATAAACAACACATTCTCCATTTTCACAAGCCATAATAATGACTAACTTCTTTACCATTATACCAGTAAGTTCATATAACATGCAACTATATGCTACACACTGCACGAAATAATGCTCAATCCATTCTTTTGGTTTTGGTTTTGCAGAAGTCTTAAAGTCAATAACAGCCAATTCGCCATTATATTCTGCTATACAATCAACTGTTCCGGCAATTCCAAGAACTTTACTGTATAATGATTTTTCAAGAGCATGAATATTATTTATATTATTTAATTCTGGTTTAGCAATCTTAAATAAAAATTGCGATAAAGGTTGAACTTCTGGAAGTTCTGAAATATTATGCAGATAATTTTCTACCAATGTATGCATATCAGTTCCACGACTGGTTGCTGCTTTGGTAATCTTATCTGCTGCTGCTTCGCCAATTTTCTTTCTCCAATTAATAAAAATCTGACGATTAATATAACTAGTAACAGAGGTAATAGAAACAAGACGATGCAAAACATCATCTTCTGGTACTTTATAATATCTTACACTATCAATCGTTTCCCTTTCTAATTCGGGAAGTTTTATATCAAGATGATTAAAATTCACATTCCTACTTCCAATTTTGCGAGTATGTACTCTTTAACAATTCCTGAGCGAACAATATCATCAACTCCAAACTCAACAATATCAAAGGAAGACATTTTTTTCAAAATATTCATAAAATCAATAATACCATTTCGTTCATTTGTTTTTAATAAATCACTTTGTGATGCATCACCACAGAACATAATCTTTGTATTTTCTCCAACTCTTGTAATAATAGAGTCCATTTCGTGAAATGAGAGATTTGAAAATTCATCTACAATGATAATACAATTATCAAGAGTTGTTCCACGAATAAAAGAAGTGCTCCAAAAACTAATTGTTTCTTGTGCTTTTAAATTACCATAAAGCATTTCAAAATCAACATCAGAAGGCATCTGAAACATATATTTTACCATATTTTTGTATGGTATTTGATATAGTGATGATTTATCTTCGTGACTTCCAGGAAGAAATCCAATTTCACGAGTAGGTACAAGAGACCTTACAAGATATATTTTTTCAAAAGGTGTAACCTCTGAAAGTACATCACGTAAAGCATTGTACAATACACAAAATGTTTTTCCAGTTCCAGCAGTACCATAAGCAACCAAATGTTTACCTTCTGCATAAGATGTAAATAATCTTTTTTGATTTTCAGTTAATGGTTCAATATCTAAAAGTAATTCCGAACCAATTGGTTTTCTTCTTTTTGCTTGTTTTGCGGTCATACCAACCCCGATAGGTTGATTGTCGTTGCCTCTTCTTTTTCTAGCCATAAATTTTTATAGAGTTTTAATATTTGAGCCTGGCATTTTTTTTGCACGATGCAATACATCGTTCCATCCTGGATGTGACTTCTTTAATTTACTTTGCCAATCTCCTACTTCTCCAACACCGGCAACACCAGCAGACCAATCCTTATCCCAATCTTTATTCTCATCTCTCCACTGACCATACTCAAGCATAGTCATAGAAAGTTCTTTTGTTTCACCAGTTTCTTTGTGTTTAACGGGATATGTTGGCATTTTATAAAATAATATACGAAAGTATTTAGAATAACAGTGAAGGTGGTTCTTTACAAGCCCAATCAAGTGCTGATGCAATAGTTGGAAATTCATCCACAAAAATACACTTACATTTCTCTGCAATTTCCTTGTGCTCTGCCTGGGTTCCGTGAGCACTACGAAGGTCTATGTAATGTATCCAGGACCTTATACTCCCACTCATATAAAGACGTGTCTGGGTTGCCTGTGGAAGCACGAAGCGAGCACATTCCTTTGCGACACCGGCATCCAACATTCCCTGATAAAGTAAAATTGCTTCCTTGAAATGGTCTTCAATTCGGGTCTGAAAATAAGCACTCAAATCTTCCGGTAAATCATCGGTTGAGTTCTGACGATTTTTAGTATCCTGCCTTCGCAATTCTGGAACTGGAAGTTCTAATTGTAGTTCTGTGCTGTCGGCATATCTCTGTGAGAACTGCTGAAAAGTGAAACTACGATGACGAAGAATTTGTGTCGCAATCGCAAGTGAAGTATTGATTTCTAGTGTTACAAATGCGTGTTCAAAAATACTCCAATGTTGATTTTTGATACAATACTTTAGTAATCCTTCAAAACCCTGATTACTTTGATTTTTTGGATTACTTACACGAGCACAATAAGCAATATGTTGTTCTGCTTCTGGTGTGACTCTAATCAGTCTAACTGTCGGGGTTTTCATAATTACCAAATCCTTTTTTCTTTTTGTTATATTTTTTACGGGCAAGTAAAAGTATCGCATTATCAAGTGCTTTTTTCATATAGATAATCTCCTCTGCACTATAAAGACTTGGATTATCCAATGCTTTTTTTACCAGACGAATAGTTTCTTTATATCTCATTAGTCTTCCTCATCTTCAAAAACTTCATCATAGTCCTCTACATCACCAATGCGTGATGAAGCATTACTGTAATCATAAGCTCCCGGATCAGAATACACTTCTGCTTTGAGTGTTTCTGTTAAAAGTTCAAGGTTTTTAATGATGAGTTTGAGTTTGTCTCTATTCATAGGCTTTGATTATTTCTTTTTAATTATAGCACAAAAAAAGAGGGGCATCAACCCCTCTCATCTTCTATTAAACTAAAATATCTTTACATATTCGTTTACACGACTGCGTATCGTCATCACACTCAATTAAACAACTAAAATAATCATCTATCAAATCATTTTGCTCACTGGGTTCAGTTATGTGTTTCCATCCATTTAACTGATTATAAGAAATTAGATTGTTCATAAAATCCTCCTAAAAATCTATATCACATTTTTATTTATATGATTTGTTAGGATATCAACACAAAAGTTTAATATTTGATAATTTCAAAGACACCATCTTTTTCTACAAGTGCAGAACAAGTATCTGTCCAATCTCCAGCACACATATAAGTCGTTCCTTGATACTCACGAATATTTGCGTGATGAATATGTCCGGCAATCACACCATCATATTCTCCAATTTTTCTTACGTGATGTATCAAATCCATTTCATACTTATCAATAAACTTTTTACCTCTTGGAATTGATTTGAGAAAATTAATCAAAGAAAAACCAAAAGTCTTGTTTAGAAAAATATTCAGAGGTGTGATTGTTTCATATCCCCAGTTCATAAAATATTGCTTCCAGGAACCAGATGAGAACTCGGAATAAAAATCACCATGAATACATAAAAACTTTCTATTTTTTGTGCTGTGATGAATATAAGAATCACAGATGATAAGATTTTGATGTAAATAAGAAGAACTGGTATTTACATATTTTCTTGCGACTGCATCGTGATTACCAAGAATATAAACAACTTCTGTTCCTTTTCTAGACAATTCTAGAATTTTTTCAACTGCTTTTGTATGTTGAGTTTTCCATAGAGTATTATATTTTTCCATACAATATATGTCTATAATATCTCCGACCATTACAAGTTTTTTTGTATCAAGTTGATTTAGAAACTTGATAAACTTATCAATATTACATCGGTCGGTTCCGAGGTGAACATCTGAGATGAAGACAGTATCGTACATTATCGTTTTTTCTTTTCTGGTTTAGTTTGTCCATAAAGCCTTGGACTAATTTTACCATCAGTCCATTCAATTGAAATTATATTTTTATATAAGTCATAATAATAATCAAAGATATCTGCTTGAGAAACAGATTGGACTATATCATATTTTGTTTCTTCTTCTAAAATATAAGCCACAAGGTATGAATCAATTGGTAGGCTTTTATTTTTAGAAAGAGATTTTTCACAATCTTGATGTAGAATTTTCACATTAATCTCCTTTATTTTAACTACGACCACCCCAAACAATATCAGGATAAGTCTTGGAAACAATTTCTTTTGTAATTTTATATTTGGATTGGAGATTTTTATCTTTTACCAAACAAACAATTTCTGCTTCAAGTGGATGAAGACCCTCCAACATTTGAATAAACATCGTTTCTTTACGAAGAGCAGGAAGAGAATCATTCCCACCTTTAATAAAATTATAAAATCTCTTAAATTCTTTACGAATTGAAGTATGCCCTTCGGTCAAATCAGAAGCATTTCCAAGAGATGTAGTTTCATTATAATCCATCGTGCCTATCAAATTATCAACTTTATCACTCAAAGTTCCTCTGAATCTTTGTTCAGATTTTAAATTTGAATATGGAACCTGTCCAGGAGGAAGAATTGTAATTACGCTTTCATCGAAGTTCCATATAAAAAGTGCCTTCAACGAAGGATGCTCATACTTTTGCAGAACTTCTACTTTCTTTTGTTCTGTTTTCATTTTATTCACAAGATCAAAAATCTCAAATACAAATGGATTTGAAGGAAGATCAAGTAAAACTTCCTTGGTTTTTGGTATTGTGACTTTTTTTGTTACTGTTGTCATTGTCATTTTTTTATAAATTCAATATATTTTATATAGTATCTATCTATTCGTCATCATCTTCGTCATCTTCATCATTATCAAAATATCCTTCTTGAAATTTGACTGAAATTACTTCATCGGGAATTACATTTCCATCAGAATCAAAAAATTCAGGATGTAACCAACCACTATTTCTTGGTTCCGTTTCGAAGGAATGATTTTTTGCTAACCAACCGATAACTCCACCAACACATAAAAATAAAAAACTAACTAAACAAAATAAGGTGAGTTCTGGTGCGGTCATTTTATTTCTCCGAGAGATTTACGTTTTACGAATTACAGAAAGTTCAAAATTAAATCGTATTTCCCTTTGAAAAAGAGAAAAAACTTTGCCAAAATTGAACCTTTGTAGTGGAAGTTCTTCTGGAACCGTTTTCTCCCTCCTGCGAAGCATTAGTTCTACGCCACGATTTACATCGTGGTCTACATTCTTATTTATAGAAGACATTATAGCATATTATGTTCTTGTAGATGCTTAATTGTATCTGAACATCCGCCAAGATGTTTTTCATCACAAACTACTTGGGGAAAGGTTGAACCTTCTCCAAATTCAGCATAAAACTCATCTTTATTAAAATGAGTATTCAAATCATAAATGACTACCGAATGTCCTTTCTCTACTGATACGTGTTCTAAAATTTGTTTAATTTTATCACAATAAGGACAAAGCCTTTTCGAATAAACTACAAAAGTCATAAGATAAAAAGAATAGGGATAATAATTGCTAGATTTGAGATAATAAATGCCCTTACGTGTAATAAGGGCATAAAACTTTCAGATTCCATTAAGTTGACGTATTCATTCTTGGTTTGTACTTATATAGATTAGAATTCGTTTGTGGTTTCATCCATTTCATTATAACATCATATCGTTCTTCTGTAAAGAAATCTTGTTCGGCATACCACTCTTCCCAATTGATATGAGACTTAGAGTTATTACACCTTCTACAACAACATAATACATTTGTAATAAAGTCACTTCCACCTTTTGATTGCGGAACTATATGGTCTATTGTTAGATATTCTGTGCTTTCACAATAAGCACATTTATGTTTCCATTTATCTTTGATTGATTGTCTCCACATTCTCTTTGCATCTGATGAACTTGTTGCTTGTAAATTAAACAAGTAGTCCGAAGAAGAATTATAGAGTTCCATTTAGGAAAGCATCTGTCATTATTTATTATTATGAAAAACTCTTTGGAGTAAAATTTTTGGGGAGATTTTTTCCCCCCATTTTTGGATTTAACCTTCCGTTTTTAATTTGAGTATTTTATAAGGCATTCCCTCTTGGCATCACTTCTTCGGGAAAGTTGAAGTTTTCATGAGGTTGGTCTGCTGTTGATAACCATGCTCTAAGACCTTCATTAAGGAGGATATTTTTTGTGTAGAACGTCTCAAACTCTGGGTCCTCTGCCGCTCTAATCTCCTGACTAACAAAGTCGTATGCACGTAAATTAAGTGCAAGACCGATGATACCAATAGAACTAACCCAGAGACCCATAACTGGAACGAAAAGCATAAAAAAGTGCAACCAACGTTTATTACTAAAAGCAACACCGAAGATCTGACTCCAGAATCTGTTAGCAGTAACCATAGAGTACGTCTCTTCCTCTTGAGTCGGTTCAAAAGCCTTGAAAGTGTTTGCACCATCTCCATCCTCAAATAAAGTGTTTTCAACTGTTGCTCCATGAATAGCACAGAGCAATGCTCCACCAAGGATGCCCGCTACTCCCATCATGTGGAAAGGATTAAGCGTCCAGTTGTGGAAACCTTGAAGGAATAAAAGAAATCTAAAGATTGCTGCCACTCCAAAACTTGGAGCAAAGAACCAACTGGATTGTCCCAGTGGATAGATGAGAAATACTGAAACGAATACAGCAATAGGACCAGAGAACGCAATAGCATTATATGGTCTGATTCCCACTAAACGTGAAATTTCAAACTGACGTAGCATAAACCCGATCAGACTGAAGGCACCGTGGAGAGCAACAAAGGGCCAAAGTCCACCAAGTTGGAACCACCTGACAATATCGCCCTGAGCTTCAGGACCCCAGAGAAGCATAAGAGAATGACCCATAGAATCTGCTGGGGTCGATACTGCAGATGTTAAGAAGTTGCAACCTTCCAAATAACTAGAAGCAATACCGTGCGTATACCACGATGAAACAAACGAAGTTCCAGTCAACCAACCACCAAGAGCAAGATAAGCAGTGGGAAAAAGAAGGAGTCCAGACCATCCAACAAATATGAAACGATCCCGTTTAAGCCAGTCGTCGAGTACATCGAACCATCCTCGTTGTTGATTTGGAAATGAAAGTGTTGATGATGTCATTTAATTAAATCCTTTTGATTTTTGTTTTGTTTTTTTATCTAAGACTTCGCAATGAGATCTCAGAACATCAGGAATATTCCACCAGGCATTTCTAAGATCTTCGTAGTCACTATAAACTTCTGTTTTTCCTGTTGTATAGCATAACTTATAGTCATGTCTCACATAAGGTTCATTTGAAGTTTGTTCAAAAAATTCAGGTAGTCCCGTCATTACACGATCCTCTGGGGATAAGTTGCCTATCATAAAACTTTACAATTCAGTGGAAAAAATAGGGGTCTTATAAGACCCCTTTATTATAACATGTTTTTAGATCAACCGATTGCAGGTGCAGTAAGAGCAACAGGAGTTAACTCGGCAGCAGCAAGGTCCAAAGGAAAATTATGTGCATTTCTTTCATGCATCACTTCTAAACCGAGACCAGCACGATTAAGAATATCAGCCCAGGTGTTTACAACACGTCCCTGACTATCAACGATAGACTGGTTAAAATTAAATCCATTAAGGTTGAATGCCATCGTGGATACACCAAGAGCAGTGAACCAGATGCCTACAACAGGCCAGGCAGCAAGGAAGAAGTGAAGTGAACGTGAGTTGTTGAACGAAGCATATTGGAAAATAAGTCTTCCAAAGTATCCGTGAGCAGCAACAATATTATAGGTCTCTTCTTCTTGTCCAAACTTATAACCGTAGTTCTGACTTTCGGTTTCTGTGGTTTCACGAACCAATGAAGAGGTTACAAGTGAACCATGCATCGCAGAGAATAATGAACCACCGAAGACACCAGCAACTCCCATCATATGAAAAGGGTGCATAAGGATGTTGTGTTCTGCCTGGAATACCAACATATAGTTGAATGTGCCTGAGATACCCAAAGGCATCGCATCACTAAAAGAACCTTGACCAAAAGGATACACAAGGAATACAGCAGAGGCAGCAGCAACTGGTGCTGAATACGCAATACAGATCCAAGGACGCATACCTAATCGATAGCTAAGTTCCCATTCTCGTCCCATGTAAGCATAGATGCCAATGAGGAAGTGGAACACGACGAGTTGGAACGGACCCCCATTGTAGAGCCATTCATCAAGGGAAGCAGCTTCCCAAATTGGATAGAAATGTAGTCCGATTGCATTGGAGGAGGGGACAACGGCTCCTGAGATAATGTTGTTTCCATAGAGTAAAGATCCAGCGACAGGTTCACGAATACCATCTATGTCCACAGGAGGAGCACCGATGAAGGCAATAATGAAACATACAGTAGCAGCAAGTAATGTTGGAATACACAATACACCAAACCAACCAACATATAAACGATTGTCAGTTGAGGTTACCCACTCACAGAAATGATTCCATAAATTAGTAGTATTAGAGCGTGTAGCAATTGTAGCAGTAGTCATTGAATTAAAAGGGTAGTAAATATGAGTTCGGGGGAACGAACTGGTGACGATATTCCTACACCACCCTCCAGTGTAGGTAAAAAGACGTATTTGAATTCCCATAGGTCTTGGTTAGCGGGAATGTGAGGAATCGTAAAGTTTTATCTTCATTTCCTAACTTATTTAGTATAATACAATCTTAATAAAAGGTCAATCAGCATAAATACTCATCTTTATTTTTTCTGGACCAAGTATGAGACTGGCAGTGCTTCTTCATACTTTCACTTCTTTTATCCAAACTTTCTTGAGAAAAAACTTGATGTTCTCTTTTTTCCCTTATCTTTTGTAATAAAAGGTCAATAAGTAATAATTAATATTTACGATAATTCCTTACAAGTAAAAGCAAACCAAATATCCAATTTTGTTGCATTATCAACTCTTCTTATACAAAGAGTGAGCATATTTGGAGTTGCTCCTCCATATAAAGTTGACGGGCCCTCATCACTATCAGCATTTTTTCCAATAACAATTCCAGTATGTCTTAAAATAGAACTATTTTGTGTGAAGGTATTTCCCGCATTACTACTATACTTATCTTGATATATTCTATATTGTAATTTTGTTCCTAATGAAGTCCAATCAGGAATTGCTGCTCCAGCAATATTAATATTACCTTCATACCACTCATAGATGATAGTGCTTTGATTTGCATTATTATTTCCAAGTTGATAATCAACAATTTCTGCCAAGTCTGATGTAGTAGTTCCAGAACTATTCACTCTAATACTCATTACAGGTCTCATTGTATCATCCATAGTCCAACCACGATTTGTATGTGTTGCGTGATTGTTAAAGGCATATAAACTTCCTGCAGGTTCTTCAATAATTATAGTATTATTAAAAGTTGATATACCTACTGGAAGATATGAAAGATTTAGATTTACTGTTCCAACACCAACAGGTATATAAGGAACACCCAAGTTTTGTAAAATTCCACTTGAACCAACTTCTGTAATATGAGTATGTACTGGGTCTTGTGGAGTACTTGTGACTGATACTGTTGTTCCTACATTTACGTCACCAGTAATTGTAATATTAGAAGAACCTAATGATACTGGAAATGGATTAGCAAAACTTACTAATGTATTTCCTGCACCTGTAAGAATTACAGATTGTGATGGTTGGGGAAGAGGATTATATGACATATTAGATTAAAAACCAGTTAGAATTATTATAAAAATAAGTTAGGGATTGGTGATTGATATTCATAATCACCGAAGTATCATTCTCAACACTTTTACCAATACCTGCTTGAACTGTAATACTATATGTAGATATATTATTTCCCTCGTCTTTGACGATGATTTTTTTACCTATACTTGGAGATGTTGGAAGAACTATTGTTACAGGAACACTTGCATTTACTCCAATATAATCATCAGTATCTGTTGCCTGATAGTATGTAGTAACTCCTGTGATGGATACAATACTTGTAATACCAACACCATCAGCAGCGTCTCCTACCCACTTATTCAGAGACGCATTATATTTGAGAAAATAATTATCGGTCTTTGCAGTATTTCTATCAACATCGTCAAGAAATTCTAAACGAGTTTCACCACCACCACCTAATGTAGAAAGTTGTTGCTGAATACGATTAAGAAAAAGTTTATAATGATTTTGTAAGTCATCAAGTGTTGCAAAGTTTTGATTAAGAGGTGTGAGAGGGTCTAATGTTTTTTCTTGTGGTAGAATATTTAAGAGACCTTCAGTAATAACTTCTTCTTTGATTGGTTTCTTTTCTGCTTTTGATAAACGGTCATAATAATCCGGCAACTCATCAATATGTTGAGATGCTATGGTAGTTGCTAATTCTATATTTTTTGTATGTTCTTTCTCTACTTTTGTTCCTTTTTTGAGTTGATTTTTGATTTGAGGTAGAGGAACCTTATGCTTCTTTGCTAATTGCTCTGGGGTTTTATGAGGTTTAAGTTGCTCCCAGAAAAGTTTTTCAAATGAGTCTCCAATCAGAGAATCCATTTCTTCTTTTTGTTTTCTTTTTTCACTTCCAATTAAGGAAAAGAAATCAGAAAGTTGTGATTCTATATGATTATCAGACACTATTTACCTTAGATACTTTCTATGAAGATATTTATTCTAAACTCATTCCAGTTTTTTTTAATTCTTTATTAAGTATTTTGAGTTTTTCTTCAATTTTATTTTTTTGTTTTTCTTTTTTAAAAAATCTAGCGACACTTTTGTTTTTATTTTTTGGAAGATATATTCTCTTTTTAATCTCAGAAGCATTTTTTGTTACATATTCTACAGAATTCAATTTAAAAAATGTTATTACTTTTGTAGTATTTTTAAAATTCTTTGGATCAGTAAGTTTGATATTTCTTTTAATAGATTGTTGAAGTTTTTTAAATAATTTTTCATTTTCTGGAAAATGTGTATCAATATATTCATCGGATGCTGAAAGCATTCCATCCAATTTATATCTAATTTGAGAAAGTCTTGGATCATTTTTGGGATATCTTTCTCTTAGATGGTCAATATATTCTGGATTTTCTTCGGCAATTTTATTCAATTTATCTATTATCTCTTTATATTCCAATATTTCTTTAGCAGAAAAATTGACTCCTTTTGTTAAATCTTGAAGAGATAATTTGGGGTATTTGTTTTCCATTTTTTATGCTCCTGGTGCTTTATATAAACCCGTTGGACTCCAGGGATCTCTAGATGGTCCTGATGGGCCAAAACGCATATTTCCACCATAATCTTTAATTGGACTATGTGGTCCTTTAGCATCTATTGGTTTATCACCAGCAGAATTTCTTGCTCCAGATAATGAACCAGCAATCATCTGATTATAAGCTTCTGGACTTAAATTCCATACCTCTCCTATTTTACTTGGAATTGGTCCTGAATAATAATTGGAATCTCCCAATCCATTTCTAGATATTAAAGTGGTATATCCTCGTTCATATGGAGAGCCAGGATCAGACTCATAAGTTTGTGGGTGAACAAGAAGGTTGACCTGAGTTAATATCATCCCATCTTTTTTTGGACCACCAGTCCAAGTAGCATACTCACCACCTCTCTGAAAATCATGAAATCTATTGTATGTGTTCCAAACACTTAGTGATCTTGATCCTGCCACATTTACTATCGATTGGTATCTTCTCCAAAATTCCATCGCATAATTATGTTGAGCATCAGTTAAACCACCATAATAACCACCAGCCCCTGGTGATCTTGCGTTTGGAGCAGTAGGATCTTCAGTTCCTCCAATAAGACCTCCAACTAAAATTTGTCTATATTGATTACCTGCAGTAATATATCCAACGCTTGTTCCAAAATATCCACTATAAGTTACAATTCCACCATATCCTGCATTATCATAAGGAGAACCAGGAACAGTAGCAACAATTGGTCTATCAGTTTCTCCATTAATTTCATTGGGATTTTTTAAATAATCATTATTGTTCCATCCACTATCCCATGTGTTAGGATCATTGTAAATTCCACCCTCTGTTGGTTGATTAAATCCATTTCCAGTAATTCCACTGGAATCGGGAACTTCAGTATTTGTTGGTGGAACATAAGGTTTTTCAGGAATATCTTGAGTTATGCTATAAACACCACTAGTGGTGTTTGCAATTGCCTCACCCAATTTGGTTTTTTTTAATTTATAATTAAATAAATCAATCTTTGCATCAATTTGATGTGATGGTTTTGAATGTTTTAATGCTTTTGTAAAAATACTCATTCAAATAATATTATTTTTTTTAAGTATTTATCATAACAGGTTTATCTAAATAATTAAAATTGCTTCCCATCAATGTCAAGGGAATGGAATAATCCTACCAGAGAACCCTGGAATGGACCTATACACAGAATTCTAAAGGCAGTTGATAATCATACAAAATTATACCTTGAAACTGGTGATAAGTGGCACGAAGAGAAGGCACAGATATTAAGAGACTACGTTTCAGAACTTAAGGATTGGATACACAAAGAAGAAAGATTGTAAGTATTAAGAAACCCAAAGTTTTCCTTCTGCTTTTCTTCTTCGTGCTAATCCTGCTTCTACATTTGACCCAGGATTACGATAAAGATACAAAGCATCAGGAACTTTATCCCATTCTTTATTTTTTAATCTAGCAGATATTGTAGTAAAATCTGCAGAACCATAGAAATCAGCACCGAGGTTATAAGAAAAACTAAGAAGTGCAGCACGTTGTCCATCAGACATCTCACTCCAATAAGGTATTTTTGAAAGTGTAGGAAGAAATTCTTTTTCAATCTGAGATATCAAAAGATCATCAGCAACTTTTTGTGATATCTTTTGACCCAGTTTAAATGGTTTTCCATTCAAATCTCTGGTGCTTCCCCAACCAATAGTAATCGGAAGATTACCTGATAGAGGATCTGGATATGCCTGTAAATGACAACCCTCAAACTCTTTAATAAGATCTACTCCTTTATTAGGAATAGAGTTTTCTACTTTTTTACATCAAAGATTCTTCCCCACCCATCATTACCATTTGGGCACCAACGAGCAGATAGATCTGATTTCTTATAGATAGCACCTTTGCCATTATAAACATCACCTGTATAACCATCATTCAAAGATCCATAAGGGTCATTTACAACATAGTCACCACTCTGGGTCTTACCAATCACTACAACCATGTGGCCGCCCGTAGGATTAGACAAAGAACCACGATGTAGGATGCCAATAACAACAGGTTTGCCAGCACTAAGACTTTTATCAAGATCAGCAAAAGAAAGATTATAACTAAAATTTGACTGAATTCCATAATTTGCGAGAACTTTTGTCTGTACGGAATGGTCAGTTGTATCACCGATGGCAAATACTTTTTGAATATAAGCATCATCTCCTTTTGTTCCTTTAAGAGTTCCTGGCTTGAAATACTCAAGACACATCGCACAGGCAGATGAGTTACAAGTTCGTTCTGCATTTGTATAATTATCAGTCTGTGGATAATAAGGAACTTCTAAACGAATATCAGACTTGGGTTTTTCTATTTTTGTTCTAAAAATTCTAACCCAGTTTGAGGTATCCTCACTTAATGGTGAATCAATCAAGTCCAATTCAAGTTGCTCTACTGCTGCAACGTGTTTTGGATTCTTCTCATCGTAATACTGAAAGAATTTATGTAAGTCAATTTTCATTTTTTGTCTCCATTAAAGTAACCAATTTTTATAATTATAAGGCAAATACTCACACAAAAAAATAATAAAGTTTCTGTGTAGTACATATTTAGTATCTGAATTCGTTGATTTTTTCTAGAACTTTATTCAAATATAAATTTGCTAATGTTTTGGGGTCTGCTGTATATTGGGTTATTTTTTCTTCGTGTAAATTGTGCTTTAATTTTAATACCCAACACTTAAGTTCGTCTTTGGTCAATTGATTTTTTGGCATAAAAAGAGGAAAGACTCCATTCTTATATAGAACAGAGTCTTTTTGTATAGGGATAGTTAGGTTAGGGTTTCAGAATACTCCAGGAAGTATTTGGCCAGTTGTCAAATAAGTGCCAACGGCAATTACAAATCCCAGCATTGCTAATCTCCCATTTAGTTTCTCAGCCCTTTGAGCATAAGTTTCTTGTTCGTGTTCTTCCATGTCTTTCTCCGTAATGTACATTTTAGGTTCGACAGCAAACATATTTTGACGATTGCCGTCTTCGGTTGTGATCGTCATACCAAAATTAGAACTTGATACCCACGCCAACGGTTCCAGTTACATTGTAACCTTGACCACTGCCATAGTTATAAGTGGCACGACCAACTCTGGTAGAACCAAAGGTTTCTGCGCCAGTTTCAGCAAAAGGAATCTTGGCATCAGCAAATAGAACAATGTTCTTTGCTACTGATACTTCGGCACCAACTACACCGACACCAGCACTTTGATTGCCACCCACCTGACCACCAGCGCCAACATAGAGGTTAGCAGCAGATACTTTAGTTCCATCGGCAAGAGTCCTACGTGAAAGAGGAATATCAAGAGTAGCAAGACCACCACCAAATACACCACCACTTACATAGTTAGGAGTGGAAGTAAAGGTTACATAAGGACGAGCAGAGATAGCATACTGATTGCCCAAATCAAGTGCCCTTAGACGACCTTGAAGTGTCACACCTGATTCATATACACGATTACCCAATGGTGTTACACCTGGATAGTTAGCAGCATTGCCAGCAAAGGCAATACCACCATAGTTACCAACGCCTAACTGACGACGTTGTGTTGCAGTTACAGCAGCAACTTCAAGAGTGGTTACACGCTTATTGGTGGCACCAATTTGGGCACGAAGAGATGCAGCAAGTTGTGCGTCTGCTTGTGTGTAAAATTGAGTGATGTTATCCAGACAATGATTTGTCAAAGCAAATACTTCACTGCGAGTTGCATCAGCAGCAGGCTTCAGAGTGCCATTAGGATAACCAACAAGACATCCATAACGAGCATTGAGATTTTGGATTGCTCCATATGCCCAGTCAGTTGGTTGTACATCTGATAAGGCAGGAGCAGCAAATGCTGGAGCAACCGCAGTCAGAGCAACAGTACCAGCAATTAAAGAACGAATAAACATAAATTTTTTATTGTGAAATGTTAATAGAGATTTTTCAGGAATCTCAAGAACCTATTTATTGTAGCATGGGGTAAAACTTTTGTCAACCCTCAGGTGGGGGTTCTGGTTCTGATATTTTTCCTAAGTACGGATCATAATCAAGCAATTCATCAATATTTAAATATGGTCCACTTTGTTTCCAGTAATTGAGAAGAGCATCATAACTTTGTTTATGAAATATATCAATATGTTCTGGATGTATAGAAGAACTCAAATCCAAAGAATATAAAAATAATGGTATGGTATATGTTTTACCAGAACCAAAAATCAAATCTTCAGAAACTGCTCTTGGTTTTACTTTATTGTCAAGTTTATATTTTTCGCCACGAATATGATTTTTAATAATTTTTCCTGCATGATGTCTTGTGATTAAATATGCAGCAGCAGAGAAATCATTAATAAAATGATTATGAAGTTTGATATGGATATTACCAGTACAAATAGTTGTCAATTGCACACAGTCCCAATCATAAGGTAATTTAGAAAAAAAATCCTTCCAGGTAAAATTCCAATAACAAGAAATATCAAAAACAATATCATCTTCTACAATTAAAATATAATCTTCTGTGGTATTTTCATAAAAATGTTTAATTGCTTTTAAATGTGAAAGGCAACACCCAACTTCATTTTGTATCATATTTTCCGGATAAGAACCCTTTAAATATAATGCTACATCTTCAATTCTACCATCGTAACCAGATATACGTGTATGATTTTCTATTTCCCAATACTTAAATTGGGTTTCCATATATTCGCGGCGTTTAGTATCAGAATCAAGATTCAACCACAAAATTGAAGGAATTCCTTTTAATTTATATAAAGATTTATTTTTGTCCACGAATTATTTTCTCCATAAACGGTAGATGATATTTTTGTAGGATGGTATCCCAATAAAATTGTTTAGAATATTCTACAATATTTTTTCTGTTTTTTAAAGATACTTCTCTATTTTCTTTGATCTTTTTATCTATAAAATTTATATTGTTTATTTTATCTTCAGGAATTACCGTAATAAATTCTTTGTTAGTATCCAAATTCGCAGATGCCCATTCAGAAATAACTAATCCTAATCCAGCAGATAAAGCTTCCATGCACACAAGAGCGTGTGCTTCGCCATCACTCAAAAGAACAAGATTTGCAAAATGAGTTAAGTTGTTATACAAATCTTTCTTATCCCACTCTCCAAGATAATTTTTGGTAGTATCAAATCTACCATCTTCAATATTTCCAGCATAATATAGTGAGGATATGTCCTGAAACATATGTTGCCTTTTTCTATCAACAATTTTGGCAAGATAAAGACTTTTGTCGGAATGTTCTGGATAATCAGTTATCTTAAAGTTTTCTGCGTTTACTCCGTTGGGTGTTACAAAAATCTTTTCTTTTGGAATGCCAAGGTTTGAATAAAATGTTGCAATTTCTTGAGATAGCGCAAAAATATTAGGTTGAATCATCGGGAAATAAGCAAGTTTTTGCCAATATCCACCAATCAATTGTGGTCTACCCAAGTAACCATAATGTGTAGTGATTGCTGTTGGGAATCTCAAATGAGGACAAAGAACAACATAATCATCATACTGAATATGCACAAAATCTGGATTAAATGAATTAATTTCTTTTAGTGCATCATTAAGATCTGTCTTATTAACAATCTGCACATCATGTCCCATTTTTTGATATGAAAGATTCATCTCCCACACAAGAATTTCAACAGCACCCCACCCTGTCGGTGGAATAGGAGATAAACCAGGTCCAACTAATGTAATTTTCATATCAACTCTGTAATATTTTTTTCGTAAAGTTTAACTAGACTTTCCCAAGAAAAAGTATTGACTGCATATTCTCTAATTTCTTTTCTCATTTGAACAGATATTTTTCTGTTTTCGTCTATTGCCCTAGATACGTAATCAATATCATTCCAATGGTCATCATCAATCACGGTAATATATGGTTCATTTGGAAGTTCGTGTGCAGCCCATTTTGACGATACAACACCCAATCCTGCCATCATTCCTTCTTTAATACAAAGAGGTGTTCCATTCTCACCATCAGATAAAAGAACTACATTTGCATAATCAGTTAAATGGTCCAATTTATATTGATGTTCCCACTCTCCAAGATAATTTTTACTAGAATCAAATGATGTAGTATCTGTATATCTACCAACAAAATCCAAAGTATCAATAGATTGATAAAGATGTTGTCTTTTCCTTAATTCAATTTTAGCAAGATAAAGAGATCTATTTGGTTTGATGCAAATATTCTTAAATAAAATTTCTTTATGGTTAGCACCATTTTGACAAATTCTTAATTTTCTCTCATCGGCACCTGCATTTTTAAATGCATTATAATCTTTATGAGAGATGCAAAAGTTATAATACGTTTTATTCTTTACCAAAAAATCAAAGACTGGACCATAACCATATCGATTGTGTATTTCTGGTCGTTCAATATAAGCATGATGACTACTAATTGCAATCTTTGCATTGGGTTGTAGTTCTTTAATTTTATTTAAAACGTGATAAAACATATCATAATGCAAATGAATAATGTCATATTGTTCATCTCGAAAGTAATCAATAATTTCTTCAATATCTGGAGTATTGATAATTACACCATCATGACCCAATTCACCTAGTTCTTTTGCATATTCCCAAATTAAAATTTCAACAGCGCCCCATCCGTTAGTTGGAATTTCCATAAGACCTGGACCAATTAATGCTATTTTCATCAATAAAGCTCCTTATATGCATGAACTAAAGAAAAATTAGAATTTTTAAAATCTGGTGTTTTCCAAGTTTCAGTTAAATTGGTATTAATAACATAATCTTTACCGCAAATAAAATATATAATTTGCATATAAAGATCTAACCATCCAAATCTATGATCCATAGTATTAAGTATTAAATCAAAATCATCATCAATAAAATCATATATTTTATGATAATTATCTAAAAAAGTTTTTATATTAAATATACTTCCACCACCAGCACCATACCAATCCACATTCGGATTAGCACCATATTTTATTTTAATATGTTCCAAAAGTGTTAAAGAAATTTTATTTCCTGGAACATCAAATCCAGCACATTCCCACGATGAATCAATTTTGACTTCACCTTGAGTAAGTACATCGTCCTCCATCATGATCATATGCGTTCCATTATTTTTATTTACATGCTTTGCTGCTTCTCTAAAATGATGCAACCAATGAAGACTTTCATCTTTTGTGAATCCATAAATTCCAGATGAATCTCCCCAATTTCTTCTACCAATTCTCATATAAGAATGTACATAATTACAATCATATTTTTTACATAAATCTGAATAATCTATACCTCCGTCACAAATAATAGTATATGGATTATTTGGATAGTATTTGCGAAATTCTTGAAGAACAAATTCTGTTGCTTTTTTATTTTTATATACTGTGTGAAAACATCCGAAAGTCATTTTAATTTTATTTTCTGTAGTAAGGTTCAATGTCGTCTCTATACAACCAAAACCAGTTCGGTTCACCCGGAGGAGTTGGTTGTACATCTGGGACCATTTCTTTATGGTCATAACTGAATGGAGCATCATAAAAACTAAAACATTTTGGATTATTCAATCCAATCCATTTTTCAAAATTCATTCTTTGAATAGGTCCAAAATCTTTAGAGTCTTGAGAAAAAGAACAATTGGTCGGATGATGTAAGGTATTCACATAAGATGACTTTGACCACCAAAAGTTGCCACTCATATGCGGCCAAGGATCTAAACAATAGTTTACACCAGAAACTTGATATTCGTCAAGTTTTTCTATTGATTCTCTCCAACGATCAATTACGCCCCATTCCATTTGGTGTCTCCAACTATTGATAGCTCTAAATTTTCTATCAGAATAATGATCTCTTGCTCCAGCAAAATGACTTATACCCTTAGTGTGAAAATAAAGAACTTTTAAATCTGTATTATACAAACACTCTTCATAAAGATGTTTTAAAGTAAATCCTTCATATTGATCATCATCATTCGACACTTCCAGTATTCTAACCCAATCATAAAGAGAAACAAATTCTGCAATTCTTTGTCCTTGTTTACCATTGATTGCACAGTAAAATCTTGCTTGATCTAAAATTCCAGATCGATAAACTCTTTTAAGTTGTTCATCGACCATTAACTTCCAAAAATCAGTATTTGGTGGACTCCAAATGTGATAATAAATTGATAAATTTTTATTCATAGTTACCACTCAGGATTTTCGTGATATTGTTTATTGTCTTTAGATATATGAACAATTTTCTTAGCAAAATTGCAAAACCTTTCAAATGATTCTGGAAATGCAAATTCTGGACCAAGAGTGACTACATCACCTTTATTCAGAATATAAAATTTGTTAATATAACTTTCTTCATAAAATCTAGCAGTTACATTTTTCGACAAATCATCTTTAGTCCAAGAATCAATCTGACGCATCATGTTAAACACATAAGGAATTTTACCGCCCCATAAACAAGTCTGCCAATAAATAGATAAATCCATTCCAGGTTCGATGCAAGCATTTGATTTTTGATTAGTATCAAAACATCCAGGAAGTCTATCGTGAGGAGGCATTTTTAAATAATGACAAGGATGATGAACCCCAAGATACTTTTTTGATTCATCATTACCAAAAAATTCTTCAAATGTAACTTTACTATGTACGATCATATCAGCATCAATTGTAACTAACCAGTCACAATCTTCACATTCTTTTTCGATTTCTAATAATTTTTCAAATGTTTTAAAAAATGTATCTGGAAACCCATAATGTGGGGTATTTACGAGTTTAATGTTTTTGGGAACATCGCCATCAAACTCACCATCAGTAAAAACAAAATACTTTTTATCTATATTTGGCATAAAATTTTCTTCAATAGAATCATACCAATTTGAAAAAAAGTTTAAGTATTTTTGTGTTCCCCAAAAAGTTATTGCAATAGTCATTAATAAACCTCAAATTTTTAAATCTTTTAAAAAATGTTGACAAGACCAAGAAAAATATTCTTTAACTTTTGTACAATCTAAATTTACACAAGTTGTTTTTTGATTATTTTTTTTAACTGAAATATCAAGAATTCTAAGAGAAGATATAATATCTATTATATCACAAATTTTATAATTTTCATTACCAACCAAAAATGTAAAATGTTTTGTATCCATTTTTTTATGAATAGTTTTTAGTATAAGTTCAATCAAATCTTCAACATGAATAACATCAATAACAGTATTAAGATTGATATAAATTTCTACCTTTTCTTCTGCTGTTAATAGTTTATCAATTAATCCATTCACTCGATTATTGGATGCTTTTCCGGAATAAACATTACTAACTCTAAATGCAATACTAGTAAATGAATATTTTTTATGTAATAAATTTATATAATTTTCTAAAAGAATTTTATGTGCTCCATATACAGATTTTGGATTTGGAGTAGAATTTTCATTGGTTATTTCATCAGTTATTGAACTGTGAAGATCTCCAGCAGAAGATAATAATATAATTTTTCCATGAGGATTATTCTTCAAATAACTTTCAAATATTTGTAAAGGAATAAAAACATCACTATAAAATGATTGCTCTATATCGTTTGTTGTATTTCTTGGGGTAGTAGATGAAGAAAGATGCACCAAAGTCGAATTAGAAGCAAACATAATGTTTGGTACATTATTTCTATATGATATTGGTTTTATTTTAATTTTAGCATTTAAATGTTTTCCTATTAATCCATTTGAACCAGTTACATAAATCATTTAAATAATTTTCCATTTTTCACAGTATAAATCTTTTGTATTATGCTGAGAGTATGCCGAACCAAACCATTTTTTTGGTGCTATAATTTTTTTATTTGGATTTTTTTGCAACCAAGATCCCCACCAACTTAAACTACTATTTGCAATTATAGCATGAGAACATAAAGACATCAAACACAAATCAATATATGGAACCAGAGCCCCATCATCATGTTTATGTTCTGGTTCAGAAAACATAAATCTTTCATCTTTAAAAAATTCTTGCTCCTTAACCCAATCAATCGAATCCGAAAAAACAAGAAATTTCATATCTTTTGAAAACTCTTGTATTGCTTTTTCGTAATATTCAATTGGTTGAACGGGATGTTGATCCTGAAGATTTACATATGCCCATTTAAATCCACGTTTATCTGTAAGATTTGGGTCTCCTCTTCGAACATGAATAAATCCAATTTCTTCTCCATCAAACTGAGAAATAAATTCAAGAGAAGGTTCCAACCAATCTTTCTTAAATGTAAAATCTTCTTTTATTTTATTTTTAATTTTTTGAAAATATTTTTCAGTTTGAAAAAAACCAGACAAAGAAACATTATCTGGACAATTATTAAACAAATAGTCATCAAAATGAAAATGGCTTTCTTGAGTTACTTTTTCTGTCTGAATAAATCCAATTTTTTGATTGGTAGTTAACTCAAAACATTCAAGCAAACCATAATTATCAATTTGATATTCATTATGTTGTGGTGGAATAGTATATTCCAATCCGCAATTTGATGCAATTCCCTTTAATGCTGCATATTGGAACATTTGATTGCCCAATCTTCCAAGTGTCCCAATAAAATTATTACCAATCATTTTTCATTACCTCAAATACTTTAGCAATTCCATTTTCAATTGTGGTTTTTGGAATCCACCATTTAGATAGATACATGTCTGGACGATTTTTTTTATCCATCTGAACACTGTCCTTTTCAGTAGATGGTTGCAATTTCACATCATGCTTACCGATCAAATTAAATTGACCCTTAATAATATGGGCAATATCTAAAATACTAGTTGGATGATAACTTGTAATGTGAAGATTATCTTCTGATGTAAAATCATTATAATTATTCATAATTGCTTCAAGTGCTTCACAACAATCTTCAGCATAAAGAAACTCACGTTCTTCTTGTCCGTCAGTAAGCATATCAATTACACCAGTTTCAAATCCTTTACGAATAAAATCTGTGATGACGTGTGCTTTCTCTTGATCTTTTTCAATTCCATACACATTCCAGAACTTAACGATAAGTCCTTTGAGTGATTTGGTATAAAGTTCTCCAACATTCTTAAGTACTCCATAAGGAGAATGACTCATATTACTCATCTGAGATGATGCAAAAATAAATCTTTTATTATATTTTTTAAGAAGACCAAATGCATTTGCCATCAAACGAGTGTTGTTATCAATAAACTGGAAAGTATGTTGATATTTTTTAAGATAACGAGAACCACCAACATCAAATGCAAGGAAAAAAACAAAATCTGCATTCTCAATTACATCTTCAAGATATTGATTAGGGATCCTAGTCATATCATGACTAGGATTTTTATCTTTATCAAATTCATAAACATGATGACCTTTATCTCTAAGGTATTCTGTTAGGTAGTCTCCAATTTGTCCACTAGATCCAAGAATAGTTATTTTCATGTTATATTATTTTTTCTATGATTTTTATAATACCTTTAACTCTATTCAAATATGTATGTTCTTTTTTGATTATCTCCATTTGATGAAGAATTAATTCTTTGTTATTTTGATTTTTAATTCCAATATCAAAAATTTCTTGTGAATTTTCCGATGTAAGAATACTATCATCAATAAAATGTTTCAAATATGGTGAGTCAGAAACTGCGAGACAACCATAACTAATTGCTTTTAAAATTCTACAAGGAACATACCAATTTTCTTTTTGTTCTTGTGGCCTAAAATCTGGAACAAACATCGACTTTTGAAGTATGCTGATGTGATCCTTATCTGTAGCAGGATTTACATTTGGATCATAATGATTGAATGGAATTCCTTTATTTTTTACAATTTCAATAAACTGTTGATGCAGAGGTTCTGCATTTAGTCTAGGAGCATGAATAGTTCCTACAAAATTATATTCATTATTACGTTCTTTGTTTACCCAATCAAAATCAATTTCTTCAGGCATCAAATTTGTAGCCCAACTAATATAAACAACATTATATGGTTCTGTTGCTTGAGTATCAAATACTACTCCCTTTTCAATTTCAACATAACGATCATCATCAGGGATTGGTTTTTTAAATTCAGCAACACGATAGTTTATCAAACATTTGACTTTATCGAGATACTTATTAACATTAGTAAATTTATCATAGGCAAAGTAAATTCCACTATCAATAATAGGAACATTCCAATCAAGTGGTCCTTGATTGTCTATAAAAAACACAGAATTGGAATAATCAAACTCAGTTTGTGATGGGAAAAATTCATCACTAAACCAATAAGTTTCATATCCAAACTTTTCGAATGCTTTCCTCATTCCAATATAGATGTAAGAAAAAGTTTGATATGGTTTATTTTCTACCCAAAAAATAATTTTTCTTTTCATTTAGTTTTCTCCAAATCATTATCACACATTTCTTTTACGAGATCTGTAAAAGAATACTTAGGTTTCCATCCAATTCTTTTTTTGGTATAAGTAGAATCACCAACAAGAGAATCTACTTCTGTGGGACGATAAAATTCAGGATTAACCTTTACCAAAATGTCTCCATTGCTTTTATTTATCGCACGTTCTTCTACTCCATTACCATCCCATTCAATATCAAATTCAAAGTGCTTACATGCAATATCTACAAACTCACGAACCGAATGTTGTTCGCCCATAGCAACAACATAGTCGTCAGGTATATCATTCTGAAGTATTAACCACATTGCTTCTACATAATCCTTTGCGTGTCCCCAATCGCGTTTTGCATCCATATTTCCAAGTTCAAGTGAAGAAGTACGTTTGCCATTTTTAATCTCAGCAAGAGTTTTGGTAATCTTTCGTGTTACAAAATTTTCGCCACGACGAGGACTTTCATGATTAAAAAGAATACCATTACATCCAAACAAACCATATGCTTCCCGATAGTTTTTAGTAATCCAATGTGCATAAAGTTTTGCTACACCATAAGGAGAACGTGGATGAAATTTGGTATCTTCCCTTTGAGGAATTGATTGAACAAGTCCGTACATTTCTGATGTGCTTGCTTGATAAAACTTAGTTGTATTAATCAATCCAAGAATTCTAATTGCTTCAAGAATGCGACATACACCAAGAGCATCTACATCAGCAGTGTAGAGTGCATTCGAAAAAGACACTTTTACATGGCTTTGTGCTGCAAGGTTATAGATCTCATCGGGACGTGTTTCTTGAATAATAGAAGTAATGTTGGAAAAATCAGTCAAATCGCCATAATGTAAAGTAATATTTGGATTTTCTAAAAGATAATTAATCCTATCAGTACAATCTGAAGTTGAATTTCTGCGGATAATACCATCAACTTTATATCCTTTACTTAAAAGAAGATCTGCAAGATAAGATCCATCTTGACCAGTAATGCCAGTAATAAGTGCTTTTTTCATATTAATAATGAACTTGATAATCTACAGGATTTATTTTAATCTTATTGTTTGCGATATGATGTTTTAGGAGAAGTTCGTTGCACCAATATCCATCAACGTCATTTGATTGTCGAATAAGTTGACCTATTTGATTATAAACACCACAAAAAACATTCATTGTATTTGTTGATCCCATACCAAACCAATCACTAATCATACCATCAGGTTGATGAAGATCTTGATACGTTAACGTATCATCGTTTATAACTGCTTCATCTAATTTTAACACTACATGAGGCGAATAGTCAATTCTATTTCTAATCACTAAATCATACGGAATTTCAGTTTCTACAGAGTACTGTTCTTTCAAAAGGTTTGCCATCATAATACTGTAAAACATACTATTTGTAGTATTACAAATATAATCTTTTGCAACTTCCAACCCATCTTTAACTTCTAAAGCCCAAGTCCAGGCATTAGTAAAACATTTATCTGGAATATCATATTTTCTTTTCCAATTTTTAGATTTTTCGACCATAATTCTTTTTGGTTGATAATAATTAACCAATTTATCAATTGCTTGAGAATCTAACGTATGACCTTCTCTTCCAGGAATAATTGAATTTGTATTAAGATTTTCTAGATCAAACCAAGTGTGAATAAAAACATCTACATCATTATACTTTAGAACTGTATTATAAAGTTTTTGATATCCAACTTGAACTGCTCTTGGTTGTCCTGACAAGCATAGTGCTATTTTCATAATTCTCGTTTGTTTATGAAAACGACATCACTCAAATCTGATTTATTCCAAGGTTCAATAGTGGTATCATATTCATAAAAAAATTTAAAATTTATAGAATCAAAATAATCAATACAATCTTTTTTAATATATTCACCATCATATCTTGGAATTTTATTTGGACACTCTATTGCAATAAATTTTATTCTATTTAAATTTCGTTTTGATAAGGATTTTACAATAGACAAATCTTTTCCTTCTGCATCAATTTTAATAAAATGTATAATTTCTTCTGGCAAATCAATATCAATAATGCTATTGATATTTAAAATGTCAATGAACCCCATTTCTTCACCTTTGGAAGAAAAAAGTGAAGAGGATTGATCATCATTATAAAACATTTGCCTTTGAGGAGTTTTAACGTCATCTAGACAAACACGATAAAACTTATCATAATGAGATTCTACTCCATAATCAATTGGATCAATTCCTATAGCATAAACATTTTTTAGATCAAAGAATTTTTCCAATTCTACCAAAAAAGATGCTCTTGCAGATCCAACATCTATAACATTAATTTTATCATATTGTTTTAATTCTTTAAATACTGGGGAAATCGTAGATGTCATTTAAATTTTTCCACATAGTCACTACATACAGCAAAAGATTTTTTGCTGTATACTATTGTATCATTATCTTGAATATTTTGCAAGTCGAATACTTCTGGCATTACAATAACAGAATTATTTTCAAATAATTGCCCAGGATAAGTCCAAATATAACCTTTACTAGTCAAAGTGTACTTATCGTTTTCATGCCAAAAAAAGTTAAAATCTATTGGACTATTAGAAAAAATATTCAAAGATTTAAAATCTTTACAATGAATCCAAAGTTTCTCTTTTCTTTTAACTAACCAAGTCATAGGAACATAATATTGTGGTCCATCATGTCCCAAATAAAACTGATGATCTTCCCATCTTACATCAATCTCAGCATCATATCCACCTGCAATTGCTGCTTCAATGTATTCTAGTTTATTCTCCTCTAGAGGATTAGGTCCTACAATATTACCTCTATGTGCTATCAGTTTCATACCATATACTTATCCGAAGGAATAGACGGCCATCTCACTACTATAAGATCGACATCACTCAAGAACTCAACATCAGAAATTTCCTTTGGTTCATAGATCCACATATTACCTGCATTCAAATGCTTTCCAGATACTACTAGTTCACCTTTTACAATGTAGTTAAGTTCATTAGTGACTGCATGGTAATGAGGAAAAGTTTGTTGACCTTTTGTGTGAGAATGGTGTGCAACTTCAAAAAATGGATTCTTAAAAATAGATGGTTCAAAGTCCCCAACAAACCATCCTGCTTTAAAGTCAACAATATTTGCTTGAATCATTTTTCTAATTCCTGAATACGAACCTGATGACGACCGCCATCAAAGCTATGAGTAGAACAGATTTCCAAATACTTATCCATTTTTTCGATAGTATAATCTTTTGCAGGAATTGCAAAAAAGTTAGCACAATTATGTCGGATTGCCATCTCCATAGAGAAATCATCATAGATAAGTGCTGAACGAATACCTTTGTATTTGTTAGCACAAATATTCACACCTTGACCTGTTCTACAGAAACCAAATCCATAATCACAATCACGCTCAGCAATTGCTTTAACTGCTTGTGCAATATAATCACTATAATCACAATCCTTATTCAAGATAGTTCCAAAATCAATATACTCAAGATTGTGTTTTTCTAGAATATGTTTAAACTTTTCCTTTGATTCAAATCCAGAATGGTCTGAGCAAATAGCAATTGGTTTATCACCAACCTTACGAATGACATTTTCTTTATAGAAATGAAACTCATCAGGAGTTCCAAATACATGCATTTTATCTACATCCGAAGTAACGATTTTCTTACAATCATCAATAAGAAGATTATACAAAGGTGCAATATAAAACTCATTATTGGTTCTAATATCTCTTTCGATCATTTCCTTTGCATACTTGCAGAAGTCGGATCCTTTTTTGAATCCATAGATACCAACACAGGCATTAGAACTAATTGCTTTCTTTTCAGCAGTTCTTTTTACATATCCATCTTCATTAACATCAGCATAACTATAATTTGCAGAATTTGATTTAAATGTCAAAAGGAGTCCATCTGCATTCAAGTCATTCATAGTATACGGATCAAATACTGGACGGAATTCAATATCTAGAGTATGAACTACAAGAGGTGCATCATTATCAATATATTCTTCTGCATACAAACAACTGCTCACAGATCCATCAGTAAGTTTATCAATAATAACAATCTTGATATCTTCACCAAACTTTTTCTTTAGGAGTTCATCAATATGAAAATTATAAACAGTTTCATCCCTAACCACGAAGATTAGATTACAATCTTCATAGTTCAAACAATCAAGCGAAATATCAATTAGATGTTTGTCTTTGATATTAATTAACTGCTTTGGTACTTTAAATCCTTCTTTAATAAATCTACTACCAAGTCCCGCCATCGGAACAAGAATATTTGGTTTCATATCGAATTCCTAATAATTTCAGTTGTCTTTAAATGAGCAAATTCGATCCAGTTGTGGATGCTTCCTTCATTCCTTAGTAATTTATATAAGAAACAAGACGCAAATGTATCACCAGCACCAAGAACATTAACACCTTTCAGTATCAAATCTTTAGGCAGTTTATAGAAAAACTCATCTTTTCCATTTGATACAACGCTTCCTGATGAACTATGAAGTATCACATATCCCTTTATTGTATTCACGTAATCTGAAAGATTGCCATCAATATCTTCATCAGAAATAAAAAGATAATCTACACACTTAAGTAAATCTTTATTCAATGATTTTCCAGAACATATATCTGCAGTGATAATACCATTCAGTTTTGGAATAAAATCATGAATAGACATTTCATTGAGATAAATTAGATGGTGAACTTTTGATTCGAAGATTTTTACTTTGTGTTGAACTAGATTTAAATTTGCTTTTGAATACCTTTGTGCTGAAAGTTTATCAATATAAACAAGTGCTTGACCAACATCAATTGGAGAAAGTCCAATATTTAATGTTGAATCAATCTCAAGTAAAGATCTCCAAACATTTGCCATTGATCCTAAACTTTTCTTTTCAGAATTACCGTCAAGAATCGTATCAATAGTCAGATGCCCATAAAGAGAAATGTCTTTCATTAAAAGTTTTCCTTCAAGTCAAGTTCATAAATTTTAGACATTACCTCATCATAAGGAACAACCGGAATCAATTCTCTATCCTCCAGATATTCAAACAAACACATCACTGCATTTTCTCCACCATTACAGTGAAGAACTACAGAAATGTCTTGAAGAGTTCTTGGTGAATTTAACACACAATAAGGATATCCAACCTCTCTCATTATACCATAATCAAAAAGATCATCTCCAAGATAAACAACTTCTTCTGCAAGACAATTGTAATCATCAAGAACTTCTGCAAGATAATTTACTTTGTCTTTATGAAATCCTTCGCCACGATTCACTACAACAGGAAGATTTCTATTCTTAAGAATGATCTCATTATAAGGATCGCCAGTTATAAAAACAACTGGAATTCCAATAGCACGAAATCTTTTAATGGCAGTCCAATCCTTATCACAGAAAAGTTTAAGAACTACTTTCCCATCACGATCATAATATTTGGTGCCATCAGTAAGAACACCATCCACATCAAGGATTATAAGTTTAATCATAGTTTAAAAGTTTGCTTAATCTCTTCAATTAGATCTACATTGTTTGAAGCTACTCCAAGACCAAAAGAATTTGTAAAGTTTACTTTTGGAACTTCAAGTTGAGAAAAAAAGTGTCCGACACCATCAGGGTTTGAAATAGTGTCATGAAATAGAATTACGCCATTTTCTTTTATTAAAGGTGCCCAGGTATCACAGTCATTTTTACAATTTTTGTAATCATGAAGACCATCAATGTGAAGAATATCAATTTCTTTATCCCAAGTTTTTGCTACATCGTTAAAATAACCTTTAATAATTTCTAGATTATCAAGACCAAGTTTTTCTTTAACTGACATTACAAACTGATAATCATCATCTTCACGAGGACCATGAACGGAAACATCAAAGCAGTCAATACCGTATACTGGATTGTCTTGGCATAGTGCCATTAAGAAAGAAGAGTATCCATAGTCAACACCAAGTTCAACTGTGACCTCTGGTTTAATGCGATTAATCAACCATTCCACAAATCCTCTATGGCTTTTTGGAGGATAGTTCCACCCAGAAGGAATACTACCAAGAATTTCTTCTACTTCACTATCTGGAAGATTTAGAGCATATTCTTTGAAGTTATCCTTTTTATTTTCAACCCATGAAAAATTTTCAACCATTTATCTGTTCCTCAATCCATTTATAAGTTTTTGTAATACCCTCTTCTAAAGTCATATTATAATCCCAACCAAGTTCTTTACGAATCAAATCATTATTGGAATTACGTCCACGAACACCAAGAGGTCCATCAATATGATTTTTTGATACTTTTTTACCAGCAACTTTTGCTGCAGTATCCACGAGTTGATTGATAGTTACCATTTCCTCTGAACCAATATTTACTGGCCCAATAAAATCAGATTCCATCATACGACGAGTTGCCTCTATACACTCATCAATATAGAGGAATGAACGAGTTTGTTTTCCATCACCCCACACTTCAACTGTTCCACCATCTTCTGGAAGTTCTGCGACCTTACGACATATTGCTGCTGGTGCTTTCTCACGTCCACCTTCCCAGGTTCCTTCTGGTCCAAAGATATTATGATACCTAGCAACTCTAACAGGAATTTTATAATTACGATGATACGCAAGAAATAACCTTTCAGAAAAAAGTTTTTCCCATCCATATTCAGAATCTGGTTCTGCTGGGTATGCTGATTCTTCACGACAATCAGGATTATCTGGGTCAAGTTGATTATGTTCTGGATACATACACGCAGATCCAGAATAGAAAATCTTAGTAGTATTCCGACCAGTAATATCATTAAACTTACGAACAGATTCAAGCACATTCAAATTTACTGTACAAGAATTATGCATAATGTCTGCATCATTCTCTCTAGTAAAAACAAATCCTGCTCCACCCATATCAGCAGCAAACTGATAAATTTCGTCAAATGGTTGTAGATATCGTGAAGGAACACTGTGATAAAAATTACCCTGATATCCTTTAAACTGGATTACTCTCTCAACAAAACTCACATCTCTCAAGTCTCCTTGAATGAATTCGTTTGCTTCTGTTTCTGAGAACTCTGGGTATTTAAGATCTACACCACGAACCCAGTATCCTTCTGATCGCAATTTGCGAACCATATGACTCCCAATAAATCCACCAGCACCAAGAACAAGTGCTGTTTTCTTATACTCACTCATAAAAATTATCTTTGTTTGTGTTATATATTATAACAAAAAAGGAGAGTTTATGCAACTCTTAAAGTCTCTCCGTGACTATGCTCCTTGTCGGGATCGAACCGACCTTATCCGAATTATGAGTTCGGTGCATTCACCAGATTGCTAAAAGAGCCCATCTGGTTTACTAGTTTTGTAAATGGTCTTCCAATCTGATTAATAGTCTTTCGACTTCATTGCAATCAAATATACCATCACGTTTTGCATAAAAAATATAATCATCTAATGTTATAGTAAGCAATTCCACATCTTGCTTTGATAGATTTGGGGATTCCCAGTTCATCTCACCTCAAATTCTAATTTACGTATTTTACGATTTGCTCTTGCTTGCTGCCAAGCAAGTTCTTCCTCTGTAAAATATGAGTTTTGTTGTTGTTGACGTATTGAGTTTATCATAACAACCTTACTTAAGTCAAGTGCCGTGATTTTATCACCAACAACAGTCATCATATTCGTGCATCCACAACAACGTGTCTGTGTTGGATGACTTTTTAATTCTGTATTACAAAGTTTGCAACGTATTTCAATCATTTAATTTCTCCATTATTCTAAAAAGGACCTTAACATCCAAATAAATTTACCATGTGTTTCTGTGATGCTCTGGACTAAATTAGAAGTTGCATATTGCCTTTGACTATCTGCCTCTTCTGATACATCAGTAAGTATATCACATATCTTCATATTGTCATCACGTAATTCTCTAATCATTTCATTAGCATTAATTGAACTATTTGCCTCTTTAATCAT